CGTCCGGGCCATCACCCCGGACGCCCACCCCCGAAAGGAACACCTTGAACGACACTACCGCGCAGGAACGCGACCAGGCCGATGAGGCTCTGGAAGCGCTCCGCGCCAAGCTCCGCGCCAAGCCCCGGGACGACGTCCGGCCCGAACCTGAACCGGCCCCGTCCCTGAAGGACGCCGGAGCGCTGCTCAAAGATCTCGGTGGCATCATCGCCAACCTGGCCGAACAAAGCGCCGACAAGGCCGAAGACTTCCTGAACTCCGCCATGGAAGCCATCAACGACGCCAGAAACCAGGGCTCCTTGGAGCCGCTGCGGAACCTTCTGAAGGGCCAGCCGGAACAGGAACAGGCGCACAGCGAGAAGCGGGACGAAGTCCTGGCCTACATCGACGAGCACAGCGACCAGATCGACGCAGAGGCGGAACGGGGAGACTTCGACACCCTCCTGGAGGGATCCAGCCTCGGCTCCGACCAGGCGCAGGCCATCCGGGAACGGACGCCGCAGGAAGCGGGCGACAAGTTCCTGGCAAACGCCAAGGTCACCGGCTACGAGATCGCGTTCGACAGCGATGAGGCGCGCAAGAAGTTCTTCGCCGCCTTGGACGCCGGAGAACTTGACCACCTCGACGCCAAGGTCGTGGACGACTTCCTCGACAAGGCCGAACACGTTACCCAGGAAGACATGGACCGCGCCGACGCCGCCTACAGCGCCCTGGACGACGACATCGAGGACGACTACGAACCCAACGAGCGCGTCCGGCAGGCCGTGCGTCGGCTGAAGGAGATCGGCGTGGACGTCCCGGAGGACCGGCCGTACACCTGCGAACCCAACCGGGAGGCTCACGCCGCAGCTTGGGCCAAGATCAACGCCGACGCGGCAGCCGAGGAACAGGTCAGGGACCGGCTGCGGACAAGCTACGAAAGGCGCTTCGGCGGCGACGAGAACCTGGCCGCACAGATCCGCGAAGGCGTCACCGAAGCCGAATCCGGCGTCACCAAGGACCTCGGGTCCTTCACGCAGTTCTTGGACGACGACAACCTGGAGACGTGGGACCGTCAGCCGGTACCGATCCCGGAACCGGGACCGCATCAGGTCGCTGTCGGACCGGCCGGACCCCCGGAAGAGTGGGAAGACACCTACCTCAACCGGTACTGGCTGGTCTGGTCCAACAAGCACAACCTGTGGTGGATGCAGAACGGCAACGGCTACACGGAGCACGTGGACAGCGCCGGACGCTTCACCTACGACCAGGCCGTGAATATCGTCAACAAGTCGTCCAACGGCTGGACCGCCAACAACACCGGCGTGCCGCACACGACGATGCTGCCCGACCCGTTCTAAAATCGCCATGTCGCGTCGGTCTGGAGGGGAAGCTGTGAACCTGTATCAGGTGCTCATATGGAGCATCGCCAAGCAGCAGTGGAGGCCGGTACTGACGACAGGCGACAAGGAACGCGCCCGCGAGACCTACAGCCGTTACGTCAACAACGGGCTGTCGCCGCGCCTCATCCGCCTCTAACTACACCCCTGGCCCTCCGGGGCCGTCTCCGTTGCTCCTACACCCCGTAGCGGGCACGCCTACCTAAGGCGTGCCCGTTCCCGTTTTGAAAGGATCCTGGTTTGAACTTCGCCAGGCGGCTGCTCACCGCCTTGTTTGTCCTGCTTGCCCTGTTCTTCTCTGTCCTAGCGTTCGGTTTGGCAGCCGACGGCCGCACCGCCGTCGGGCTGGCATGCGCCGCTGTTTCACTGCTCGAAACTGCCACGGCCTCACTGATCTGGATTGCTGCGCCTGTCGCTCCCCGCTGGTAAGGTAAGCGGTAACGAACAGCAGCTCCCAGCTTCAGAGGAGACCCCCAATTGAATGAGATGGTCCAGCAGCGCCCTGCCCCGCCAGCGGTCCCGGGAAGCTTCAACAACCCGGTCCCCAACACCCTGGCGGAACTCGCCAAAGTACCCATCGGCGAACCCCTGAAGACGCTGGAAGAGGTTGTACTCTTCGGACGGGCCCTCGCATTTGCGGGTCTCCTGCCTGACTCCCTCATGGACAAGCGCACCGGCACCGTCAAGGTCGCCGACGTTGTCCTACTGCTCTGCATGGGGGCAGAGCTTGAACTGTCCCCCATGCAGGCCATCAGCGGCATCTACGTCGTGAAGGGCCGCCCCATGCTGTCGGCTCAGCTGTGGGGCACCCGCGTCCGCAAATTCGGCCACAAGCTGGAGATCCGGCAGACCAAAAACAAGCACGGACGGCCGGAGTCCGCGATCTGCACCATCACCCGTGGCGATGACGGCACCGTCCACGAGGAAGAGTTCACGATCTACGACGCACTCAACGCCGGACTGATCCAGCGGCTCGGCGACGAAGGCCAGGTTATCGCACGCGGGTACGACGGCAAGAACCCCACCCCGTGGGAGCAGTACACCAAAACCATGCTCCGCAACCGGGCCATCTCCCACTGCTCCCGGTTCGCCTGCCCGGAAGTCATCTACGGCACCATGGGCATCCAAGGCGAAGAGTACGACGAGCTGGCCGACGAGGAAGGGTTCGGACAGGACCGTTTCGTGGCCGGGAAGTCTATCGAGGGCACCCCGCAGCAGAAGGAAGACATGGCCGCCGAGCTGACTGCTTTGGCGGAACGCATGGCCGGGCAGGGCGGACCCAAGTCCATCGCAGAGGTTATGGAGCCTCTGCGCGGCGATGACGCCGACGAGGCCAAAGCCTTCCTGGAGAAGCTGAACCGGGGCGCCACCGAGCAGCGGAACGGCGTGGACACCGTCGTGGAGCCGGGGCAGGCTGTCCGCGACCACACCAACACCCGCCTGTGCGACGTCTGCGGTTTCCGTTTCTTCCCCAACGAACACACCAACGACGACCACGAGCCGGTGTGGGTGACAGAGCCGGAGGACGCGTAAGTGTTCCCCGCGCACTACGCGGTGCCTGACGGTCTGGACATCCGGCTGATAGGCACCGCGCGATGGAGGGCGTCCACAAAGTCCGGGGAGAACGTCCTGTCGTTGTGGCAGGGCCAAGACGGCACCGCCTACTACTGCATTGAGATCTGGCACCCCTCCTCCCCCAAGTTTTGGGAGACCACCTCAATGTCGGACCTGATCGAGGTCACGTTCAGCCAGTTCCTTGACCTGACCGACACGATCTCGAAGGCCGCACCGTGGGAGCTGCCCGGCTTGTCGTACAGGTTCGCTGAGTTGGCGTACCTGTGGGGTTACGCCGAAGGCCGCATCAACTACGCCAGCTGGGAGGTGGAGCAGTGACCGACTGGACAGAGTTCAAGATCGGCGGTTGCCCGCCTGAGTTCCTGTGCGTACTCCATGAAAAGTGCGGCTGGTCCTGGGACACCTGGGACTGGGTCACGCTGACGCAGATTGTGGAGATCGTCAACGCGCACGAGTGCGAGGAGGAGAAGAAATGACCTCCACGTCGGCGTTGATGCTGCTTCACAACCAGATCCACGTCCGGTCTCAGCAGCGTGAACTGGGCTGGTCCGACATCGGCGGATGCCGCCGCAGGGCCCGCTACGTCCTGGACGGTTACGAGCCGGTGAACCAGGTTTCGTCGGTGGTGGCGATGATCGGCACCGCCGTCCACAAGCAGATCCAGGCTGTCCTGGAGGCGTTGGGCCTGCCCGCCGAGTGGGAAGTCGAGTACGCAGGCATCAAAGGGCATTTTGACAGGTACGAGGAGGAGTTCCACCGACTGGTGGACACCAAGACCATCAGCTCGCGTTACCTGGAATCGCTCAAGTTACACGGTCCTCCGACGGCCAATCGTTGGCAGGTGTCCGGCTACGCAGCCGGGATGATCATCAACGGCTACAAGGTGAAGACCTGCCGCCTGGACTACCTCACCCGCGACACCGGGGAGGAGTGGCAGTACGAATGGTACTTCGACCCCCAGGACGTCAAAGACGCCTTGGAATGGCTGAAAGACGTCAAAGACGTCCCGTTTGACCTGGTGCCGCGCGACTACGAACCCGACTCCGCCTGGTGTCAGGGCTGCCCGTTTGGAGGCCGTGACGGCGGCATCTGCTGGCAGGGCGGCGTGCCGGACCGGGACCCGCGCTCAGTGATGCTGGCGGAGGGCGTGAAGGCTGCGGAAGCAGCGCAAGAGCTGTTCCTGCTGCGGAAGCAAATCAAGGACATGGACGCCAGAGCCAAGGAGTTGAAGGGGATTCTGGACGGGCTGCGGCCGGATGACCCGGGTGTGATCGTGAAGGCTGGCGACATGTTCTTGTCTTGGTCTCCGACGGGCCGGGGGGATTCCTATCAGCTCCGGTTCACGTCGCCTCCGCAGCCGAAGGTCGTTTAGACGCTCTGCGTAGTAACGCGGTATCGTAAAGCAAGCGATACCGGAGGACAACATGGGCAACTACAAGGTCAAAGCCGTGCCCTGGGAACACGGCTTTGACCTCCACATCACTGGACCGGACGACTTCACCGGCTGCACCCAAGCCCTCAGCAACGGCGACATCCTGCCGTTGGCCAAGGACTACATCAGCCTCAACACCGGTGAAGCCTCCGATGAGATCGGCGTCACCCTCTCCTACAACATGCAGCCGGAAACGGAGACCCCCGTTGCAGACTGACATCATCGACGCCGCGATGGACCTCGCCATCGCCCTCCCCAACGGCTGGCTCCAGGACTCCACCAACTGGGCCACCCGCTACCACGGCAGCATCCGCATCGGACTGGCCGGACACATCGCCGCCACCGCCGGATGCGTCCTCCACTGGGACAGCAACACCGCCGACGCCACCGAATGGGTGCGCCGCGACTCCCTGCCGGAGGAGCACCGCCAGGCCGCCGACAACAGGGCCAAGGAACTCGACTGGCCGGACGACGTCTGTTCCATCTTCTACGCGGCCTGTCTCCTCACCGGCATCAACGAGGAAACCGGCCTGAAGCTGTTCTCCAAGGGCGGCAGCATCACCTACACCCTGGGCCTCATCGAGGGCTACAAGATCGGAGCCGAGCTGTGAGCTCAAAGATCAACAACTACATCAACCACATCGTATTCGTCCTCGACGCCTCCAGCTCCATGAACCACCTGACCGAAAAAGTCATCACGGTCGTGGACAAGCAGGTCAAGTACTTCGCGCAGAGGTCCAAGGAACTGGACCAGGAAACCCGCATCACCATCTACGTGTTCGCCAACGACGTCCGCTGCCTGGTGTGGGACAAGGACGTGCTGCGGCTGCCGTCCATCCGCGCTTTCTACCGGCCCAACGGCAGCACCGCCCTCATCGACGGCACCCTGATGGCGCTGAACGACGCAGCGCTCATCCCGGAGAAGTACGGCGACCACGCCCACCTGATCTATGTGTTCACCGACGGAGAAGAGAACGCCTCCACCCTCCACGGACGGCACTACCACCACGGCTTCGGCCCGGCGCCGGAAGTCATCGACCACCTGCGGAAGCGCCTCAACAGCCTGCCCGACAACGTCACCGTCGGCTGCCTGGTTCCCAACCAGCACGGCGTGTTCGAAGCCAAACGGTTCGGCTTCCCCGCAGGCAACATCTCCGTGTGGGACGCCACCACCGAACGCGGCATGGAGGAGGCAGGCGAGACCATGCGCGCCGCCACCGACTCCTACATGCAGGCCCGCACCACCGGCGTCCGCTCCACCACCAAGCTGTTCGACATCAGCTCCGCCAAGGTCAACGCCCAAGCGATCCTGGACGCCGGTCTGAAGCCGCTGGACGAGGACAAGTACAACCTGGTGCAGATCGGCGTTTGGCCCGGCCAGGTTAAGCCCGACAACTACGACGAGAAGAAGCGCCGCAAGCCGTGGAAGGCGCACGGCGGACGCATCGACGAATTCGTGCAGAACGTCAACGGCGGCAAGTACTTCGCAGGGCAGGCCTACTACCAGCTGGTAGAGGGCAAGCGCGAACGCATCCAGGCCAGCAAGAAGATCGCCGTGGTCAACAAGAAGACCGACCGGGTGTACGTTGGCTCCGGCGCCCGGAAGCTGCTGGGCCTGCCCGACTACATGGAAGCGACTGTCACGCCGACGGCGTCCGACGAGTACCAGGTGTACGTGCAGTCGAAGTCGCCGAACCGTTTGCTGGTCCCCGGCTGCCGTCTGCTGATCCTCGACAAGTGACCGCCACCAAGGTGTTTGCGTACCGGGTTCGCTGGGACGCCAACACCGGACGCTACATCGCCGCAGTAGAGGGTACTAAACGGCTCCGCATGTCGGACCCTGACCCGGTAGTTGCCCTCACTAAGCTTGTGGCCCTTATAGGCGAAATCAGGGCTGACATCGAGGAGGAGAAGCGTGACTGACGCCAGCTTCTTGGAAACCTACATCGAACAGGTAGGGGACAGCGTTCGCGAGATCTTCAAGAAGGCTCACGACGCCAACGCGGAGGCGCAGCAGAAGTCGGAGGCGTACCGGGAACTGGTTTCCCGCACCTCCGCCGCCCTGTACTACATGGACAAGGCGTTGGAGTCGGCGCGTCAGGCCGTCCAGGAGGAACAGCCGCGCCGCTCCAAGTGCCCGACGCCGTGCGACGACGACTGCGAGGCCGGGTGTCACGAGGTCCACCAGGTCGCCGCCAAACGGACGCACCTGGTAGCGGACTGCCCGCCCCGCAAGCGTCCCAAGGCCAAGCACTGATGGCCGTCGGCCAGCTCAAGGAAGGCGCTGACCGTGATGCAGCGGTCAGCGCCTTCTGGGAAGACCTCCACGCCCGTCTCAAAGAACCCATGTTCCGCAAAGCGTTCCTGGCGGCCATGAACCAGATCTTGAAGGAGGGGAACGGGCAGTGGAGCAACTCAGAGGAGGGGACCGCGCGGTGAGCAGGGTTGTAGCACCGTTCGCGCCGGACCAGGTACGTTCCCTCAACGCCTACCAAAGGTCATGGGCTTTTCACCCGTTTACCTGCGGTTCCTCGGCCCACGTAACACGGCAGCGGAACCTGGTGGCTTTCAAAGAGGGCTGGCATTGCTCCGACGAAGCCTGCAACTACTCGCAGAACTGGGCTTGGGAGTTCATGGCCAACTGGACGTGGACCAACATGAGCACGAAAGATTGGAGGCCACCTGTGTCTGGTTACAGTCGCATGTCCCGGCACGTAGTTGTTGAATCGTGGATCGTGCCGGAAGGCAACCACGCCTCACTGATAGCCGCTCTCCAGGAAGCAAGGCAGGACTACGCCCGCAGCAACGGCGTCAAACCGGAAGCGATCTCCGATGATTCCCTGACGTTCCGCATCGCCGGTACCGGAGACGCCGTGATCATCTCCTACGAAAGGGACGTCAATGACCCGCCGTTCTAAGGGCGTCTGGCGGCTCCGGAGGGCCCGTACGCAGCCGGAAACACCGGCCCCCACATTTCCCCGCCAGACGCCTCCGCTAGCCGGGGAGAAGCTGCCTCCGTACAGCGCGGCAACCGGCGTGTGCGCCAAGTGCGGCACCGACGTTCCGTACACCGAGTACCACGACACCCGACGCACCTGCGTCCACCGCAACGGACCCGGACCTAGAGTGCGTTGGGGCCAGGAGCGGATGCACCGGACTTGCCGCCGCTGCGGCTTCGAATGGGACGAGGATGTGGCTACACGTGGGAAAGAAACAACCGGCTAGTAATGTTCCGCGCGGCGACAAGGAGATAGGTCGCCGCGTTACCTACACGATGGTGAGCCCGCTCCACGAGATCGACAGAGACTGGGCGTACCACACCTACACCCCGGCCGAGATCAAGTCCCAGATCAAATTCTGGGACCTTGTCCACAAGGGCCACGAACTAGAAGGCACCGCCCGGATGGTCCGCGTCACCATCATCTACGAGGAGACTGGCGATGGCTGAGCTGTGGGAGTGGGCGTACGAGGGCATGCAGGACAAGTACGGCGTGGCCGTGGTGAGGATGCCGGAGGAGACGCAGATAGCCACCTACGTCTACAAGGGGTACCGCGTCCACCTGATACGCCCCGACGGCACGGTGTTGAAGGGACGCGTGTTGGAACACAACAGGCACTACGCCAGGGTTCAGGTGGACAGGGAATGAAGCTTGGCCGTTTGTGGGGTCCGTTCTACCGTCTGACCCGCCCGGGTGGACCGCGCGTCGTGTTCCACTGGCACAGGTGGGTTAAGGAGTCCTGGGTGGACGACGGGGGACAGGTCATTGCCAAGGTTCGGCATTGTTACGGCTGCGCGACGACGCGGGACGCCAAGGAAGGCGACGATGACTGAGCCGGACTACAAGGACTTCTGGGTCCACGCTAACTCCACCCCGCTCTATGACGTGTCGCAGAGTTGGGTGGAGGTGGTGCATACCCTTTGCGGCGCCACGATTTTCGGGGCCGACGTAGGCGAGGACGACTCTACGTTGGCCGAGTTGTTGTTTATTGTCCAGGCGCATCGCTGTTCCGAGTAAGGCGTCTTAGCCGCCCCTCTTTCGTAGTATCGTAAGGGAAACCGATACCACCAAGGGGGGGAACATGGAACAGCGCGGGCTGCCCGGAATCGACAAATGGGAACTTCAGGTAGCCAACGCTCTAGCCACCGGCAAAGAAACGGAAGACGTCGCCGCCGCGTTGTTCATTGAGCCCCGCACCGTCAGGGCCCGCATGCGCCGCATCCAGACCAAAACCGGCGGACGGAACTCCGCGCATTCCCTGCATATCCTCATCAGCAACGGCCTCGTACACGTTGAGGACACACGGGAAAGCGTCAAGCTGGACTACGGACTGCTCACCATCCTCAGGGACATCTCCGACGGCCTCGAAAACCGGCACATCGCCGAAAAGCAGGACCTGACCCTGGACCAGGTGAAGTGGTACGTCAGGAAAATCTACATGGCGTTGCAGGCGCGTAACCGCGTCAACGCCATATACAGAGGTCACCAGACCGGGAACCTCACACCCAACAACCGGAGGAAAACAGATGGATAGCAACACCGGAAGAAACGTTGCCGTCGGAGGAATCGGCTGCCTCGTCGGGCTGGGAGTGCTGGGGGCCGCCGTCTACGGCATCCCCATGGCCCTGTCCTACGAGTCCGTGTCCGCCGGACAGGTCGGCGTGGTCCGCCACACCGCGCCCTGGGACACCAAGAGCGTCAGCAAGATCCTGAAGCCCGGCAGCGGCTCCCAGTACGTCGGCGTCTGGAGCGACGTGCACATCTATCCGGCCACCCAGTCCAGCTACACCATCACCGACGACGCCAAGGAAGGCGACGTGCCCGGCGTGGACGTCATCTCGGTGCCGTCGGCGGACGGCGTCCAGATGGGCATTCAGGGCACGTTGTACTTCACCCTGAATACCGACCCGGCCACGATGAAGGAGTTCGACGACAAGTTCGGCACCCGCTCCTTCACCTACGGCGGTGAGTCCGGCAACGCCTACGGCGGCACCAAGGGCTTCGGGATCTTCGAGAACGCCATCGTCCGGCCCGTCATCAACAACGCCGTCCGGCAGGCCATCGCCACCAAGAAGTGCTCCGAGCTGCTGGCGTCGTGCGCCCTGGTGCAGAACACCGGCCAGCAGGTGGACCTGACCAAGGTGCCCAACGGCAACGTCAACATCAACGACGTCCAGACGGCCATCGACACCGCCCTCCAGAACGACATCAACGCCACCCTCGGCGGCAACTACTTCAAGGACATCAAGTTCACCCTCACCAAGGTGGACGTGCCTCCGAACGTGCAGGACGCCATCAACCAGGCGCAGACCGCGTTCGCCAACGTCAGCAAGTCGCAGGCGGCCATCGCCGCCGCCCAGGCCGACGCCAAGGCCAACGAGACCCGGCAGCAGGGCTACAACGCCTGCCCCGTCTGCGGTCAGATCGACCTGCTGCACGCCCTGCCCCCAGGCGTCACCGTCTTCGCCCCCGGCTCCGGCACTGGCCTGCCGTTGACGGGGAAGTAGGCCGACATGCGCAAGTACATCCTGGGAGCTGTCGGCGCAGTGTTGCTGACGCTGGCAGCCGCTAGGTTCCGGCGGCAGGCCAGTGACCAGACGTGGGTCGGGGAGGACTAGGCCGTGCAGGACGTCTTGATGCTCGGGCTGTTCATCAGCCTCCTTGTCATCATCATCATCGGGGTCTTCGTCATGATCCGTCTGGACGCCCGTGACGAGCTGAAGAAGATGCGTCTGAAGCAGCAGGCGCAGAGCACCGCAGGCGTCTGGAACATCGCAGACTACAGCCGGGATAACCGCACCGAGATCTGCCTGGTCCGGGTTGACGGCAACATCGAAACTGGCCGAATCCCGATTGGCGCGATCGCGGCGGACGACCCGAACTGGTCGGCGCAGTACGAAAGCCTGGTAGCGGAGGCGCGGCAGCGTATGGCCAGCCTCCAGGCCGAGAAGTAGGAAAGGAACAGCATGACTCCTCTGCCCGCCTTGGGTTGGAACCCCCCTCGGCTGCCGGACGACTGTGAAGCCGTCGGGTACGACGCGCATTTGGAGCAGTGGGGGGACATCGTCGCGGCCTACGAGGCAGCGCCGGAGGAGTTGGACAACGCGTACCTGTACCTGGCGCAGCACCCGATGTTCTGGGAGCTGCGCCAGGGCACAGACGTCGAGTGGTACCTAATGCCCGGTACCGCCTGGTACCGGGCCATCGAGATGGGCGTGTACCGGGACCAGAACACCGGCGAGATCCAGGTATGGATGGAAGCGACACCGCAGCGCTGGCATTCAGACCCCCAGCTGAACGACGAGACCGCCACGGGCGTGTCGGCTCAGCTGGGGGTATCGATGGACACGTTCGAGGACGCCGCAACAGTTCTGGCCCGGATGGTCCACGACACGTGGGGCAACGACCGGGAGACGTTGATGCTTGAGGAGAGGTGGCGCGGGTAATGGAGCTGGAGCCATTGGATATCGAATTCCCGGACGTTCCGTGCGACGGCAATTTCGGCGTGGGTATGCTGGGCCGGACCGACCGTGGCTACAGCTACGCCTCCTACCTGAAGGACAAGCAGCTGGAGTGGCGGGTTGCCGCCCGCCGGTATGAGGCGCAGCCGGAAGACTTCCACAACGCCTGGTGGTACCTCAACCTGCATCCCGCCTTCTGGAAGTTCTACGGACCCCCCGTGCCTAAGCTGGGACGTTTCCGCTGGCTCCGGCGGTCCGCCGCCAAGGAACACGCCAAGCGGTTCCACGTCAGGTATCTGGTGGAGGACCGGGGCGTAGAGTCCCGCATCGAGGTGTGGGTCGCCAAGGTCAACCCGGAGACGGGCCGGGTGGACGACGACGACGCATTGAACACCAAGACGGAGATCTGGCTGGAGACAGGCCCTTGGCGGTGGCCGTCCAAGTCGTTCGACGAGTACGAGGTCCCGTTCCACGACCACCGCCTGGATTGCGGCGGCGACACCTACGAGGAAGCCATCGTTGAGATGGCCCGCAAGGTCCACAACCTGTACGGCAACGACCGCATGGTCTGTGACGACCATCGGGAGACGCCCCGGAAGCTGGGAGCTGACAATGTCGATGCGTCCGCCTAGCTACGACAAAGACCCCGCAGCGCAACGCCGTATCTTGCGCCGTAAGAGCCGTAACCGGCCTGTTCTGCACCCGGACAAGGACCGGCACGGCTACACGCCCGTAGACATCTCTCCGGCCGTTCTAGAGGACACGGAGGACCGGCCGTGAAGAAGCCGTTCGCGGACCGCTGGTGGTACGCCCGACCCCAGAAGGCTTCCCGTCCCTGGGCTTTTGGGTGTCGGGTGTTCCCGCAGGGAGGTGACGAGTACTGCAATCCCACCATCTACATTGCCCTACCGTTCCTCGGCTCCTGGGTGGTGCGGTACAAGCCGGGGCCGCTCCGGACAGAGGCTTGTGCCGTCTGCCAAGCCGACGAGGGCCCGTGGTGCAAGAACTGCGTGAGCTGCCACTGGGGGCCGCGCTGCCACCCCTGCTCATGCCCGGAACAATACGAACATTGGGGTTATTGCCCCAGTTGCCGGGGGTACTATTGCCCGGTATGCACCCCCAATCCCGGGGGTGAACACAGCCCGCCGGAGGGGCAACATCATGGCTAGGGTCTGGATCCAGCTTCCCAACAGTCGCCGCAAGCCGCGCGTCGGTGCCGCCGTACGCGTCGGCAAACACGCCTACGTCGGCGCCGCACGCTCCGTCGGCGCCGCCAAAAACGGCAAGCCTCGCAAGACCCGGACCTGGTTCGGGATCCGCCTTTAGGAGACAAGTGGTCAAGCTCGTCCGCGCCGTCTGCACTTCCTTCGCGTGCCCCTCACAGTGGGACGCCTGGGACTCAGACGGCAAGTACTACTACCTGCGGTTCCGGCACGGCGTTGGCCAAATCCGGCACTACCCCGGAGGACCGAACTTCTGGGACCGCCTGGACGAAGAACCCGAACTGATCGCCCGCTTTGAGGTAGACGACGAATGGGCCGGTGTCATCGAGCTGGAAGAGTTCGCCCAGAAAGCCGGTATCGAGCTGGCCGACCCGCTCGACAGCACCGACTACAACGGATACCTCGCAGGCCACCTGGCGCAGGCCCTCAAGGAGACCTACCCGGAGGAATGGGCAGCCCGCTACGGCAACCGGGAACCGCAGACATGAGGATGTTGGGGCGGTACCGGCTCTGGGCCTACCGTTTCGACGGCTCCCAATGGCGTTGGATCCGGTTGGACCGCTACCGCAGCGGCAAGTACCGGAAGCTGGCCGAGAAACGCCGATGGCGACGGGAATGGGACAAGGACAACGAGTGAAAATATTGCTGGCCGACGCCCGCAAACAGTCGGAACCCCTCCAAGAACCTGCCTGAAACGCAAAAAAACCCCACCCCGACTGTCCCGGGGTGGGGTTTTGCTTAGTGGCCGTGCATCAACAGCTCGCTGATGATGCCGATAGCTCCACCAATGGCGGTGGCTATGCCGGACATGAAGTACACCTTCGCCTTGAGGGCGTTGTGCTCCTTGTCGCGGACATCGATACGCCGGTTGTACTCCTTGTCGATGTTGTCGAGTCTGGTTTCGAAATGCTCCATTTTGGCGTCCCGCGCGGCAAGCTCGGCTGCTACCCGCTCCGCGCTCTCCCTGGCCCGCTGCTCCGCATAGTCCGACTTCTGAAGCAGAATCGCCAACTGGCCGTCGATCTTGGTGGTGGCAACATCAAGAGAACGGCGCAGCTCAAGCAACTGAAGATCCAAACTCATGTCGGCTCCTCCGGGCGACCCGTTCCGCCACGACTGCGGCGAGGGCGTCGAGCCATGGCGCGTGGGGTCCTCACCCGACGCCATGACCGCCCAATGCAGCCGCCAGTTGAGCCTGGACAGCGACGGCCACCGCCTGGGCATCGGCGTTGGTGGAGAGGTGCTGCTCAATGGCAGCAACAATCTGGTTAGCCAACGCGCCGACGTCCACCGCCGGACGCTTCAACAAAACGTCCAGTTTGGAGGAGACATCCTCCAAAAGGTGCTCATTGTTGACGGCCCGCAAAGCGGCGCCCTCCAGCAACGTACCTACGCTGATCTGCGCTCCGGCAGTGAACCCGTCAGTGGGGTTCGCAGCCAGCGGGTAGCGCGCGGCGAACCCCGGGCTGACGGTAACAGTGTCGGTAAGGTTCACATCTCCTCCTACGGCAGAGCCGCCCAGGAGGGCAGCAAGCTGATCGATGGTTCCACGGAACGCGTTGAAGTCAAGAGACTGCTGCTCCAGACCCGAGTCGGTGTACTGCCACAGGACCGGGGTGATACCGCCGTACGGCTCCCAACCGGCGCCGGTATCGCCACCAGCATCCCGATACCCGATAACCGGGGTTTCACCGGCGCGGCCGGTATAGGCCGAAGAAACCACTCCGACGCCCCGTAGACGCAACGGGGAGAGGTCCCCTGATCCCTGGCTGGCCCAGAACCAGCGGGGCACGTACGCAAGCCGTACGCGCATTCCCCGGGCGTTGATGGCGTCGATGAGGCTGTACAGCTGGCCCAGTGTCGGCTTGAACGAACCCTCCGGCTCCCAGTCGATCATCACCGGTACCTGCTTGTCGATGATGTGCTGTTCCAGGTGAGCCGCCTGCGCGCCGAAGTCCTCCCCGGAGATGAAGTGGTACGCCACGGCAAGCTTCCCCGCAGAGCGGGCCTGAGACAGCCACGTCGGATAGTCAGCGTCCACGTAGTACGTGCCCTCGGTGCACTTCATCATCACAAACGGGTCACTCAAAGCGGACACGTTCACGCCGTGCTGGAACGATGACAGATCCGGCCCAAAGATGGTCATGGCGTTTCCCTCCGGTCCCTCAACACCTGGCTCAGCAAAGCGGCCATAGCAGCATGATCGCTGCGCAGACGTCGCAAGTCCAACGCCACCTGAAGCAGAAGATCCCTAGACTCGGCCTCAAAGTCGCGCTGGACCGCCAGGGGACGTCTGCGCCGGATCATGCCGTCGGTCCCGGAGGAGACGGGATAGGCCCATACTTCGCCAAAATGGCCAACAGGGTCTGCGTCTGCTTCTCAAGCTCCGCGTCCTGAGTAAGCAGGTGCTCCTGGATCTGCTTGGAAGACTCCAAGATCGCCTCAGCGTCGTTGTACGTCTGCTCCGAACGCGCGTCGGCAGCTGCCGACTGCACTTTCTGCCCCACCATGATGATCGACAACAGAACCAACTGGAGAAACGTCTGAGCCACCCAAGCGACCGTCGTAGACTTACCGCCCTTGATAGCGTCAGGAAGGCTCACCAAAGCCAACGCGGCAAACGCGTAGGCGCACCACATGGTGCCGACGCCGTCAGTGATGCTCACAGCCAAGCGCTTGTTAAACCGGGCAACGCCGGAACCAGCCGGAAGATGATCAGCAACCTTTACCGGCCCTTGCTGCTGCCGGGCGTGGATATGCGGATGCGGTATGTACCTGTACTTCACGAGCCCCTCCTATCAGCGCCAGTGCGTAGCGATAGTGATGCCGACGTTGAGGCACAGAGTGGCTACCGTCACCAGGATTGGTACTCCCCAACGGCGCACCGCAGACAAAGCCGTCTGCGCAGCCATCCACTGCTCCAACACCCCCACACGCGTCTCCAACGGATCCAGATCCTGTTGAACAACGCGGTCTTCCTGCTCTACACGACGTTCCAGCTCCAGCTCCCACTCGGCGTCGGCCACGACATCACCCAATCAGATGACGCACGTAGTGCTCGGCCTCGTAGTCGGCAGCCGCCGCCACGTGAATACCACCGGCGCCCCGGTGATGCCAGGCGCACAGAAAAACCAGGTTCTCGGCCGTCTCCACCCAAGCGCCCACCTCATCCTTGTTGGATACGCCCGGGTAGTCCCGTTCAAGCAACTCCAGGTCCACGCCGTTCTGCAACGAGAACTCGACATGAGAGTGGTGCAGCTCCAAGCCCCCGTGGCACTCAGACGTGTCGCCTCCGCGACGGCGGGCGAACTCGCACACCGCGTCGTGTACATGCGTCTTACGGTAGTGCTCAAAGTCCTTGTAGTGAGGGTCGTCCTCCCGCGCCGGATGCTCCGGGTAGTGCATGACGTACACGTGCTTGGTGGACTGGTCGTGCGCAGCGGTCATCGCTGTCACCTTTCACGAATGCAACCAAACCAGGTTGATACTGGGACACAGGTCAGTGTTGGGCGCCGTATTACAAACGCCAATGACGATGGCGTACAGCTCCAAAACGTCACCAACGGCCATCTTCAACGTGCCCGACGCGCCCACAGCCGCGAAGTCGTTGGTCGCGTACAAGATCCTTGTTTGCAGACTTCTCACAATGTTGGGAGTGGAGGAACCGTTGGAGTTGAGAGAAGCCATGGCCCAGACAGTGTCAGTACCGGGAACGCCAGTCCAAGCCGCAAAGCCCTCCATCCAATACCAACCTGCCACCTGGCACACGTACCGGGAATTGTTGACGGTGTTGGAGTGACCGCCCTCAGTATCAACATCGGTGACGTCAAACTTCAACGGGGTGTATTGACTGGCTGCGAAAGCCTGCGCCGTTGACTGGTGAGCACGGAAGATAGGAGGCGACAGATAGAAGTCGCCCATGGCCTTAGGCCCTGAGTTCCAGCCGGACGACTGGACGACGTTACCGGCAGTCTGAAAAACCGGAGCCGGAACGGTGCGGCTCATCTAACCTCCTCACGCATGCACCCAGAACACGTTCATGCAGGGACACAGATCCGAGCCTCCGAACGTTGAAACAGTGGAACCGGTGTTTTGACGGCCCTGAAACCCCACGTAGTCGCCAACGTTCAGTTGGACCATGGTTCCGCCCCACAGAGACATCAAGTCCGTGTACATCAACGAGAACTGCGCCGAACCAGGGATGATGGTGCCGTTTTTGCTGGCCGCAACCTCATACCGTGCGTTGGCAGCCCCGCCAGCGTTCCATGCGAAATAGCCTTCAACCCAATACCAGCCAGGAACCTGCGCGGTGTAGCGCAGGAGGCTTACGCCGCTGTTGAAACCGTTGTCGGAGTCGTAGTCAACGGTGTCGAATTGGACGCCTACCCAAGAGCCGGACGGCGTGGACGCTCCACTAACCTGCCGCCCCCGGAAGTACGGAGGCGACAGAGCGAACTGACTTAAAGCGTAGGGGCCAGCGTTCCACAAAGCCCCTGTAATGAGCTGAGACGACGACTTAGAAGCCGTCTGAGGAACCGTACGAGCCACAGATACCCCTTACTGCGCAATCCAGGCGACAGTGAAGTCTGCGTACAGCGTGCTGTTGTCCAAGGACAAAGTGGAGCCGCTGCTCTGCCTCACCCAAATCTCCACGTAGTCCCCCACGTTCATCCGCACCAGACCCGACGTGCTGAAATGCGCAAAGTTGCTGGTCTGACGCTCCTGGAATGCGCCCGACCCTGACCAAGTAGAGCCGTTCTTAGCGATAGCCGTGTCGATACGGCAGGTAGGCGCCACGTTAACGGCCCAGCCAGCCGAACCTTTCACCCAGTACATTCCAGCAACCTGGCACGTGTACCGGCCATTGTTTCCAATGGAAGTGTGGCCGCCGTCCGTATCCAAACGACCCTGGTTGTACTGCACAACCGTCCAGGTGTTGTTGCTGACGGACTGCCCCAAAGTGGAAACCGCCTTGAACGTCGGCTTATTGGACAGGAAATCGTTGAGGGCTTTAACGCCGTTGTTCCACACCTGAGCAGACAAAAGGTTCCCGGTCTGCTGCATAGGAACAGATGGAACAGTACGGGCCATGGAACCTCCTCAGTAAGAGAACAGCGACGTATCGAAGACCCCCAACGTGTCGTAGGACACGCCGTTGTACTCGATCACCTGCTCACCGGCCACATGGCTGTTGACAAGGTTCGCCATCAAAGTCAGCTGGGCTGTGGAGTAGCCTGCTGCCTGGTTCTGTACTCCGCCGGTAGCGATGGTTACCGTTTCCTGGGTAGCGCCTGATCCGATCATGAGTTGCTGTCCGCCGGTCAACTCTGAACGCACCGGATTGGTGGCGGCGTCAGGCAACGCGTTGATGGTGATGACGTTGGTTCCGGAGGACGCTGCCGTGTTCAGCGTCGTCTTCAACGCCGTAAACACCGCATACGGCAACACCGGAACCGGCGATATCTGAAGATCAACTTTCCAGTTGGCCTGGTCGTCTCCGGTGTGAGTGATCTGTTCAATGAAGCCGTACGCCGTGATGGTGGACGCGCCGCTGACAGAGCGTCGGTTGATGGCCACATACTGGCCCAGTTCGAACTTCAAAACCGATGGAAACAAGGCCGGGTTAGATGCCACGTCAATTGTCAATGCGTTCACGCGCATTGATGGGTTCTTGTACCGCGACACCAGGAAGTACGCCTGCTGAAGCACCTCCGTGGAGTCCGCCGACTGGCTATTGCGCGTCAGGTTGCGCACGCCGTAGTTCTGCTCGCTGGCGGTGTCGAATGCCGTGTACACCAAACCGGAGGTGTTCTGCGTGACCTGCACCAGGTTGGAGATGTGCGTCGGGTCGTAGTCGAACGACAGGTCAACGTACGGGATCTCCCCGGCGGCCTGATTCTCCCCGAACGTCCACACCGGAGTCGTCACGGAGAAGCTACGGAACCGCGACTGGAACGTGATGACGCCGCTGGCGTCTACAAAGTGACGCCCGTACTCCGTGTTGACGATGTTTTGTAGACACGTCAGAGCGTCAATGCCGTTGATGTCGTTGCACGGGCCCATGTTGGTTGTTGAGCCCGTATCGACGTTCTGAGCACCCTGGTAGTTGGCGTACCTTAGAATCCGGGAGTACCGCGCCCCCGAACTTTCCCCCTGTGCCGCATTCCGCCAAACGCTGTACAGGTTGCTGATGGTCCCGGCGCTGAGAACCGAGTTCCACTGCGCGTACATGCCGAAGTCGCCGATGAAGTTGCTGGAATCGGCCGTGTTGCTGGCGGCGTAGTAGCCGCCGCCGACAGCGTCCGTAGTGTACGGAGGATTGAAGCGGTTGGCGGTGAACACGGTGCTGACCGTTGTGGAATCGACAGTCAAAGTTGCCGTCTTACCGTCCGACGCCAAAGTGAAAAACACCAGGTGCCAGTTGTTGTCGTTGACGGCTACGTTGCAGTTGAGAGTCATAGCTGGGTTAATGCCGTCGCTGACAGACGCAGTGACACCCGAGCCGCCCTGGTACAGGAACTCAATCAACGACTCAGACGACGTGTCGAAAGCCAAAAGAATGTTGGGGTCCGCGTTGGTGCAGGCCGCAATGGTGGAGTTGGAACCGGCGTTGGAGCGGAACGCGAACATACGCGTCCAGCCGGTACCCGCCGGAGGACCAACCGTTGTCAGGCCTGGCGTCAGATTGATGAAGGTCCCTTGACCGGCGGTGCTGTTGTTGAACGTCACCACCGGGCCGTCGGCGCCCAAGAACTTACCGGCCGTTGTAGCCGCCGACATGCTGCTACCCGGACTGCAAGAACCGGTGCCAACCGAAGCAAGAACCGCACTTCCGGTACGTCCCGCCTGCTCAGCAAAGGTAGTGACGCCCGACGTCTCATTCAGCTGGTAAAACCACTGAGGAGACGTCTCCACAACCTCGTTCACAAACGCCGTGCTCAACAACGTCTGCGACAGCAAAGCCATCGTGTCCACGCCGATAGGGCTGACAAGGCCGTAGGTGCCCGAGTATCCCCAGCTTTGCGGGTACCGCTCTACAGCCCCCGACATCATCGAATAGTTGGTGCCCGGGGTAGAGAACGCCGACGCCGCAGCGTTCTGCTCCCACTGGGATCCGTCCACCTGAAGGGTCCACGGCGACGCGGGCGGAGTCCCTTTCACGGCGACAGCCATCACCGCGTACGCAGAGTTGGCCGGGGGCGCCTGACTGACGTTGATCCGCGTCCACGTCGCAGTTGGGCTGCCCGTCAACGCGACGGTAGACCCCACGTACTCGCCCAGAAAGTTCTGGTTGATGTCGAAGAACTTGATAGCCGCAGCTACCGACGGGTTGATGCCGGAGGTGGCGCACCGGACATACGTGGACCAGGTGTACGTGACCGGGAACTGCCCCGACGGCGTCTGGACCTGCTGAAAACGGAACTTAATCAGGTAGAAGTTCACGGACACAGACGCTGGAACAGCCGCCTGAAGTACCTGGCTCCCCTGGAACGCCGTAGCGGAGGATGCGATAGTGAGCGTAGCCCCGACGTCGGTACCGATGTTCATCGCAGCCGGGATGGAACCGGGAGCAAAGGGCGTGCCCTCGCCCCCGGTGGCCTGGTCAGCGGTGAGAAGGTTCGCGGACGGCGGGTACTGCGCCCGCATCCGGTATCCCCGGTACGGCACGATGTTCGGGGAAAACGGAGACGACGTATTGGACGGATCCAGGAAACCGTCCGTGTTGACCCACTGCCCCCGGAACTCGGCAGGCTGAACCTGATCCAGCTCAAACTGCTTACCGCGCCGGATAGACCACTGCTTGTACAAGCGCTTGGTCAGGTCTGTCCACACAACCGTGCCGGTGGAGTAGTACGGATTCACAGCAAACGCTGCTTCCGCAAACAGCGTCGGCCAGTTCGGGTTGGGCGTGGACACGGAGCCTCCTTAGCGCTTGTACGGGGTGTAGGACGTGGAGTACCGGGCGCCCAGCTGAAGCATCTGCGTCTGGATGACGTCCCGCAGGTCCCGCTCCGACAGAACAGAGCCTTGGACGTTGACGATGATCGTGGGGCCGCCTCCCAGTGTCAGATTGCCGGAGCCGCCCGGAGACGCACCGAAACCGCGCTGCTCATCCAGGGACACCACGTACTCTCCGCCGTGCACGATAGCCAGCTGCGGAGCCCCCGGAGGGCCATCCACAAACCCGCCCATGGCGTACGCCTTCAAGTGGCCGCCAGAGCCGTTAGCTCCGTTAGCCTGCGACGCCACAGACACGGCAGTGTTGGTTTCGTTGCTCATGTCAAGCAGACGACGCATTTTGCCGGTCAGAGTGTCCACGTTGCTGGAAGCAGCAGCCGTGTTGGCGGTGATGTTGGTGTTGATGTCCTTGGGGATGATGTCCAGCTGATCAATGTAGTCCCGAATGGACTTCCGGGTGGCGTCGGACTGGCTGGACTGGTTCACCAGCTGGTCAATCTGCTTCTTCAGCTTGTCCGTTGCGTCCTGCGTCGAACCGCTCAACTGCACGTTGGCGTTGTAGTTGTCCAACATGGCCTGCACCGCAGCGCGGATAGCGTCACGGTTTGCCATAGCAGCGTCGGAGTCCCCCTTGATGGAGGTGCCGTTGTCCTGAAGAGCTTTGGTGACGTCCTTGATGCTTTTCTTGAACTCATCCAGGGAACGGTCCGCCGTCAAACCAGCCGACATATCCTGCTGCTGCTGCATCGTGTCGGAGATGCTGTTAGACAACCCGGTCATGGCGTCCGTGGTGCTCTGAACCTGCGTCTGCTGGTTAGCCAACGAGTTGGTGGCGTCGTTGGTGGTGCCGATACCCAGCATCTGCTCGGCCTGCATTTTGTCCAACTCGGCAAAGTACTGCGGGAAGTCCCTAGCCGTGTTGATCAGCGCTTTGCCGTGGTCGTCCGTCACGGACGTGATCTGAGCCATCAGGTCCTTGGCGCGGTCCAGCTGGCCGTTAGCCGCCAGGTTAGCCAAGCCAGCGTCGTAGTTGGCTAGGGACGCTTTGGCTTTGCCGGTGACCTGGTTAACCTTGCCCAACTCAACACCCAGCTGAGCCATAGGCTCGATGTTCCTCACGGAGGACCCAGCCAGGTCGTCAAACGACCTTTGCAGGTTAATGACCTCTGTGCCTTCAAACTTGGTGTTGTCCGCCAACTTCCCGGCCAACGCCTTGTTCAACACGTCCAAGTCTTCAGCGGCATGCCCGAACGCCATAGCGGCATCCTTGGAGCCGTTCCTAGACCGGATCATCGCCGTGGTGAACTGGTCAACGCTGGCCGTCGCCGAAGCAGCTTTGTCTCCGCTGCTGGAGAACGCTGAGCCCAACAGAGACACGCCGATAGCCGCCGCTCCCACAAGAGGCACAGCGGCGCCCAGCTTACCCATGAAGCCGCCCAGACCGGAGGCGCCGGTTGCCCCGGCCATTTCCTCCTGAAGGGTCAACTCCTCCTTGCCCAGGTTCTTCACCGAGTCGGCTGCGTACATCGCCTTCAGCCGGAGCGTGTCGAACATGGTTCCGGATGCGATGGTTTTGCCGAGGGTCTGGAACATGGTCAATACCGTGCCCAAACCGTTCATCAAGCCGGTGAAGACTTCCAGCGACTTCAGGATGATCAACCGGCCGATCAGGGCAGGTAGAATCACCTCAGCCAGGAGCTTGATGGTGCCGGAGTGGTCCTTCAGGAAACCGGTCACTGCCTCCACGGCTGGGCCAACAACGTTGGCCATGACGATACCGACGGCTTGGAGAGCCAGGAAGAAAGCCCCCGCCAGCAGACCGGCCAGAGGTTGGACAGCGCCCCACAAGTTGGTGACCGATACCCAAGCTTCCTTCAACACCCGTCCAAAGTTTTGAAGGAACTGGACGATGACGCCCTCAGCCTGGTGAACCGCGTCGGAGTCCAACGCGTCGTGGATGTCGCGTCCCAAGTCATGCAGTAGAGGACCGGCGGTGCGCTGCACGTAGTCCATGAACTCCATCAGTTTCGGCAGCAGCATCGTGCCGAGCTTGATTGCAGTGGTTTCAATGAACTGCCGCGCCTGGTCAATCTTGAAGTTGAAGCCCTGGGTGATAACACCCCAGGTCTCGATGTTGTCCCCGGCGGTTTTGGCGCCGTCGGAGATGTTCTGCTCATTGGCGGCGAACGTCGCCAGGTTCACGCCGCCGATTTGCAACGCCGTGTTGGTGTCCACGGTGTCGCCCAACACCTTACGCAGAGCGCCAGCGAACGTGTCCGCTCCCGGCACGCCGTTGCGCAAAGACTGGTTGAAGCTGTTGGCGTTCTTGTACAACGTCAAGAACTCAGAGCCTTGCGCCTTCAGGTTCTCCGGCAGCAGGTTCAAGGCGGCTGCGTAGTCCTTGGAGGAGATGGTGCCGTTCATCACCTCATCGGCAAGGTGACGCACCTCAGGCGCCATGTTAGACATCATCTGGCTGAGGTTTTGCGACGCCACCTTGGAGGTGTTGAACGTGTTAGCCAGGTAGGTGTTGTCCGGGCCCAGGTGGTTCATGATGGCCTGGTCGATCTCGCCCATGGTCCCCAGCAGGCCGCGCTGTCCCAGGTGTTCCTTCAGGTCCATCGTGGACAAGCCGAAGGTGGCCATAGCCTTCACAGCCGTAGCGTTCGGAGACTGCAACGACGCGATGGTGTGACCAAGCATCTGAGCTGAGTTCTGCGCGGTGTTACCGGCCACGGTCATGTTGGCCTCAGCGGCGGCGACGTCTGCGAAGCTGATACCGGCCTGAGCTGCCTGCGGCAGGACGGCGCTTAGGGAACCAGCGAAGTCCTCCATCGACATCTTGCCGGAGCCGACGGCCCGGATCATCATGTTCATCATCGGCACGGAATACTCCGCGCCCTTGCCCATGTCGTGCAGGGCAGTGGTCAACGCGTCAGCAACGGTGGTGACGTTGGCGCCTTCAGCACGGGCACCTTCTGCCGCGATCTTCATGACCTTCAGGCCGTTAGCGCCGTGGAAACCCGCAGACTCCACGTAGTACATGGCGTCCGCGAGGGCTTTGCTGGAGGTGCCGGTCTGAACGGACATGTTCAACAGTCCGTCGGAGACCTGCTTGATGGGTCCGGTCAGCTTCCCGTTAACGACGTTGCCGGTTTCTCCAGCAGACGTCACCAGCTTGATCATCGACGCCTGCCAGTCACCGGCCATTTTCACCGAGACAGCAGTGATACCAACAGCGGCCAGGGAAACGATCTTCGCGGCCTTGGTGACCGCCTCGCCGATCTTGTCGGCTTTGGCAGAGAAACCCTCCGCCTCGGCACCAGCCTTAGACAAACCCTCCGTGAAGCCCTGCGACACCAACCCGAGCTTGATGAAAAGGTCGGCAACTTCCGACGCCACAGCCGCCTCCTACATAATCACGCGCCAGCGGGAGCCGAACGCCTCTTGATAGATGAGCCTTGCGGGAACGCCCATGGCGAACTTGAACGCAGGGATCAGAAACGGGTACCTGACGCCGTTACGCAACCCGGTCTTCTCCAGGTACATCGCGTACTTGTTGGCTGGTGTCTTGCTTTTCATGCCGCCGTACGACGGGTAGAAGCCAGTTCCCATGCCGACGTAGCAGGAGAACTCCCCGCCGACAAACTTCACGGGGGTGTGGGTGATAGCACGCCGGAGCGTGCCGGAGATGACAGCCGGGCCGGTACCGGGCTTGGCTGGCGTTTTGGTGCCGTACTTGTGGGCGCCGGAGGAGGCGTTGATCTTGGCTTGTTTCTCCACGACCAACGCCAACTCCGCCAACGCGGCCTTGGCCCGTATCTTCGTTTCCTCGTCCAACTGGACAAAGAGCTTGGCGAACGTTCCCCTACGGACCTCAGTGGCCACGGCTACCTCCTGACGCGCGTAACCCCCGGAGCCGCAGTAACATCCGCCCTGGCGTTACGCTCAATACGACGCTTGCGCATGATGAAGTCCCAGCAGAACTGGCGCACAAACAAAGGCGTGGCCTCGTAGTCCAGCCACGTCCAATGCATCTCCCTCATCAGCTCAAAACACATCCACTCTTCCGGAGCAGCCCCAGATCCCCAGGTCCCGTCCAGGATCGACTCAACCTCGATCAGGACTTCGGAGAATCCGGGGTCGTCGTAGGGGAATCGGCAACGCGGCCCATCTCCTCCATGATCCGGGTGTTCACCATCATCGGCAGATGGGACACCTTCTCCGCCGTCATCGGCAGAGTCAGCAGAGCCTGGTCCTCGGAGACGTCCTCCGCGTCGTACATCCGCAGGTCAGTAATGAGACGCGCGACACGCTCATAGCTTTCCTGCATCGCCGCATCCTCGTCCAGAGGACGTCCGTCCGGGCCGGTAGCCAGCCGGGACCGCAGCCACTCCAGAGGGACCAGTTTGGGGTTGCGGAAAGTGACGTACAGCTCCGGCTCGCCCTCCTCCGTCAGCTCCGGGAACGTGACCGTGATGAAACGGTCTTTGAGACCAGCCATTGAGTCCTCCGATGTGAGGTTGATGTTCAACGGCCAGGTTAGATCCAAAAAGGGGCCCCCCGCCAACATCTGGCTGTGCAAATGCTGACGGGGGGCACGACCGTTGTAGCCGCAGCGCACGGGCTTAGTAGGCGGTAGACACGTAGTTCGTGACAGTGGCGGAGATTGCCCCACCGTCGGTGGAGTTGTAGATACCCGACAGGGAGAAGTCCGCCGACACGTACACCGTGGACAAGTCCACCTTGCCCTTGTACCAGCCCGACTTGTTGGTGGTGAGGGTGATCACCGAGCCTCCGGACGTCACCGGCTGCGTAATGGTTGCTGTTGCCGGAAGCTGCGTGTAGTTCAGGTACAGGTTCAGGTCGGTGTCGTTCTCAAAGATTGCCTTGTACGTGCCGTCCGCCTCCAAGACACCCTGGAACACCTCGCGAGGGTTCTGGGTGCCGTTGGAGGCGTGGATAGCATCGGCCGGACGCTTGATCGTCAAGTCGTACGTCAGGCCGCGCGTGGACGACGCACCCGCGTTGGTCATCGTCCACTGCCAGCCCAAACCGGGGATGGCGGAGGAGAACGCGGGCACCGGGTCAGTCTGTTCAGCGGACAGCCAGCCGGTGTACTTGACCGAGAAAGTCATCACGGCCTTGGGGTCGATCTTGATGGCGCACTCGGAGATCTTGCAACCCGGGAAGCCGCGCGTATGGCTGGAAGTGGCGTTAGTAGCCACGTCGTACTTGGTCAAACTCCACGACGTCTGCGGCGCCGTGGGGTTCTGCTTGAACGTGTGCGTTGACTGGGACGTCACCGAACCGCCAGCGGCGGTGTGCGCGTACAACGTGCCGGTGGACGGGGTGGTAATCGGAGCCGTGTACGGGCCGGTACCAGTGACGGTGCCGACCTGCACATACTCAGTGTTGGCTCCAGCAGCGTCCTGGAGCCGGATTACCGAGTTGGAAGGCACCGACGCCGTCAACGACAGCGACGTCGCACCCTGGGAGCAGTTTGACGCCAACGTGGTGCTGACACCGACGGTGGTTACAGTGTCCGGGCCGATGATCCCCCGCAGCAGGTAAGGGATAGCGTCCGGGTACGCCATGACGTCAATGGAGAACGTGGAATCACCCGGACCCTGGTACAGGCCCTGTACCAGGGTGTCGTTGTTGCGGTACGACTCGTCACGCAACTCAACGTACACGTCCTCCGCATCGATCTTGGTGCACGGGATGTAAAACGCAGGCGTGACGTAGGTTCCCTGCGTCACCTCCTTGGCGATGCCCACATACCCGAGCTTCGCAAGAGAAGTCACTGCGGCTCACCTTCCTTCTTGTCAGCCGCCACAGCGGCGATCTTGCGCTTGGACTTGGAAGGCTCCGCCTCCTCCGGGGATTCGTCCTCCGGAACAGGCGTGAAACCGCCAATGAGGGTGGGATAGTCAATCTCCTCGCCTACGCCCACCGTGCGGGGCTCCAGGTCCGGATACATTTCGGTACGAGGAATGTTCTGCTCATAGCCGGTGTCGTTGCGCTGCCACACAGGTAACCCCTTTAGTCAGTGAAGTCACGGTCATCTGCCGCGTACAGGACCGTTGCCTGAAAGTCCAAGCCAGCCGTGATCGTCGTGTCCGCCTCCACAAACTCCACGCGGATACCGCCCCGGGTACCAGTCACCGACGAGCCCTCAGCAGCCTGAAGGAACGCTCCGCCATGGGTCTTGTCAGCCCCGCCAGGCTGGTTCATACCGACACCACGGATACGCATCAGAAGCGCGTTGATGGCCACATCAAAGGCGCGCTGGTCGTTTTCCGCGTTACCCGACTGGTTAGACATCGGCCAACGCAACCTCAACGCAAAGTCGTAGGCGGCGATGGTGCGGTTGAACCCGTACCGCTCCACGTTGATGCCCTGACGGGTCACGTAGATCTGGCTTTTCCGCTGAGCCGGAGTACGCGGCAGGTACGCCTGCACAATGTCCCAAGGTCCGCCGTCCGCTGTCAGCAGAGACGGCAGACCGTCAGTGGAGGTACCGGGAGCGGCTAGCCACCGGGCTTCCCGGTCACAAGCATCAGCAGTCGTCTGAAACGTACCCGGCATATGTCCTCCCTAGTGGCGTCTCCTCCGGCCGCCCGAGTGACGCCGGACCGTGTAATGCTGAGAGTGGTGCGCACTGCTGCGGGAAGCCTGCCTAGAAGACGTTCTAGACGCCTTCTTGGCCGTGGCGTGATGCGGATGAGCCGCCCGGGAAGCAGCCATCTTCGCCTTCCGCGCTGCCTTCTGCGCAGGCGTCATCCTGGCGTTGGCCGCCTTGATGGCGGCGCTCATCTTCACCCGCCTAGCAGCCTTCTGCGCAGCAGTCATGTTGGCGTTGCGGCGTTTGATAGCGGCGGACAACTTCTGTCGCCGCGCCAGCTTCTGAGCCGCCGTCATGTTGGCGTTGTGCCGCCGAATAGCCGCCACCAGCTTTGCCTTACGCATCGCCCTCTGCGCTGCGGTCATGTTGTGGGCGCGTTTCTTGGCAGCGGCCGACAGTTTCGCCTTCCGGGCCGCTCTCTGCTGCGGGGTCAGCTTCGCAAATGCTGCCTTGCGTTTAGCGGAGATCTTGGCTTTCCGGGCAGACCTCTGTGCAGGCGTCATCGCAGCCAGCTTCTTGCGCATAGAAGCCGTCCGCTTGACAGCTAGGGCATGCCTTTGGGCCGAGGTGAGCTTAGCCATGCGCGCCTTCAGAGCGGCCTTCAGGTGCGCCTTCTGCGCCGCCGTCATCTTGTGGCCCTTGTGATGACGGCCCTTCATACGGGCCCGGAGCTTGGCTCTGGCCGCCGACGACATGGGGTGACCTTTGTGGTGTCGTCCCTTGCCGTGATGCGGGTGGTTTCGGTTGTAAGCTGCCCAGCCACCCGCCATCAGTTACCTCCGGGTGTACGCCGTCAAGATCTCCAACGCGTCCAGCCGGAGCGCGTCAGGGTCGTGGCCGTGCATGGACTGTGCTGGGTCCAGCTGCTTCAACACGATGGAAGCCGCCATGAACTCGCACGCCTGCTCCAGGTCCAGCGGAACCGTGGAGTAGCCGCCGGAGTACTGCACGACGATGGTGGTGCCCACCGGCACGTACGTTCCCAGCTGGAACCGGCAGTGACCGGTATCGGATTCGTATTGTGTCGTGTTGGGAACCACGGCCTGGGTACCCGAGTAGGACCGCAGCAGGCTGATGCTGCTGATGCTGCCGGTCCAGTACTCGGGGAACTTGGGAGGGTACTCCCGCACCCAGAAGTGGCGCACAAGCTGGGAGGTGCCCAAAGACTGGGCGCGGGAGAAACCGATCTGCGCCGACGGCTCCATGGGGCCGGGGATCTCGGTGATGTCGTCCACATCAAGAGCTTGAGCGCGTTGAGTCTCGGTGAGGTTGGTGAACGGGGCCAGGCGCCGGTCCGCTGCGGATTCCAGCATGCGGGTGGCCCGCATCATGATCCGATCCAGGGCGGGTAGGGAGTAGTCGCGCACCAGGTCAGCGAACGCCCCCTGCTGCATGGTTGCGGAGGTGCACAGCGGAGTGGGGGTGTCGGACACGGTGCCCTCCTGTTACTCGGCGATCTCAGTTTTCTTGGCGAGCTTGCCGTTTTCGTCCCTCACCAGGCGACCTTTGTCGTCGCGCGGACGCCGGAGCTTCGGGGTGGGTTCTTTGTCCTCAGGAGACTCCTTGGGAGTCTGTTCTTTCGGCTCGGGCGCGGAGGCTTCGCTGAAGCCGCCCTGGGGGATGTTGAGGAGTTCGGTGGCCAGTTCGTCCTCAACCCAGAGGACCTGTCCGTCTTCGTCCCACGTGTGACCCGGGGCACTTCCGGCCTTGTCTTTCTTGAGGTACATGATCCGCCTTTACTTCACCTTTACGACGCTTACATTTATGCGGTAACGTAAGGGACCCGTTACCCCGTGAGCCAGGCTAAGGCCCACGAGGACTCACGCTAACTCCGGAGGCACCACGTGGACTACCTGCTGACCCTCACACTGGCATACCGGGAGGGCACGACCATGCGTTACGCCGACGCGCGTTACATCGTCAGTATCGCGCCCGGCCAGCAGACCTCCGACATCCTCACGGAGGCGTACGCCAAGCTGGTGGCCGAAAAGGAGATCGACGACACCCCCGGCAAGTGCGCCGTCGTCGCCTGGAACCTGGTCCCCAACGTTCTGGTTCCGGAGCCGGTGAACCAGCTCATGACCGCCCGCCCCTCCGCGCGTAAGAGGTAGGAGTGCCCCAAGGCCACGGACGCCGGTCCATCCCAAGCGCCAGACTCCGCAAGGAAATCCTGGAACGGCAGGGACACGTCCTGCGCATAGACGCCAGCGAAGAACAAGCCACCGTTGGTGTCGTACGCAAAGACGGCAGAACCACCACCGTCACCGTCACGCCGGACGACCTCACCGACGCCCGACGGCGCGGACCCGTATTCAAACAACAACCGCAGGCTCTCCTCACCGCAATGGCGCTGCACGCCGCAGCCGACTGGAGCGCTGAGGAAGACCGGCTGGACCGGCTCCGGGACGCTTTGGCCGTGGACGCGCCTTACTGCGTATGCGCGATGTGCCTGGAAGGAAAGCACGTACCGCTTCACACCGCTGAACCGGTCAACATCGCCTACCTCATCCTCGGCAAACAACGCAACAACACAGGAGAACCCGTTGAGCTGAGCGTGGAGTACGTCATTGCCTCCAACGGACGGCTGGAGCTGAGCAAACCGCCGTACTACATCGAGGCCAGGATCTTCGACAGAGACGCGGCCACCTACCGGCGGTACGACGTCAAGCCCTGGTGGGGAGAGTTCGTGAAAAACAAGCGCGGAGAGTGGTGGGGTACACGGTGAAGATCTACAGATGGACGGCGGTGATGAACTTCATCATCGCCGCGACATGGCTGTTTGAAGCTTGCGTCAACGGCAGCTTCCTGGACCTGTTCGACAGCGTCCTGTGGTTGATCATCGGCGTCGCCAACATGGCCGTGTACGTCGGAAAGAAGCGCATTGCCGAGCTGAAGGAGGAGTTAGCCGTTGAGCGCGCCCGAAACAACCTCTAAGACGCTCCGGCAGTCTCCCCTGACCGACGCCCTGGGTCTGCCCCTGGAAGGCCCGGAGAAGCCCGCTCCGGCCGTCCTGACCCTGCCTATGCAGTACACCGTGTCCGTGTTCCCGCTGGATGACCCCCGCCACAACCGCTACGCCTGCAAAGTCATCCGCTCCACCGACGTCGGAGAACGGCACCCCGGGGACAACTTCTACATCGTGAGGTTAGGCTCGTACCTGGCCGCCGACGGCTGGTGGGAACGGCCCACGCCGCAAGTCCTGGAAGACCCTGGACTCACCGTCGAGTGGATTGAAAACCACTCATTCCCCCGAGAACAAGCCCTGCGCATGGCCCGCAAAGCCGCGCCCTACATTGAGTACAAGGGCATCACAGCGCTTCAAGCTAAGGACGCGACGTGCTGATCGAGTTTGTCCTGGGCTACCTGCTGGTAGGCATGCTGTACGCCCTCGGGTACCACGCCATCATCCGCCACATCCGGCGCCACGCCCGCGACGGCGTTGCCAACCGGGAAGAAAACAACATCCTCAAGGAGGCAGACTCCCCCGGGGCGGCATGGCGCTACACGATCGCCATCGTTTTCCTGTGGGTCTACTTCATCGCCAGGTTCACCCGTGACTACCTCGCAGGTCTCGGCGATGATGACGACGACCCGCAGGACCGAGTACCGCCCAGGTTCCGGTGACCGCGTCCATTTACGCCGTCGCCTTGTCCCTAGCCTTCATCGGCTGGGGTCTGACAACTCCGCTGTGGGACCTGTGGAACTGGATCAAAAGGAGACAAGAGGTGGAGGCTAAATACACCAACAACCTCCAGCTGCGCACGCTCGCCGCCCGCGACACCGTCGCTCAAGACGGCTGCTGCGACGTCAAGCTGGAGAAACCCGACGGTGAACGGTGGAAGCTGTGCCGTCTTCCCGCAGGACATACCGACCATCGCGTCACCGTGGAGGCGTACAACCCGGGCGACCGTAAGTACGTCGTCATGGAAATCTACCGGGACAAGGAGCAGAACTGATGTCCTCACAGTACGTGCCGGTTGCGCCCCCCGACCCCAAGTTGGACCACAGGTTCGCACCCCGCGCCGAGTACCTGGTGATCCGCTGGGACCCCATCATGCAGCAGTGGCTGCCGCCCCGCCCCGCCGTCACCGACAAGAACGTGGCCCAGGACCGGCTGCGTACCTGGCGCAGGCAGCACCCCCGTCGCCACTTCCGCATGGTGGTCGTCGAAACCACCTACAAATTGGTGGAGGACGCGTGAAAAACCGGGCCCTCATCATGCGGCTGTTGAAGTATCCCTGGGATGCCGAGATCGTTATCCCCGCCCCCAACAACAAGCCCTGCGCTGTCCAACCCGTCAACGACGTCACCGCCGGAACCTACCAGCAGCACCACGCCGACATGGGCGAGTTCCGCGAGGACGAGCTGCCCGGAGACGGCGGAGTGGCCGCCATCCGGCTGGACCGGCTCTGATGACCCGGCGTCTCTGGGGGTCCGCCATCATCGCGCTCATCGTCGGCGCCGCCGTCGGATGGCTCATCACCGACGTCATCCTCGGGCCGTCCAAACCCGCCCCAGTCACCCACGGCGCCCCGTTCCCGGGCGCATGAACCAACCCGCACAACAGCGCAACGCTTCAAGGAGATTCATGGAGGAGATCTCAGGCGGCTTTCCCGTCTGTTCCCTCGCGACCGGCTGGATCATCGACGCCAACGGCGTCAAGTATCCGGCGTTGCGCTTCTGCGTGGAAGGCCAGCCTACCGATGAAGATCTGGTGGTGCCGTTGAACGTCGGCGCCATCGTGGAGCTTCAGGACGCGCTCCAGTCCATCCTGGATCAAGCCTTGGAGGAGGATGCCCGTGGCCAGTAACGACTACCCGGGCCAGACGCCGCTGGAAGAGAACTCGGTCTGGAAAATCCAGGTTAAAACCAACGGCAACTGGAAGCTGTTCGAGACCGACTACCACCCGCTGCGCGGTATGGCGTTGGACCGGATTGAGTTCCTGCGGGACGCCTACCGCAGCTACGAGTTCCGCCTCATCCGCATCACCACCGGCATCTACGTAGACGGAGAACCCTAATGGCCCGCACATGGGTGTACGAGTACGCCTCTGATCCCGACTCCGGCGAATCCGTGGAGGACATCACGTTCGAGTACCGGCCTAACGGCACCGTCAACATCGTCGCCCACGACGCCACGATGGGGACCGTGGAACTGGTAGGCATGCCGTTGGCCGCTCTGATGGAGGGCGCCGCCGCCATGGCTACGTACGCTACGGCCAACATCAAGGCCGCAGCCGTAGCCCTTGAACAGCTGAAGGCTCACCTGTGACCGCGCCGGAGCGGCTGCGGCCCAAAGAGCCTGACCAGTGGGCCACCAACATCCCGGGACGGCGTCCGGAGTTCAAAACCCATCGGATCCTGGCCCACGCCAAGAACGCCATCAACAACTTCCAGGGGCCGTTGAGCCGGGGCGTCTTCACCTGCGACATGATCCTGTACAAGCTGGTGGACGGGCAGTACGAACCTCACCTGAAGATCGCCCGGGGTACCAGGCGGGAGGACTATCCGCTGCTGGCTCCCAAGCCTGACCCGCCGTCGCATAAGCGCGCTGAACTTGGCCGCCTGGAAAGCTCTCTGCGGTACCACGAGAAATCCGTGGAGGAACTCAAGGCCAAGATCGCGGCGCTGCGGAAGGAACTCGGTCCGTGATGGACAACTATTACGAGGCCAACAACCTGCTGGCAATTGCGGCCCCGTTCCGTCCGGGGCCGCAGCGGGACTCGCTCGTTCAGGAAGCCCTGACGCATGCGATTCTGGCTCTGGTTTCCGAGCTTCGTAAGGGACGCCGCGCCGACATGGACAAAGGCGCCGTTACGCTGCACCGGCTCGTTACGACGTTAGCCCGATCGGGTGGCGTTTTGACCCGCGAGGTTTGGGTCGAGGGTTACCCGCACGGCGAAACGGGAAAAGTCATCATCGGCTCTCCCTCCAACCCTGAGACAGCGCCCTTCTGGGCTGTTGAAGGCGACGGCCCGTACAGGCTCTTGCTGGGGTACAGCAACGAGGATCCCTACTACCTGGATCGCGGCCATCACCGGGGAGACCCCGTGGAGATCGTCGTCAACAACCGGAGGAACACATGAAGGACCGCGTCCGTCACCGTCGGCGCATCTGCGCTGTGCCGCCGCCGACTATCCCCAGGGACCCCAAGCCGGGCAAGCCTCCGGGCCCGCATTCACCGCAGCCGGACCCGACTCCTACCGGTCCGCCCCCGGCTCCGCGTAGGGAGATCCCGGAGCAGCGTCGCGACAAGTACCGGCAGTCCGAAATGTATCCGACGCTGATTTCGGTGTGGCCGGACGAGACCTGCGCGCATGGCCTGCACGGGGCGGTGACGGCTGCGTAGGTTAGCTGAGTATCGAGCTTGTTCAGCCCTTCCGGCGCATGTCGGAAGGGCTTTACTTTGCTTACCGACTTCGGTAACGTTGACCCTGCAAACACCGACCAGGCCACACCAGAGGAGAAGCTGGAAATGACCACCTACCGCCGGTTCACCACCGCCACCGTCGAGGACACCTTCGTCATCACCGAACTCACCCCCACTGAGAACCACCCCAACAACTGGTGGCTCGACAAGATCGACGGCGTGTTCACCACCCTCGACACCCTCCAGGGCGCCTGGGACAAGGCCCGCGCCCAGGAACTGCCGGTGACCGTCCACACCCTCAACGGCGCCACCAAGAACCTCGGCGTGGTGTTCAACCCCGAGGTGTTCGAGCGCCGCGCCTACTCCGGCTACGTCGGCTACGGCCTATCCATGACGGACGGCTGGTACAGCCCCATCGACTTCGACGCCTGGGTCAAGGCCTTCCGCCGCTTCCCCGCCGAGGAACTGGCCCGCGAGAACGACTTCCACACCAACGCCCTCCCGCTGTACCTGGAGGCGCTGAAGCTCCGCAACGAGTACAACGAGGCCCTGGCCGCCGCCAACGCCTCCTGAGCCAGCCTGAGGGTTCCCGGAGCCACCCCGGGGGCGCCTCAAGTCCGCTCAGGACACGCCTACCGGAGGAGACAGCGTGGAAAAGCCCAGAATCGGCGACGTCGCCAAAGACGCCAACGGCAACCTGTGGATGGTGAACGGCGGAGACGCTAACGGCCCATCCATCACCCTCATGCCGCTGGACAACAACGAATTCGGGATCTTCCCCTACACGGCGCAACGCGACGACAACGGCTATTTCTTGTCGCTGCCCCCGCGCGGCCTGGACAACGACCAGCTCACCTTCACCGGCGTCAACGTCTGCGAACTCTGCACCGGCCTGGACAACGGCTCCCTCATCGTCAAGGACGTCAGCTTGAACGCCGAGGCCGAGGAACAGAAGATCTACGCCAAGGCCTCCCGCATGGACCGGCTCAAGGATTGGACGCTGGAGCGTTACATCGAGGCCGTGAACGCCCAAGGCGACCGTGAAGCCGCCATCTTCGAACACGCCAGCAACCTGTTCTTCATCGAGACCGGCATGTTCCCCACCTCCAGCCCGCAGGCGTACATCCGGTACGTAAAAGACCTGAACAGAACCGTCAAGAAGTGAGCGCCGAAACGCCGGGAGGCGTCGTTGTGGGATGGCAGCCCACGGCCCGAACGAGGCAGGCCGCAACCAGAGGAGAAGACATGAGCGACAACACGCTGGGCGTCAGCGCCCTGGACGCGTACGTGGACAGCATCGATGACGGCGCCCCGCTCTCCGACAGCGAGAAGCACCTCCAGCAGGCCCTGAAGGCCGCGCGCCTGGAGGAGGTCCACGCGTGGCTGAAGGACCGGTTCAAGACGGCGTACGAGCAGGGCGACTACATCAACGAGGCCGCCGCCGTCGAGACGCTGTACCTGATCGAGACCGGCAAGCAGCCGGAGAACGACAACCGGGAGGACGTGGAGACGTTCCGCCGCCATCTCCTCGACGAACTGCTCTGACCGACCCGCTTCAGCGCTCCTGGGCCGCCCGGGGGTTGCTGTGGGGGCCTGTCCATCTAGGAGGAGACGTGAAGTTCAAAGGTGACCGCCGACACGTGAACGCGGTGGAGGCGTTGATGAAGGAGGAGATCCAGCATGGCCGGATAGCGGTCACTGCCACCACTGTCCAGTTCCTGCCGGAAAGGGAAGCTCTGGTAATGGTGGAACGTGCCTTGGACCGGGCCCAACCCGGCTGGCGCAACTCCCCTCTGGAACACCTGCACAGCTTCCCGCAACCCCGCCCCCGATACATGCTCCTGCTGTCCATCCGCGATTGGATCTGCAAACAGCAGGGCCTCAACCCCCGCAACACCTGAGAGGAGAAGACCGGTGGAGTTCAGCAGCTTATCGCCGGAGATTCAGCGCAGCCTCATGTCTGGCTGCAAACTGATCACCCACGCGTCCGCGCCCCACGACATGCACATCAGCACCGCCGTGGAGATCCAGATCTACCGCACCCCGGACGAGCCGGTGGTGAAGATGCTGTGCCACGCCTGCGCAGAATTCGCGGACGACGGCACCTATCACCTCATCCCCGTCAAACCGCCGTCGGTGGAGATTCCCTCCGCCAGCATGCGGCTGGAATTGGCAGCAATGCTGGCCCGACGCAACTACGCCAGCGTCCTGCGCGGCAACCGGGAAACCAATCAGTGGCGCTCCGGCGTCGAGTGGGCCGAGATGCTGTTTGCCATTGAACACGGCTACGAGCGGCGCATGGCCGACCCGGAAGAGTGGGACGCCTTTGAGGAGGAGCTGCACAGCTCCACCCAGGCGTTCCTGGTGGCGGAGCACGAGAAGTCGTTCGCGGACGTTGCCGCCGAGCAGGCCCTGATCGACACCGGCCACCACCCCATCAAGTGGGGTATCGGAGCGCCGGAGAGTGTGCAGTAGGAGCAAACCTCCGGGACCCGGAGCCTGCCCCATGCGTCTCTGGCCAACCTTGAACAGAAAGCCCCCTACGGACAACCGTAGGGGGCTTCTGCGTGGGTCTAAAAAGCCCCGGCAATCCCGTGGGACGCCGGGGAACAATCCGGGCTACACCTCACCCGTCCCCTGGCAGGTACCGCAAGGACCGGCCTCATAACACCACACGGGGACACCGTTCTGGGACCCGTTCTCGTGGCTGAACTTCTGTCCATGCCTGCAAGGGATACGGCCGGAGCCGCTACAAGTCGTACAAGTTGACATCAGTCAACCCTACCAACCGCAACGGCCCGGCCAAGCCAAGCATCATCAGATGTTGGCAACAACCCGCGACAGACGACCAGCGTACTTCGGCGCCCGGAGCGCCAGCGTCGTGTCCGTCAGGACCGCGAACGGCAGCGTGTCCGGAGCCGTCACCGTCGGCGCCAGCGGCAGAATCTGCATGTTCCGGGTGTAAGGCCGGACCATGAAGTTCGGGTCCATCGGCAGCAAGTAGATGTCCTCGTACGCGTTCTGCCCCACCGCAACCGGACGCGGCTTAGCGCCGGTGTTGGTGCCCACGTACGCCGTCGTGCCCGTGTTACCCGACGAGTTGGTGAGCAGGTTGGTGCCGGTGTCGATGATCGACGTGGTCGCGACACCGGTGGTGTCGAACGCGTCCACGACGCCGATCAGCGTCTCAGCGCCGGTGGACGTGCCCCGGTACACCTTGTACAGGATCGGAGCCGCGCCGTCCGGCAGACCCGTCGGAGTCGAGAACGACAGCGTCACCGTGGAGGTGGAGCCGGTGGTGGTCTGGCTGACCTCCACCGAGCCTGCAATCTCACCGAAGCGGGCCACAACAGCCGACACGTTGTAGTAGTACGTGGCCGCCGCCAGCGTGCCGCCCGTGGTGGACGTCGCCGTGGTGACCGTACCCATCTGGAACGTGCGCGGCGACAAGAAGCTGGACTTCACCAGCGGGATGCCACGGTACGTCGGCACGTTCAGACCGCCACCCAGGTTCGTGGTCGGCGCGGCGAAACGCTGCTGCGACACGAACAGCTGGGAGATAGCCGACACCATACGGCCGGACATCAGCATCATCCACGGAGAACCGTCGATAGGCATGGCCGCGTTGGACTCGACCAGGTCAATCAGCTCGTCCAGCTTAGCCAGCGTAACGTTGCCATTGACGTCCTGCGCGTTCACAAACGCGTTGGAGCCGGTACCAGCAGTCCAGTTGGACACCAGGTAGTCCAGGCCGGTAGCCATCGGCTGCGTGCCGTTGGCCGTCGCCGGGTCGTTGCCCCAGACGAACGAGTTCTCCACGGTCCACAGCATCGACTGCACAGTGCCGTCCAGCTCCAGCTGGCGCAGGTCACCCACGATGTCGCGGGTAACGGTCTGCGCGAAGCCGGTCACCGAACCAACAGCCTGGTACAGGCGGATGTTGTAGACAGACTGCTCGTACGTCGAGTTGCTGATCGGACGCGCACCACCGTCGATGACGGCACCCGAGTCCGGCCGGTTCACCCGACGGTTGAAGAAGTACTGCGTGGAGTTCCACTGCTTGGTCGGGATAGCCGCCAGCATCGGAGAGTACCGGCGCTGGTACTCAAGCAGAACAGTGTCGATCGCCTTGGGAATGAGGGGGGTCACGGTCCCAGCCGTGGTCACCGCCTCTTCCAGCAGGGTCAGGTTAGGCATAACTGACTAGTCCTCTCTAGGTCTCAGGGGCTGATCAGGCCGACGCCGGAGCGTCCGGAGCCTTCAGGCCGTAGCCGCCCAGGAGGATGTCCACGCGGTTGTTGTTGAACAGCTCCGCGTCAGTCATCTGCACCTCCTCCTCGGCGTTCTCCGACAGGCGGTAACCGCGACGCGGCGGCAGCCCGTTCTCCTTCAGGAGTTCGTTACGAAGCTCGTCACGAATCTCCTTCCGCAGCTCCTTGGCCAGGGACTCCTTCAGTGCCGTGAGGTCTTCAGCCTTCGGGGTGCCGTCCTCAACTGGGGCGGCCTCAGCGACAGACTCTTCAGCAACCTGCTCGGTGGTCTCCTGCGCGGGGGCAGCGTGCTTTGCGTTCTTGTTGTCTTCCGGCGCCACAGCCTTCAGGGCCGCAGCAACCGACTCGCCGATGATCAAACGCAGGTCATCAGCGGTCAGAGCAATAGTCGGAGCCGCCTCGGTAGCGGCCGTGTTCTGGGTCTCGCCCATGGCGGACTCCTCCTCGTTGTCAGGGGTGTTGCTCGACTCCGCCGTTGCCGACGGAGAAGTCACGTGTACGTGGTTGTGTCCGTGCTGGTGGGACTCGTTGTCCGACGATGCGTGGACGTGCGCGTGAGTGTGGGAGTGGCTGTACGGCTTCCCGCCGTTCTCCGACATAGCGTGATCGTGCATGTGGGAGTGGGTGTGGTTCTCGCCGTCCAAGTCGTGGGTGTGCGAGTGGCCGTCGGCGTCCGGCGCCATCGTCATCTCCTGCGTTTCCGCGCTGTCAGCGGAACGCTCAGCGGCACGAGCCAACAAGGCGTCTATCTTGGCGTTCAGAGCTTCCTGAGTCTGGCGCAGCTGTTCCAACTCCGGGAAGTCGGCAGAGACCTCCAGACGACGGTAATGAGTCACTTGGGAAGTCTGCTCCCCAGCGGAATCGCCCTGCGGCGCAGACTCCCCGTAGTTGTCCAGCATGTTGTCGTCCGGGATGACGCCGCCAACAGCTGCGGTGCCCTGTTCCATAGGGCCTTCGCCCTCAGCGCCAACGTCAATGTCGGCATCGTCGTCGGGGTCCATGACGTTGATGGCGTTCATCGCCGCTACCGCAGCAGCCTGAGCAGCAGCCCGCAGCTGATCCGGCGTCACGCAACCCCGGATAGTCACCGACAGAGGACCCGAGTAGGCGTCGATGCAGAAACCCGACACGTTGGAGGTGTCACCGTAGTACTCGGTGACATCTCCCACCCGCACCTCCGACTCCTTCATAGAGCCGTCGCTGGCCCAGTTGTCGGGGATCAGATCAGAGGCACCTAGAGCCTTGGCCCGCTTGATGATGTGCCGCCGGATAGCGTCATGGTCGGCTCCGCCCCGGCCAACAGCCTTGATGGCTTTCTTCAGGTCAGAAACGTCCTTGATCGGGTACGACGGGTCACCGTTGTCGTTCTTCATCGCCTGACCCTTGGACGCCATGTCCTTCATGTCGTCGGCGCTGTACTTGGCCTCCGACACCCAGTAAGGCGTGAGGTCACCCTCAAACTGAACACCGCGCGTCACGGTCCACTCCTTGGTCTCCTGGGTGATGTCGGCCCAGCCGGAGTCCTCCTCGGAGAGGGTGACGTTCGCCTCCATCGCCTCGCTGATAGGCGTCCGGAGGACACCGCCGGACTCGGTTGCCTTGCTGGATCCCGAGTCGATGAGTGCGCCGTCCACCCCCGGGCTGGCGGTGAAGTCGATAGCGTCAATCTCAAGATCGTCAGCGGAGGTGGCCAAGCCCTCCGCTGTCTGCACCTGCTTGGTGTCACCCACCCAGTAGCCGTGAATCGACACAGAACGCAGCGCAGGCGCCTTCCCCGTCACCAAGGCGGCAATGTCCTGGCCGTGGGACGTGTTGTACAAGTCCGCCTTGTACCGCAGCGACTTGTCCTCGCCGATACTCACCGCCGTGACCCGGCCAACAATCCGCGCGGAGTCATCCCCAGCCTCATGGTGGGTCCGCATCACGATAGGCAACCCGTTGGGGTCCGCCAGACGTTCCTGCATACGGGCAGCTGCCTTAGCAATCAGCTCCGGCGTGTACAGGCGCCGGTTACGGCTGACACCCGGAGCCAAGGCGACACCGCTGATCTTGGCTAGTGCCATGGGTAACCCCTTAGTGGTAGCTGATGGTGAGGGCTCCGTTGGTGGCAGCGCCAGCGACGGTCAGCCCGTTCTCAAACGGCATCCCCAGGTTGTAGATGCTGCCGACAGCAGCAGAAGCCGGAACAACGCCGATGATGACGCCGGTCACAGCGCCGGAGGCCGGTCCGTTGGCGTCGTAGATGTTGATTGCGGCAGCGCCGTTGGTGGACGTCACCAAGATCTTGGCTAGCGCGCCAGAGCCGGTTTTGACGACGGTGTTGCTTGTGGTTCCGGCGGCCACGGTCGCAGTGGAGTCGCCATCGTCGGTGGTGTTGACCAGCGGAGCAGTCACGTGCCCTCCTAGTTGAAGAATCCGCTGTACGCGGAGATGTCGAACTCTGCGGAGGACACGCAACGGCAGCGGGGGTGCGCAGGCATTGACGGAAAGTCCATGATCGGAAAAGGGCTGTCCTCGCCGTACTTCTCGCAAATGGCGCAGACCCTACCGTCCCCGGCAGTCATCCACGTCACCTTCTGCACGCCCTCCGACTTGTACAGGTCCAGGGCGCCACGGGACATACCGAACGAGGCGGCCCAGTCCACGATGAACGCAACCGTGTCCTCCTCCGGGGACAGGGCCCCCAGAACGTCCACACCGGCCCGCACCATCTGGCTGTACTCGGCGCCGGAAGCGGCAAGGTCCCCCATCGTGTGCATGAACTCGTCCGCTGCCCGCCCCAGCATGCGGTGCAGCCAGCTGTCCGCTTCTGCCCAGGTGGCGCCGTCGTTGGCCAGGGCGTCATAGGCGTGCTGGAACGCAATGTCGAAGTCAAAACCCAGCTTGTGCTCAGCAGAGGCCGCCACCGCCAAAGCGTCGGCAAAGCCCTCCGCCCGGGACGCCGTGATCAGGTCACGCATGATGTCCCGGAGTTCCTGCCACGAATTGGTGCCCGGGACCCAGGCTAGGAGGCGCATAGCCGCATCCCTAGCCTCCCGCTTGACCCGACGTAGCCAATCAGGGTCCGGGGCCGCCTCCGACAGTCCTACGGCGTTTCTGAACAACTCCACGGCCCCGGCAACATCCAGAGCCGCTGTCGCCTGCCGCCACACCGGCAACAGCTTGGCCGTGAAGTCATCCATCAACTTGAACCGGCGGGCAAACACCGACGCCCACACGCCTTCAAGCTTCCCCAGATGGATAGCAACCTCAAGGATGCCCGGCTGATCCCAGTTCTCAGCACACAAGTCCATCGCAGCGATACAGCCCGCGTGGACCCGCTCCGTCATCGGACCGCCCGACATGGCCCAACCCTGCGCATACGCCGTACGGGCATACGGCCGGATGGCGTCGTTCAATGAACCCTCCTACAGTGAGGCCATGAGCGAGCCTTACATCAGCGGCATGGGCGAATTCCCGGAGATCCTGCACCGGATGCGGCACGTCATGGCCGGAACCGCCATGCCCCCCCAGTTCACAGCCAACTTCATCCGCACCCTGGTGGAGGAACTTTGGGTAGCGCACAACGTCATCAAAGACTTGGAGAAACGCGTCACCGAGCTAGAAGACCGCACCCCCGACTGGCAGATACGGACCACCTCCCCGCTGCTCTAACAGCCAATGGCCTTCTGCGTCGCCAACGTCGCCGTAGTAGCAGACCACTTCACCCACCAACCAGCAGGCAACCGGAAAGACATCAGCTCGCCAGCTGTAGCCGTCGCCGAGCTGATGATCGTGTTGGCCGGAGTAGACGTGGGACCGATAGCCAACGTGTTAGCTGTACCGGCCGTACCAATCGTCAAATACACCATGTAGTCACGGGTGGTGTCGGACAGCTGCGCGGCGGTGCCGTTGGCGAATGTCGGTGTCAAAACTGGTGCGCCGTTTGCGGTGGTGGTCCCACCGCTCGGGGACCACACCCCCGTTGTCTGCGCCAACACGCCAGCGGACAAGCGCGCAATGGAGACATCGGAGCTGCCAGTACCGGGACCCCAGAACATGCCGCCGTCAGCGGTCAGCTGATACCGCTTGAACGTGTCGGTCCCCACGATGGAACCCAAGATCGTGTTGCCGCTTGAGGTAGGAGACAACGTCAGCATGCCGGTCAACGGAGCCGGTGCCGACACGTTGGAGTTGCAGTTATCCAGCAGGAAACCTCCAGTGGAGGTTCCCAAGTTGATGTGCTTACCTGTCGGGGTGCCGATGTAGATGGCGGTAACGTTGCGGGCTGCAACGTTCTGCCCCGCTACCGTCGAGTTCAACGTCACGCCATTAGCAACCGTCTGCGGAGTGCCGGTGGCGATGAACACGTTGCTGAGGTCCGAGTCCTGCGACGACCAGGTAATCACGTCCTGGGGCGTCGAGTAGCCGGTATAGAAACCACCCGAGTAGCAGTACAGGTTGTTCACGTACACGCCCCGGGTGTTGGCGTCCACCAGCAGGTGCGGACCGCCGTTGATCACAGCGGTTTCCATCTTGCAGTCCACCAAGTAAATGCTGTTGCAACCGGAGGAACTGCCGGTGCCCTGCTGAATCCACATAGCGCCGGTGTGGAACGACTCAAACCGGCACCCCACAAAGTGGATCTGGTTGGTGGTGTCGGTGGACGAACCGAAGCCGGACGCAGCAGCTGAGCACTGCAACAGGACGTTAGGGGTGGCAGCGTTGAACGTCGTGCTCCCCGACAGCTCAATCACCATGTTGTAGAACCGGGAATCCCAAAACTCCACGCCCGCGACACACACGTCAGGGTTGTTGACAATCCGGATGTTCTGAAAGTACAGGTTGTCGGCGTAATAGGCCTGAACAACCTGCCCGGTGAAGCCGTTCCCGGACAGATGAATGTTCTCGATCGAGCAGGTTTTGCAGTGGGTAGCACCTGTCGGGTCCGACGACACCCCCGACATGGAAATCAGCGTGCCGTTACCCAGCTTCTTGATCTGGGTGGAGCCGATAGAGTCCCCTACCAGACGGATGCCCGTGTAGGCGTTGGTGCCGTTGTTCAGCGTAATCGCAGCGGAGGAGCCTCCAGGCGTGACCGCGTACACCCCGGCAGGAAAGTACACAACGCAACCGTTAGCCGGTGACACCGCCGCAGCAGCGTTAACTGCTGCCTGAATAGCGGCGGTGTCGTCGGTGACGCCGTCCCCCGCAGCGCCGTACGACTTCACCGAGATCCAGTCCGGTGTGCCAACGACAGTGCTACTTGGCGTCACAGGCGACAACGTTGAGATGTCTACCGTCGAACCCAGAGAGTGCGGCAAGTTCACGTTGTAGCTGCGCGGAGACAAACCCGTGATGGTTTCCGTGACCTTCCACGTCCAGTTTCCCGGCAGAAGCTGCCCCGTACAAGGCAGAACCACAGAGAAAGCGCCGGAGGTGTTCAGCGCCACCGTCACCCCGGTACCGCCCAACACAACCTGCCCCGTGGTGTCCACCAAGACCGGGGTAGAGGGCGTGAACGTCACCGTGCCCTGCATACCGGAACCTGTCGGGTTCAGGTAGGTGCCGGTCACCGTGATCGTGTTGATGTCCCCTGGCAGCGGCACAGCCGACTCCTCATCTACGGCAGTAAAGCCGTCAAATCCACCGTTGTTCCAAGCGTGTGAGGAATCGACTTCCCCGGGTACTGCGCCGCCGCTGCCCCGTTCAACGCCACACTGATCGTGTACGTGAAAGCAGGCAGGTTAGCGTTGTCGGTGCACACCAACACCACCGACATGTTGTTGACGCCATCCAAAGCGGCCGACGTCGGACCCTCGATAGTGACGTGACCCACCGAGTCATTCAACGGCAACACGGAAGGGGTGAACGTTACCGTGCCGGTTGCCTTCACCCCCAATACGTTTAACAAGGTCCCCGTGACCGTGATCGTGTTCAAGTCCCCCGGCAACGGCATCTGCTGCTCCTATCAACGTCTAAGCCAAGACTCCACAGGCAGAAGGTGCAGAGCCAGAAAAGCCGCCGCCAGAGCCAGCAGCGCCTCCGGGGAGAACCACGTGTTGGTGTGGGCTCCCAAACCAATCAGGATGAAGTCCAAGACGGCCGCGATTACGGCCAGAACAGCGAACATCAGCGCACCTCCGTGCGGTGAAAGTTGATCCAGCCCCGGGACGGGGTCGGACCGCGCTGTCCCTGATACCTGCTGCCGTTGGCTTTATTCCCGTACGGCTCCTCCGCTGGGGAGGACAGCTGAAAGAAACACAGCTGCCCGATCTTCATCCCCGGCCACAGCTTCACCGGCAACGACGCGACATTGGACAACTCCAACGTGACGTGGCCTGTGAACCCGGGATCGATGAAACCAGCGGTGGAGTGGACCAGAAGCCCCAGGCGCCCCAGAGAAGACTTCCCCTCCAGCCGCGCCGCAACATCGTCCGGGAGAGACACTGCCTCCAGTGTCGAACCCAGGACGAACTCCCCGGGGTGGAGGATGAACGGCTCACCGCCCTCTGGCTCCACCATCCGGGTCAGCCCCGGCTGCTCCACAGACGGGTCAATAACTGCGTAGCGGTGGTTCTCAAACACCCGGAAGAACCGGTCCAGCCGGACGTCCACGGAGGACGGCTGCACCATGGAGAAGTCCAGCGGGTCCAGACCGATGTGTCCCTTGGCGATGCTTGCGCGGATGTCCCTGTCGGAGAGCAGCATCCAAGCAGCCTAGCCTGTGCGGAAGACGAGGGAATCGAACCCCCAACGGTGTTACCCGCCACGGTTTTCGGGACCGCTTGACTCTCCAATGTCGGGTCTTCCTTGCGCCTGGTTTGGGTTTCCAACCCATCCGGGAGCACGGCGTTGCGCAAACCAGGCAAGACCTGCCGTTCTCGACGCGGCAGGTGCTCCATCAGTGGGCGGCCGTGGGATTCGAACCCACACGCACGGAAACGGGTCCGCTGTCCTACCTGTTAGACCAGACCGCCCATGACACGGAGTCGTAAGACCCTTGGCTGTCAAGCAGCGCAGGCGACGTGTCTCGCCCCAGTACCCCACTGGCCAGGTGGAGCGCTTGCGGTTTGTAGTGACCGATACCGCCAAACGGTCGCGGAGAGAGTAGGGATTGAACCTACGCCAAGGGGATTACGTCCCTTTGGGCACCGGCCGCCTGATCAGGGCCCAGACCGGTCCCATTGCCACTCTGGCACCTCTCCAACGTCGGGATAGCAGGATTCGAACCTGCGCTCTCCTGATCCCAAATCAGGCGCCCTCGTCCAAGCTAGGCCACATCCCGTTGGCTGGGTGACCGGACAGCGCGCGTGCCCGTGAAGTACCGTGCGCCGTCCGGACCCCCAGTGGAGCAGGTGGGACTCGAACCCACATCCGCCTGCTTGCAAAGCAGGTGCTCAGCCATTGAGCTACAACCCCATGCGCGGGCCCGAGAACCGGACCTTGGCCGCCGTGGCGGTTTGGGCGTTCGCGCCATGCCCTACAAGCACATTACCGTGTTACCGGTTACTCGTCACGGCCAAAAGCGGAATCCCGCGCCCTACGCAACACACGGATCAGCCGGTTCAGCTCATCCCTGGACAACGGCGGCAGGAACCGCTCCGTGGCCGTGTTGTTGGGAGGCCAACAATCCGCACCCTCATAGTCCTCCCACGGCTGCGGCTCATGCGACACCACTGTCAGCTGCACGTAGCCCTTAACCTGGGAGCCGTCGTGCCAGCGCACATACAAGATGTCGTCCATCTCAGCCGTGGCACCCTCATCCGAGCCCCGCAGACCGGGCAGGCCGGGCAGGCCGTGCAGCATTTTCCGCCAATGCGCAAAGTTGATCTGTTCCTTCGGCATCACGCCACCTCCATCACGGAGAACACTCCCCTCACGGGAGCACTAGCGGGATGCTAGCAGGCAGCCCCCGCATCCCGGGGGCTGCCTTGCGCTGCTACTTCTTGTGCTTCGGTTCCGGCTTGTCCGCCGTCTCCTCCGCCTGCTTCTGCTGCGGCGTGTACTGCTCCCAGTCCTGAGCTGCCTGATCCTCGTCGTTCGGAGCCCAATCAGTGGCGTCCGGAGCGTCCGGGGAGTGCAGCTTCAGCTTTGACTGAGACTCCTCCACGTGGTGCCGCAGATGCTGGTCCTGCGGCCAGCCCTGCCGACGTACCGCGTGCTGTTCCGTTGCGAGCTTGTGAGCGTCCATGAAGTTCATGCCGCCCCGGCTACCCCCATCCGCCGGAGCTACACGCCCAATTCCGAACTCAACGCCCCGTCCATCGACAACAGCGTGGCCCGCACAAAACAGTCCTTGGCCTCCAGCAGCTTCCGCAGCCCCGCCGTCAGCTCTATGCCGTCCGGCAACGACAGCGCAAGCTCCTGCGCCAAGATGGAGAACTTCATGGACACGTCAGCTAGAGCCTGCGGCAGGTGCCCGTACTCAAACAGCCGCAGCATATGCTGAGTAGCGGGATGGCGGTTAGAGAACGGCATCGGTTCCTCCAGTGGCGGGCTCAGGGCCGGACCTTAATACGCTGCACAATCAGGATGTGCCAGTCAGTGGCTTCCTTGTCGTCCCGCGCAGGCCGGTACGGTACAAACCCAACCCCAGGCAGATGCAACACCAACTCGCCATCATCTGCCTCTACCCACCAAGTAATAGACCAACCAGACCGCTTCACCGGCTGAACACCCCAGCGGGTGCCGTCCTCCCGGGGCTCGCCGTTGAAGAGGCAGTCCATAGCCTCCTCAAACGACATGCCGGTTTTCACTCCAACCACCACGTAGCTGTTGGAGCAGTGGTCCCGTTGATCTGGAACCAGCCCTGAGGACCCACCCGCAGCTGATACAGCGTCAACGCCCCAGCAGCCTGCGTGTACACCGTCGTCATCGACGGAGCCGACGCCCCGCCCATCAACGCCGACAGCTGGATCGTGGTGATACCTGTACCGCCGGTCAGGTTAATGGTGACCCAACGGCCATACGGGTTCATGATCGCCGTGTTAACCGACAACGATGGAGGGCTGGAAGCAGGACCGGGGAACTGGAAATCGCAGATCACCTGCATGGGGGTGGCTGAGCCAAGCGTCGGCGCAGCGGCGCCGTTGCCCTTGAAATGCAGCACGCCGCAGGCGGCTACCATCCCGGAGGAGTTGTCGCGGATGGTTTGAGTGCCTTCCGTGTCTACCGCCCCAGAGATCATCGGTCCAACACCGGACTGCCCGGGACCGATGATCTCCAGCATGTTGTTGCAGCCCTCAATGGAGATCTGCGACAAGTTCATGCCGTGGGAAGCGCCCACGCCCGGGTTGGAGTGCCCTGACCCGGCATCGTCGTAGTTCCCTACCGGGCAGATACCGGACCAGCAATACAACATCACCCCACCAAGCCAGTCGGTGTGCTCCGTCATGAACAGGCCGCGCGTGTACCCGCCATGGCAGATCACGTTCCGGAGCTGGTTGTTGTCGTTGTTGCCAGCAGACGGCAGCAGGACGCCGATGGACAAGCCCGCGCTGAAACCATTCGGATTGTTGAAGTCCGCCGCCGCGTACGTGCCGGTAGTGCCGTAGCCAAAGTTCTCCAAGACGCAAGCGGCCACCCCGTGCATGTTCAGGGCGCCGTACGTCCAGCCGTTAGCCGAGTGCGTGGTGTAGACCTGCATATTCTGCAACCGCACCAGCGCGTTGTTGTACAGCAGGGAGTTGCCGCCGTAGCCGTACGCTCCGGTCTGCCCGGAGATCACAGCAGGGTTGCCGGACGCCGTCAGAGAGTTGGTTTGAGCTGTGGCGTTGGGGAACACCCCGAACGACACCAGAGTGGAACCGGACAGCTGCGGAGTCTTCTGATGCCAGTGCCGGGTGGTTCCGCCGTCGGTGGCGCCGAGAATGATCAGCTCCACCTTGTTGCCGGTGTCCGGCTGCACCGGGATAGTCAACTGCCCGTTGCAGCCGTTGACGCCCGGCTGGAGTGCCCCGGCAACGCCGTAAAACAGCCCGTTACCTGGTGGGATCCACACAAGGCCCATGCCGTACTTCTGGCCGTAGGCGAAAGCCGCGTTGATGGTGGCCTGTATCGCAGCCGTGTCGTCGGTTGCCCACAGCACCAGGAGACTGGACGCGGTGGCCGTAGCCGCAGCGGAGAGGGTCACCGTGGACGCGGACGTGTAGCCGGTGATCGTGGCCACTAGGGATGTCGCTCCGGACGTCAGAGCGCCCTTGACCTGAATGGCTTTGCCAACGTCAGCCCGGGTGAACGGCGCCGACGGGCACGTAAGCACATTAGAGCTGGCGGTAACGGAACCGTCTGTTGCCGCCTGCCCGTCTCCCTTAGCGCCGTAGGTGCGGACGTCAAACACCCAAGAACCGGCATTGACTACCGACTGGTAGCTGCCGGTGTTGCCGGTTGTCGAGACCGGAACTTGCCCTACCTGTGCGACAGACGGGGCGTTGAAGCCGTTGACGGACGCCCCGCCGACGGTGAGCTGATCCAGGTACACGGGCCCCGGGATGAACCGCTCAGTGGTAACCACATATGGCTCGGTGGCAGTCACGGGTTTCCTCCCGGACGGTGAAGCTACAGCGCCCCCAGGCGGACCTGGGGACAGGGGTATCAGCTGAAGTAGCCGTAGATCTGGTGACCGGCCGTCGGCGTGATCGTGCCCAGGCTGGACCCGGCAGCTACCGGCGTGGTCTGCGACGTCAGCGACGTACCGCACCAGATAGGCGCTGCCGTGGCCAGTCCGGCGTGGGTGAATGCCGGTGCGCTGGCGAACGTTGGCATCGTACCTGCCACTACACACACAAACAGGTAGTAGTAGCCGGTGTAGGTGGTGGTGAACGACGGGATGGCCGTGGTCGTGAGGGTGTTGGCGGCGAAGTACGCTGCGCCGGTGTTGTCGGCGGACACGGTCAACACCTTGTTGGTGTTGTCGGCCAGGCCAACCCAGGCGTGGGTGCCGGTAGCCTCCGCTGCGACGGAGAACAGAGTCAGGTTCGACAGGGTCAGACCTGCCTCGATAGGCAGCAGCGTCTCATACACGGTGCCGGACGTCAGCGCAGCGGAGGTGGAGGTGGCCGACATGCGGCCATCCACCGACGCGGCCTTGGCACCGGACGGCTCCAGGTACTGGTACATCCAGGCCTTGGAGCCGGTGATACCGCCGGAGGCGACGATGGGGCCGTTGAAGGCGTTGTTGCCGGTGCCCTGGAGGGTCAGCTGGTCAATAGCGACGGTGCCGGGGGTGTACTGCCCGGTCACTACGACGTTGGGTGCGACGGCGTTCATCTGTGTTTACCCGATCTGCTTGGGGATGAGTGCCGGGACGTCCTGCGCCCTCAGCGGGTGACCACTAGGCATCGTTGCTCCTTCCCGGCCCGGGAAGCTGCTTCAGAGCTTCTTTCCGGCGGGCCCTGTACGCGCGGTCCCACGATGCCGTCAGAGCGCGCCTATCGGCCTCTGAGGCTGTTTCCCGGGGCGGCTTGCCCTGAGTGGCGTCCTTAGGAAGTCCCGGACCAACAAGCGGCGACATCTTGGCGTTGGGATGCATGTCCGGGACTGGAGCGACCTTCCCGCCTGACACCGCAGCAGCATTAGCAGCCAAAGCAGCCGGAGGCTCCGGAACCTCAGCGTCCGGCAGTCCCGGCACGTAGCCGTTGACACCGGCAGCGGTCAGAGGGGCAGCGTTCTTGCCGACGCTGGCCTTGGACATCGCTTCCATGTCGTCCCACGCCACGATGCCGGTGCGGGTGTCCACGATGTTGATGTCTCCGCCGTCGATAGGCGGCTTGCCCAGTTCCGCACGCCAGTCGTTGACGGAGTACGCACCGTACTTGAGCCGCAGCTCACGCACCTGCTCCACCGTGAGACTGTCACGGAAGTCCACCTCGGCGAACTCCAGATGCCAGCCTTTGATGCCGAATCCCTGCTGAACGATGTGGTAGTTCAGCTTCTCCAGCAGAAGGTTGGCGATCGGGATGACCGTGTTCACCTGGAACGACTTGTTTTGTGCCTCGCCGGAGCCGCCGCCGATGTTGCCGGTCTCGATGATCCCCACCTTGGACGGGGGAACGCCGAACGCTGCGATAATCTGGTCCCGCAGCACCCGCTCCGTGTCCAGGTAGTCGGAGACCTTACGCGGGTCCAGCACCTGCACAGCGCCGCCGCCGGAGGTAATGACGGGGTTGCCGACGGCTTTGGGCCCCAGGTTGAACACCTGGTACTGCTCCCGCCAGCGTTGGATGTCGGTGTCTTCGTAGTGGGCCAGGTCCACGTGGATGCGGGGCGGGTCTCCGCGCCGGAAGCATTCCTGGATGGTGGCCATGGTGAAGATCCAGGCGGTAACCGGAAGCAGGGCTAGCTGCGCCGGGGACACGCCGTACAGGCCTCCGCGCGGGGAGTCCAGGGAGATGTGCACCACCTCGTGGATCTTGAACTCTGCCTGCCGTAGCCCATCCACGTCCTGCCGGTAGCCGGTCACTTCCCCATGGGAGTCCGCAATCACGGTCATGGTGGTGGCGTCCAGCAGGTATAGAGCAACCGGCTGCCCCAGAAGCCAGATCACCTCAATGTAGGCGTCGCCAAAGAGCTGCAAGGACGTGATGACCATCCGCAGCAGCTGGATGATGTCCTGGGTTTCGTTGGTGAACTTCATCAGACGGCGCAGGTTAAGCACCTCTGGTGGCTCTTCCGGGACTTCATCCTCGGGTACGTCATCGTCTGGGACTATCTGGAGCCCTCCGGCGGTGACGGTGCGGGCGATAACGCCGATAGCGCTGCTCATCCAGCCGCAGGTGTTGTAGGCGTCGTGGAGGTGTTGGAGCAGTTGTTGACGCTCTGCCGATGCTGCCATCTGCTGGGACGGCATGTCGGAGGTGAGGGGGACGCCGAATTCAAAGCCGCGTCGGCGGATCTGCGCTGCGGTCCATTCGGGCATGAGCGCTTGGGCGGATGGTGCGTTTTGTTTGGCTTCTTGGGACTGCTCGGTGCGGAAGCCGAGGAGGCGTGCGAGGCCGTTGCCGACACCCATTCAGTGCCTCCTTCACAGGTTAAACGGGCTTTACTTTGTTTAGGGGGTCAGCTAGGGTTGGACTCGTAAGCCAACCAACCCAGAGGAGAACCTGATGGCCCACAGCAACGCCACCCTCATCACCTACTTCAACGAGGACGGCAGCATCAGCTCCAGCGAGATCGTCACCGACGCCGAGCTGACCGACGACAACGTCACCATGCGGGAACTCCGCCAGGACGTCCAGGACATCGCCAACAGCGGAGGCCTGACCGTCTACGTCTGCCGCGTCGTCTCCGCCGAGGACGAGATCTGGGACTCGGAAAAGGTTCTGGCTGCCATCCGCGCCGACAAGTTTGCCAAGCTGTACAAGGCTGAGGAACTGGTGAAGATGAACACGGCGTTGGCCGAAGCCGGGATGGACTCCGCCACCCGCGAGCGGGGTGCCCGGCAGCTGGAGAAGAACAAGAAGGCGCTGCGGAAGGGCATTGACGCCCTGTCGCAGGACGAACTGAAGCTGTACGGCGACTACCGGCAGCGGATGCTGGGCTACTAAGCCCAAGCCGCTAGAAAGCCCCCAGGAGCACCCTGGGGGCTTTCCCGTGTCCAGGAACCACCCAGACGGCTACGGGGCCGGGAGGATTGCTCCTAGGCAGTCTCCCGCTGCATTCCCGGGCAGTCGCAGAGGCGGCACCGGTACGGGCAGTCCCGGTCCGGCCAAGACCTCCACGCCCACTCCGGGCACTCGTGGCTGTCATCATGGGAGTGGTGGACGTCGGCGTGGCCGCACCCCGTACACGCCGCTACTACACGTAGAACCTGTAGACCGGTGTTCATCAGGGCCCTTTCAGTAGGCTTGGAGGCGTGCCCAAAGCTACCTGCCTCAAGTGCTCCAACACCGCCACAATCGCCATGCTCTGCGGCAAGTGCTATCGCAACAGCCAGACGGAAGTGCCGGTTGCCCACCGGCCGGAACCGCGCGTTACGAAAATCCCCACGGCTGCCGGACCTGCGGTTTCTTACGAAACTCCACCAGCTGGAGTGCAGCAGACCCGCTGTGAAGCCCCGGGCTGCGAGACTTTCGTAAGCCAACAGCCGACTGGCCGCCGCAAGCGGTTCTGCTCCGCGCGCTGCCGGGTGCGCTTCAACGCCGCCAAGGACTAGATCCCCCACGGGTTCCCTGACGGGTGCAGCACCGGGAAGCCCCCGATGACCTCTCCCTTGTAGGCCGGGGTGAACTCTCCCCGCTGCTTCGGGTCCAACACGACGTCGCCGCCCGTAGGGACCGGCTCCGGCCAGTGGAACCGCACCTCGTTGCCCAGGTTCACCAGCATGTACCGGAGCGCGTCTGCGGCATGGTCTGGGGCTTTAGGGTCTGAGTCCTCCGGGTTGCCGGTCTTGGCGTACGGCAAGTCCGCAAGCTCACTGAACAGCTTCATGCACGGGGAGAAAATGTGCAGCCTCGGGCAGGTTTCCCAACCCTCCGCCGCGTGCATCCGGCAAGCCGGAGCCTCAGCAAGGAACGAGTGGACACGCTGCCAGCCCGCTACCCGGCTGCCCGGTCCCTTCCCTGCCTTCTCCAGATGCACGCCGTTCTCCGCGTACACCTGCGCGATGGGCTTAGCGTCACCGTTAACAGCCCACATTGCGTCGTCTGCGTACCGGGCTGTGATGGACTCTCCCGGCTGCTCTGCGGCCAAAATAGACCGTGCCTGTTCTGTCTCCCCGATACCGGTCTGGTAGATCTCCCGATAGATCCACAACCGCTTGTCCTCGTCCAAAGCACCCCACAGGACAGCCCACGGCGCTGCGAAACCCCAGTCCACAGACATGTACCGGCGCCACGTCTCCGGCAACGTCAAAGGCTGCACCACATGCCGGTCGTACGACAGCTCCGGGAACACCTGGCCCTCAAAGACGTCCCAGTTGCCGTCCACGTAGGCCTTGCGGAGCTGTTCCGGCAGACCCATCAAGTCCGCGCGGTACTCCTCATTCAGGTGCGGGTTGTCCGACAGCTTCGACGGGATGAAACGCACTGTCCGCTTGCGTTTCTCATCCAACACGACTTCCTGGCCGTACTTGGTGGGCTTGATGTACCGGTCCTTGGTGGCCGAGTGCGACGGGCCACCAGGGTTGGAACCAGACCGGATACCCAACACCGGAATGTTGTTGCCGGACCGCAGCCGCGACTCCAGGAACGTCAACACGTCCGACGGCGTCAGCGTCCGCTCATCAAACAGCAACAGCTGAAACTCGGAGCCCTGACGGCGGGAAGCGTCCACCATGTTCTCGGCGTACCGGAACATCATGATCGAGCCGTTCGGGAACCTCAGCTCGTAGTCCCCACCAGCCCACTTAGCGCCAAGGACGTTAGCAAACCCGTAGGATGCCAACTCCTTAATCAGCGACTCCTTCAGCTCCGGGTACGTCCTCCGGAACGCACCCACCCGGATACCCGGGTACCGCACACACGCCCGGATACCCTCCATCAGCAGGGCAACAGTCTTCCCGCCGCCAACAGCACCGCCGTACAACACGTCATACTCGGTGGCGTCGTGGAACATCTGCTGACGCGGCGTCGGAACGTAGCCCAGAGCAGCGAAAACGTCCGTACGCCGCATCTTCTCAAGCTGGATCTTGTTGTACTGCTCCTGAAGCCTCTTCAGCTCCTCCAGCCGGGAGAGCTTGTACGCTGCCAGGCTCATCTCCCCAGCCATACTCGGATCCCTCCAGACGGAGCTGCTTACCCAACTCTTCAATCTGCCTGTCGATAGCGTCCACGGACGTGATCTCCAGGTTGACCTGGAGCGTCGGGTCAAGCTTCAACAGCTTGCAGATACGGTCCGTGACCTTCAAGACCATGTCGCCTGCGCCCTTGTCGCCCTTTACCGCGTCACCCCAGAAGGCCCGCCGCATCCGCAGCAGCACCAGCAGCTGTTCCTCGATGAGGAGGTCCACGTTGCGGGTGCGTTCCATGACGTGCTGCTCAAGAGCACGGTCGATGTCTACCGCTGCTGCGGAGCGTCCGGCGTAGCCCAGCTGGTCGGCAATCTGCTGGTAGGTGAGGCCTGCCAGTTTCAGCTCGACAGCTTGCGCTCGACGCTTGGCTGTAACGATCTGCTGCGCTTTGGATGCCGCCACTGTTAGCCCAACTTTTGTGTTAGCGAGTACGTGCTTTCACGGTAAGGCAGGTAAGCCAGCTGGTCTAGCTGTGGGTTTTGTCTGTGGGGGTGTTTCCGCAGTGGCAGCCGGGATCGGGCATTGGGCAGTCCGCTTTGTGTTGTTTTGCCATTGCGTCGAGGTTGAGGCCGGTGCCGTCGTTGTGTTGGGGGGCGTGGGTGTTGCAGCTGAAGACGGCTATGGTGTGGGGGCCTGGGGGGTGGTGGAGGTCTCCGTAGGGGCCTTGCCGGTTGAGGTAGGTGTCTTCTTCTTGGGGGGTCATGGCGCGTTGCCATTGCCAGGTGGCGGGACCGTTGCAGTTTGTGTGTTGGCAGCCGTGTTGGCCGTCGGGGAGGCGCCAGTGGGGTTTAGCCACGGGGGGTCTCCTCGGCTTGGGGGGTGTGGAGGTCGATGATCTCCTGGGTGGCTTTGGCTGCTAGTGGGGCGTAGCGGGTCTGGTAGTCGAGGAGCGCTTGTTCGGCGTAGTACCGCTGCCAGTCTTGGGCGGTGCCGTCCGGCGGGGTGGCCTTGGAGTGTTTTTTCACGGTGTCCTCCGGAGGCATTCGTAACAGTGGCGGATGTTGGGTGGGGTGTGTTTTTTTGTGAGGCTGTTTCGGGGGTCGGCTAGACACACGAGGCGGTGTTAGGTGATGGTGAGCAGCCCTACTTGTTGTACGGGGACTTCTGGGTTGTCGGTGATTTTAATCCAGACGTTCCAGTTCCCGACGGCTAGGACCACTCCGTTGTTGGCTGGTCCTATGAGGCATTGGGCTAGGTAGGTGTTGGTGCCGGTGGCGGCCCAGTTGCCGTTGTGCCAGTCTCCGCTGCCGGGGTTTTGGTTGGCGGGGTTGGGCATGAAGGCGAATTGAACGGTGTCAGCGGTGGGGTTGTAGGCGACGCCTCCGACTAGGGCGGTGACGGGGTATGCCAGGTATTTGGTGTCTAGGGCGCTGCGGGTGACGGTGTCCACGGCTTGGGCATCTCCCGGGTTGTTGATGCTCCACGTGTTGGCGGCTCCGCCGATGGTGAAGGTGACGGCGTTGACGGTCATGCGGGGTTGCCTGCGGGGCGTGGGGGCGCGGTGGGGGCGGGTTGCCGGGCGATGCGTGCGGCGAGGTCTCCGGGGGTGACTGCGGCGGGGGTGTCGCGTCCGCAGTTCCAGTCAAGTCCGGCGGAGTCTCCGCAGATGGCTACTAGCTGGGAGCAGATGACGGCTTTGTCTTTGTCTGCGCGGGCTGTGAGCCATGCCCAGTTGAGGCCTAGGGAGCGGAGGGAGAGCCGGGCGATGTCGGTCCATCCGTAGGGGGTGCCGATGAAGGTTTCTGCGCGTGCGACGACTTGTTTGCGCTGGTCGTCGGTGATGGGTTCGTTGTTGTTGTAGACGAGCTGATGGTTGGCGTAGGCGTCTAGGGTGTTCCAGCGTGCGCCGCCTGGGTCGGCTTCGATGATGCGGGTGTCGTCTACGACGATGAAGGCGTGGTTGTAGCTGGAGCGGGTGCCTAGGCGGATGAGCCAGGGGAGGAATCCGCCGGTGCGTACGCAGGCGTAGGTTCCGGGTTTCGGCTGAGGCGTCATGGTGTTCTCCCAGCTTAATGGGGCTTTACTTTGCTTAGGCCTACCAGTAGGCTTATCCCCGTAAGCCAGACCGAACCGGAGGAGCCGAAATGATCTACACCGCCCGCGACAAGCAGACCGGCCAGCCCATCTACACCTACAAGGTCGTCGGCGTCACGCCCCAGGGCAAGTTCCAGATCAAGATCATCGAGCGCTTCGAGATCGTCTGACAGACCACGCCGTTTCACCGGAGGAGAAGACGTGAACATCAACATCAAGACGCGCCTGGGACTGCCGGGCCACGCCCGCGTCTACATCAACGGCGTCCAGGTAGGCCTGGTCTCCCACGAGCCCGACGGCTGGACGTACGGCACCTACGTCACCGGCGAGCAGCAGCCCCGGTACTCCGAGCAATTCTTCGGCAACCGCGACCTGGCCGTTAAGGGCCTCATCAAGGCCATCGTGGCGCAGATGCTGACGGACCTGATCGCCGAGTACCCGGAGGCCGTGGGCGAGACCATGGCGAACTTCCAGATCCGGAGCGCCCTCATCTCGGCCCGCGCGCAGGTCCGGCTGGAAGACAAGTTCTGGATCGCCTGGTACCTGGACTTGGCCGTGAACCACGGCGCCCCGCAGAACCGCATCGACGCCGTCCGCGCTGTCGTCCTGTAGCAACCCGCTGCCCCCGGCCGGAGCCGGGGGCTTCCCCAAAGGAGAAGCCGTGACCGAGCAGGACGCTACCGCTCAGGCGCTGGCAGCGCTGGACACGATCACCGCCACCTACAACCGGTCCTACGGGTACGACCGCGAGACCCGCGCCGTGGCTGACCTTGCCCGTGAGGCGATAGCCAACAAGAATCACCTCTTGGCCGGGCAGTGCGCCAGCACGCTGCGCCGGACCTGCGGGGAACTGGGAGCTACCGCTGCCGACGCGATCAGGGCTGCCATGAAGCCGTACGCCGACGCGTTCGCCGAGAAGTGGACCGCTGCGATAGAGGCCAACCGGGACCGGTACGCCGGGTAGAAACACAGCTGTGAGCCCCCTACTACGGTAGGGGGCTTTTCTGTGCGTCTAGGACAGCTCCGCTTCCCGTTGTACGGCCACTAGGGCGGCAGCGTTGACGGCGAAAACAATGGCGTGGGAGGCGTCTTTGAACACGACGAGCTTGCCTTCTTCCTGCAAATAGCAGGCGTTGACGCCGACGTAGGCGGTGCCGGAGCTGTCGGCGTAGGTAACCGTGTAGCGGAACGTGGGCATGGGGGTGTTGGGGGCCACGGCGGTGCTCCTGGTGGTGTTGGTGTTGGTGTTGCGTGCCGAAGTAGCTATGTAAACGTGTTTATATACGGGTGTAGTAGCGGGGACAGGATTTGAACCTGTGACCTCCGGCCTATGAAACCGGCGGGCTGACCGAGCTGCCCCACCCCGCGTCGGAGCTGTGAGGATCGCCGCCGCCCGACGGGCTGCGGGCGAATCTCTGAGCCATACCGAAAGTAGCCGGACACGGGTGTCAAGTCAACTGGAACTAGCATGTCGGAGGGGCTTTACAAAGCTTAGCGTCTCCAGTACCTTTGTACTCGTAAGCCAAACACCACCGCAGAGGAGACGGAAATGAACAAGTCGGACCTGATCAAGGCGCAGGGCAAGGCCACCCTCAAGGCCGGACGCGCCAACGAGACCGTGGCCCTGGTCATCGACACCACCACCCTGTACAGCATCTCCAACGGCTCCTTCTACGAGCCCCGCTGGCGCAAGACCGTCAAGACGGTCTGCAAGAACGCCCGCACCGAGTCCACCGGCTGGCTGACCCTGTCGGTTCCCGGTATCGCCGTCACCGCCGAGGAGAAGGCCAACAAGAAGCGGCTGGAGAACTGGATCCGGAACTTCAACGGCTCCGTCTCCGACATCATCGACGCCAAGGGACATCTGATCGAGGGCGCCGTGCCTACCGGTATCTCCCTGACGGTGGAGAACACCCGGGATTTTGCCCCCCGCGTCGAAGTTCCGCAGGCGCCGGTGGAGGAGCAGGGTTACTTCTCCGCGTCGGCCAAGGTGGCTCACACCGCCAAGTGCGCGTCGATGAAGGCGCCGCAGTTCCCGCTGAAGGCGGACGGCTTCAAGCCGCTGTCGGAGCTGTTCCAGATGATTGAGGACGGCCACGCGCACGAGTGCCGGTCCTGCGCGAAGGTCCGCGCCAACGACTGACCGACGCAACTGAAGCCCCCTGGATCTTTACAGGTCCAGGGGGCTTTACATTGCTTAGCACTTCCCATAAGCTTGTACTCGTAAGCCAGACCGAGCGACAGGGGAGACTGAGATGACCGCCGAGACCAAGACCGAGATGGTGGAGCTGACCGAGGCTCTGGTTGGCCGTTGGACCCGTCACTACGGCAACCTGGCCCGCATAGCGGCTGTCGGCGACGTCGTCACCAAGATGGAGCGCACCCGGGGCACGATGCGCAAGACCGGCAAGTTCGTGGAGGTCCAGTACCGCGAGGTCACCCTGGAGACCAAGCCCGCTTCCGTCGTCCTGACCTCCAAGGCGATGTACCGCTGCGACGAGCTGTTCATGGTGCTGGCGCAGCCGGAGCCGCAGGGTTACTTCTCCTCCAGCTCCCGTATCGCTCACACCGCTTGCTGCGCGTCGGTGAAGGCTTCCCCGATTGAGCTGATCCCCACCAACTTCCGGCCGGTGTCGGAGCTGCGGGCCATGATCGAGGCCGGGGACGCGCGTGAGTGCCGGTCCTGCGCGAAGATCAACGCCAACGGCTGAGCAGTCCGGCCGTAGCCCCCGGGAAGTCCCGGGGGCTTTCTGCTGTCTCCGGGGCCCGTAGGCGCAACGGAAACGCGGGCGTGGCTCCGTAGGAGGGGAACGGCTTCCGGGCGCGTTAGGGGCTGTCTCCGGCCGTCTGGCGGGAGAGTTGGCTGTGTCGCCTATCTCCCTGGTTATTCCAGGTAAGTGGGGCTTTACAAAGCTTAGCGCCTTCACTAGGCTTGACCCTGTAAGCCAGCACCCCAACCAGAGGAGAACCGCATGACCCCGCAGGAAATCAACGCCCTCGCCGAGGAGTGGGACGCGTTCCAGCCCGCCCAGGGCACCCTGGACTGGTACCGGCGCTTCTTCGCCGCCACGAACTTCCACCGGGGCACCGAGCCGGAGCGGAAGGCGTGGGCGCTGAAGGAATACCAGCAGTTTGCGTCCGAGGATGCCGAGTCCGGCCTGTCCGAGACGGAGCTGCTGGAGGAGTACCGCAACCAGTACGAGGAGCACGTAGACCAGGTCGCCGCGTTCGAGGCCGCCCTCAAGTCGGAGGTGGAACTGGACACCGCCGCGATCCTGAAGCAGGCCCGCGATGAGGGCGGCTGGGCGTACTCCCCCCGCCGGTCCGCGACGGTAACGGTGGTCCCGCAGACCAAGCCCCACCGGTACCTGGTCGTTCTCTCCCCGGACGACAAGACCGCGAAGATTCTGGACTTCGAGTCGCAGGCGGTGCTGGCCGAAGGCCTCCCGTCCGGCTTGTAGGCTGTAGCTAACGAGCCCCCGGTCCGCCGGGGGCTCTTTTGCGTGTTGTTCCAGATCCGGAGGGCTTTACAAAGCTTAGTAGCTGGGCTATAGTTGTACTCGTAAGCCAAACCGAACTGAAGGAGAAGGAAATGAACACCACCGCCCAGGAGCGCAACGGCCGTCCGGGATACGGGTCCTTCGATGCCCCGGAGGGCGTGACCATCGAGATCTTCGAGAAGTTCGACAGCACAGTGCGGGTGAAGATCACCGTGGCGGCCGGGGTGAAGCTGGGCCACGTGTGGCTGCGCGCTGACAACGCTGCGCGGTCCTGGGCTAAGCGGCACGGCAACGGCGCGAAGCTGGTGCGGGAATCCTTCACGACGGACACGCTGACCGTGGGCACGGAGCACATGTTCCTGTACAACTGGGCCGCCTGACGTCTGAGCTGAAAGCCCTCCTGGTCTTCACAGGCTAGGAGGGCTTTACTTTGCTTAGTTCTCCCAGTAGGCTTGCCCCGTAAGCCAAACCGCACCGGAGGAGACTGCGATGAACGACATCAAGCCCAAGTACACCAAGTTTCACGACTTCGGCAACCGCTGCATCAGCTACACGGTGGACCACCCCACCTTCAAAGAAGCCAAAATGTACGTGGAAACCCGTCCGGCAAACGGCGGCTGGATCGCCTACGAGTCCCACGACGAGCAGACGGCGGTCACCGGCTCCAACCGGGGCAACGCCGTCGCAGAACTGCTGAAGCAGGCCGAGTACGTGGTGCGCGGACTGCGTCTCCAGAACGCGTGGCACGCCAAGGAGCAGGAGCTGGTCACCTTCTCCACCGCCTGGCACGCGCTGTACTCCGGCCGCGAGAACGCCGACGACACCGTGGCCGAGGGCAAGGTCACCGACAACTCCACCGAGTACTGGGAGCTGGCGTGGTCCGGCTACCACTCGTTGATGGACGAGTTGGAGGAGCGGGACCGGGCCCTGGCTGACAAGTACAACCTGGAAGACCTCCAGGCGTGTTCCTGGTGCGGCTGCCGTACCGCTGACCCGCAGCCGTACGACGAGGAGCGGGTCATGCACGCGGACTGCCTGGAGCACGTGCGGCTCCAGGAGGAGTGGGATGCGTTGGAGGAGTCGGCTGCCAAGACTGAGGCGGAGGCGTCGGCCAACGCGGAGCTGGAGACCATCGACTTCACCCCGGTTGGCTGGCTACAGACGGCGCTGGCCCACTACAAGGCGATCACGGCTAAGGGCGCGAGCGTTGCGGAGAGAGTGATTATGGCCGTGAATGCGCCGGTGGGCGCCGCTGTGATGGTTGAGGAGGATGAGCGGCACGTGGTGACCGTGACCATCTCGTTCCTGCCGGACGTGAAGATGGGTTACCTGTGGCTTCGGGCCGACAACGCCGCGCGGGCTTGGGCTCGACAGTTCGGGAACGGAGCCAAGCTGGTGCGGGTGTCAGCGGGTGCAACCTTGTCGAAGGACGCGGAGGAGCACCGGTTCATCTACAACTGGTCGGTCTGACGTTTCTGGCGAGCCCCCTGGTCCGTACAGGTCCAGGGGGCTTTACTATGCTTATCGTTCCCACTAGGATTGTCCGCAGGACGAACTACAAACCGGAGGAGAAGAAAGATGGCCAGCCAGCCCGACTACACCTGCCGCCAGTGCGACAAGGACGTCAAGATCAACCAGGCCCTCAACAAGGTCCCCAAGCACTACCGGCCCGGCACCAAAACCGTCTGCCCCGGCTCCAACGTGAGCCCGTCGCTGGTCTTCTCCGGCCTCAAGGACCGCAGCCAGGAGGAGAAGACCGTGAAGGGCGACCGCACCGCATACCAGGCCCTCGGCACCATCAAGGTCCACACCGAAGAGTGCCGGTCCGTCCGGACCATGCTGGCCAAGGCCAAGGCCGAGGGCCGTCCGGACGGCGTTCCGGCGTCCGGTTGGGTCTCCCACAACCGGGAGTTCATCCTGGAGGACATCCAGCGGAAGCCACAGCGGGACTGCGCCGAGTGCCGTCGTATCCGGCAGGCCCGTGCGGCCGTGGAGGCCGCTAACCGGCCGCAGATGACCGACCGGGAGCGGCTGGTCAACAACTTGATGGCGCAGCAGTTCGTGAAGGAATGGGGCGCGCTGTCGCCGCAGCTCCGGGCGTACGTCATTGCGGATTACATCGAGGCGGAGGACGCGGACCCGCAGGGTGCCGACGCCGGTCTGTACCGCCGCAACATCGGGACCGGGAACCTGGCGGAGTACGCGGCTGTGCTTAAGGCGCAGGCTCTGCGCAACGCTCCCAAGCCGGTAGAGGAGCCGGTGAAGGTGGCTGTGGCTGTGGTCACGGACGGCCACGGAATGTCCCGCGTCCACAACGCAGACTGCCGGGACGTCGCCCGTGAGGTCAACAAGGCTGGGAACGGTCCGGCGTACGTACAGGAGTTCGCCAACCGGACGGAGCTGGAGCAGGACTGGTGGGGGGACGTCGCTGGCGACGAGTTTGAGGAGGGGACGCCCGAGTGGAAGCGGTCCGTTCGGATGTGCGCTGACGCGGCAATGGAATACCTGCCGTGCTGTACCCTTCCGGAACTTCCGGACTTTACTCCGCTTAGCGGTCCCAGTATGGTTGAAGCGGCACCGAGCAACCAACCGGAGGAGACTGCAATGGCTGCCGCCACCAAGAACACCCGGACCGCCAAGAAGGCGGCCCCCAAGCCCAGGGCCCAGGCCAAGCCTGAGCCGGAGCCCATGGGCTTCCTCAGCAAGACCGGCATTGCGCACACCGAGGAGTGCGCGACCGTCAAGGCCAACAACGCCGGGAAGCTGCACTACCCCATGGAGGGCGAGCAGATGGACCTCTCGGTCCTGATCGCCCACATCGAGGCCGACGACCCCGAGGACCGCTGGAAGGAGTGCGGTCTGTGCGCCAGGATCCGCCGGAACAAGGCCGCGCAGGACGAGTCCGCGACGACTCCGTCGAAGCCGGAGCTGCGGTTCGAGATCGTGTCCAAGGTCCTGGACAAGCACGCCGTGTACCTCAGGGGATCCCGCAAGCTGGCCGGGTACGTCGAGAAGGCGCCGGACCTGGGCGGCTGGGCGTTTTACCCGTCCGGCAAGCAGCCGTCCGAGGACGACGTCCGGCCGTCCAAGGAGGAGGCTGGCGCGGCGCTGGTCGCCGCGTAGCTTCTGCGCCCGCCTGGAAGCCCCCAACGATATCTCCGTTGGGGGCTTTTCTTTGCTGAGTAACGTCTAAGCCTCCATCGAACTCTCCGGCGGGGGCTTTTACCTGTCCGCTTTACGTAGCTTAGTAAGGGCTATACGATACCTACGTACCTACGTTCTAACCGACCCTGACCTTGGAGGTCATCATGCGCAACCGCACCGCACGCCTGGCCGTAGTCGCAATCAGCGCTCTGGCCTTCACCCTCACCTCCGTGCCAGCCCATGCCTCCTCTGGCGTCGGCGTTGGAGGCTTCAACTACACGTTCCGCTCCGACCACCACCCCAAGTACTGGCTCCACGGCATCAGCTCCGACGCCGCAGACGGGTACTTCAACGACGGCACGTTCAGCGGCGAAGCCGACGTCATCGTGGACGGCAATGACGCCTACTACCTCCACGGCCCCGTGGAGCGCTGCCAGGTCCAGCTGAACCGGGTCGTCGGCCACCGCGCCTACCCGATACCGGGCCACACCAACACCAACATCAGCTACGACGGAGGCCGCTCCTGCTATGCCTGGGACTCGTGGGACGTCCCGGCAGGCCGGTACAACGTCACCGTGTCCTATGAGGCCAACGGCCATTGGTACAACACGGTTCAGGGACCGGTGGTGAAGTACCTGGGCAACTAGCGCCAGGGTTTACAGTTCCTTACACGTCCGGACAGCCCCCTCAGGAAACCCTGCGGGGGCTTCCGCTTGCCCTGACGTCGGCTGCCGGAGCATATTGAGGTCAAAAGATCTCTCACCGGAGGACGTCTGTGCCCTTTGCCTGCCCTGGCTCTTGCAGCCCTACGGCTGACGGAGAACCCATCTGGTGCTCCTCGTGTGCGCAAGTGATCCGGAGCGCACTACGGGCCATTCCTGATGCGTATACGGCCCTGGATTCAGTCAAGTTCTACAGCCGTCAGGCGCCTGCCGACGCCGTCCGGGTTTCCGGCTCGCGGGAACGTCCGTCCACCGCCCCAGGAGTGGACATGCGCGATGAGATTTTTCAGACAATCCGCTGCTGGGAAGACGACATCAGGCAGCACCTCCGGCACCGTGCCGCACGCGACGGCCGGAGCCGGGAGGAAACCCTGGCGTTGGCGGTGCGGTACCTGAATCGCAACTTTGTGGCTGCGATGAAGCGGGACCCTGGCGGCTTGGAGTTCGGGGAAGAGGTGCGGGCTTTGTTCTCCTCCGCTCTCCGGCTGGTGAAGAACGGACCGATACGCAGCCGTCTGACTATCGCCTGTCCCCGGTGCTCCCGACGTTCTCTGGTGCAGCAGGAAGGGTTGGCGGGCAAGGCTTGGTTCACGGTGTGCGATGAGCGTCTGGCCGGGTGTGGGACGTCGTACACGGAGGTGGAGATGACCTGGATGGTTGAGGTTCGTAAGGCGGTGGCGGCTTGACCCGGACGTTCGCGCCACTGCCGGACGTGGCGTTGTTTCTAGGGAAGTCCGAACGGACGCTGCGGCGGTGGGTGGCGGAGGGTTTGCTGCCGGAGCGGACGGCGTCCGGCCGCCGGACGGTTTGCGTGCAGGACGCTATCCGCGTGGATTCTCTGGTGCGTACGCGGTCTAGGGCGCGTCCCCCGGTTATCTAGACACGGAAGAGCCCCGGAGGTGTTCTCCGGGGCTCTCCGTGGGTTTCGGCCGGGCGCTACGCGTTCCAGGCCGTCAGCAGGTCCGCCGTGAGGCTGGCGGCGGCGTGAGCTGCCTTCCTGGCGCCGTCGGTCTGGTAGGCCTCGTTCCACCAGACGCCGGTGCCGATGGTGAGCACCGTCTGCTCGGTGTCGTCCAGCTTGATGTTGGTGTGCAGGTACGACTGGGCCTCGTCGTTGTGGCGGTACACCTCCACCAGGATGTGGTGGCCGTCGGCGCTGAAGTCGGTCTCGATGCGGTAGCCCTGGTTGTCGTCCAGGTCGGTGACGTACTCGTGCAGAAATTCGATGTCTGCCACGTTTTCTCCTCCGGTTGGCGGGGGCTTGTTCCCCCAGGGGAAGGCTAGTACCGTCGCTAAGCAAAGTAAAGCCCCCACGGCCTGTAAGGACGCAGGGGCTTTAACCGGCCGAGCGCTAGTCGTCGGGCTGCTCAGCATCCGGCAGGTTAGCCGTCGTAGCCAAGAACTTCCGCACCGCCTTGGCCTCATTACGCAGGCACTGACCGCCCTCCAGCCGGTACTTCCACGCGTCCCGGACTTCCCGCAGCGCCCCGGGCCAGTCTTCGCTGGAGGAACCGGTGCGGGCCACCTCCTGGACGATCGACGAATAGCGCGTGGACGTCTCCAACAGGTCCAGGTACTGCGGTTCCAGGCCGAAGACCTCCAGGAACTTGGCGTGGAGAGCGATATCGAATACGGCCAGCTGGATCAGAACCTGGATGCGGACCTTGATCTTGTCTTCCGTGCTCAACTGTTCCTCCTCCGGTTGAATAGCCCCTCGAACGTAGCGACGGCGGTAAACGTAGTAAAGCCCCCGGGGAGACGAACTCCCCGGGGGCTTACCGGCCAGGTTAGACGCGCTTCTGCCTCTCGGCGTCCAGCTCGTCCAGCCGGTCCAGCAGGTCCGCCGTCCTGGGGGCGTACACGTGGGCGTACGTCTCCAGGTCGGTCTGCCGCAGCACGTTGGCCAGCGTGTCTATCACCCAGGTGTTGAGGAACGGCGCCAACTCCTTGCGGAACTTGCGCTCGGCCTCACGGGCCTCAGCCGTGGCCGTCGGCGCGATCGACACCTCGTCGCAGTCGGGGTCGGCCAGCTTGAGAACCATCTCCAGGGCATTCTGGATGCCGTTGTTGCGCAGGTAGTTGAGGCGCTCGGCCTTGGGGTTGTTGACGGACGCGATCATGCTTCTCCTCCGGTATCGCGCGGTGTTACACCAGAGACCTTGTCCTGTTCAGAAACAGGTGGATAGCGGCCATCTCTGCCAGCGCGGCTGCCTGCCCGTAGGCGTTGGTTTTGCGGTCCGGGCTGGTCAGCTCCTGGGAGCGCTTGAAGGCGATGATGCGGACCATCTTCAAAGCGTCGTGCCAGCTGTCGCCCGACTTGGGCTGGATGCTGAACACGAGGTCGCGGAAGAAACAGGCCTGCGCGTAGGCGGTGAGGTCCGGCACCTCGTTGTTGTTAAGGCGTTCGGTAACCTCCAGCTTGGCGTACATGACGCCTTCACCGGCCATGCGCCGCAACCCGCCTTCCGGGTCGTACAAAGCCCTGTTGACGATCTGCGCCTTCGTGTCTCCCATGCTCCTCTTCTCCTGCTTCTGCGGCGCAGGCAGGTCTGTTCCTGCGCCTGGTGGCCCTGGCCGGATTTGGACCGGCCGCTACCTTGCGGTAGCCCTACCTGGGGGCCGGTCCCCCGGAGGGGACCGGTGTTGCAATCGGTTAGACGTCTATTGAGTTCCAGCCCCAGGCCGCCTCCTCCAGCTCGGCCTCGTAGTCCTCGACCTGCGCCTCCATCCAGGCGTCGCGCTCGCTCTCGTCGCCTTTGTCCACCTCGCCCCGGTCCACCATGTCGTTCCAGGTGAACATCAGTTCTGCCTGCCACGGAGCCGCCGTGTCCATCTGCGCCTGGGTGTACTTCATCGTCTTCTCCCCTGGGTTCCGCTGGTGTTCCCTTACCGGTACCAACTCTAGGGGAATCGCTAAGCTCTGTAAAGCTAATCGGATAATCTTCACCCTAGACAGGTAGGTGATGACAAACGCGCAAACGGCGCCCAGCGATTCGCGGCTGGGCGCCGTCAGACGCCGGTCACTCGTACTCCGTGCCGCCCTTGCGGGTCAGATAGTCCGGGTTGATGAACTTGGCGATAGCGCGTCCCGCCAGCGGGTCCGTGCGGTCGTAGTCAGGCCGCACCACCAAGCCCTCCCGGACGTGGAGCTTGTTGCCGGACACCGTCTCCATGCCCTCTGACAGCTCGCACAACATGTCGTAGTCGTACCGGCCCCGAAACAACACCGGCACAGTCGGCATGTCCCGCAGCTCCTTGGGGAGCAAGACCAAGGCCATGTCCCACACCTCACCGTCCAAGAACTTGGTGACGCCGCCGGTCCGGAACGCAATGTCGAACAGCGCAAACCCGAGAGTTTCGTCCACTCCGGCATCGGCGCCATAGTGCAGGTCCTGGACGCCCTTGCCGTAAACCTCGCCGAAAAGGGCCACGTACTCCTGCTGGTAGCTGTGCGCCAGGTGCTCCGCGACGTCCTTCAGCCGGTACCGGCGCGCCGCACGCCAGTACAGGTTCTTGTCAGACTCTTTCAGCGCCAGGTTCTTGGCGCCCTGGCCCTTGGACGACACCCACATACGGTCCTCCGCGCGGCTGTACGTCAACATGAAGCAGCTGCCGTGGATCTTCTCCGTGGCAACCACCGGCTCGCCCTCTTCGAACATGCCCGGGAACCGTTTGATGTTCTCGACGTCGGGCCACGGGATCAGGTCCGGCGCGGACTCCACCTCACCGGCCATCCCCACCGGCACCGGCGGCACCCACTTGGTGATGCCAAGCCTGTCGGCGTAGTCCTTGTTCAAGCTCGCGTGACCGTCCCACACCTGCTTGCCGCCCAGAAACAGCGGCTGCGTCAGGTCCCAATCCCACGGGACGGCCAAAGCGTAAGGGCGGCACACGATGCCCTGGGACAGCTCTCCGCGCAGCCGTACGGCCTTTACGCGGTCTTTCTCCGGCCCGGCCAGCTTCCCCTCAAGCCCCAACTCCTGAAGCAACCTAGGAGGCAGTACGGCAGCCTCTGGGATGTACAGGGCGTAGTCTCCCGTCTTGAACTGCGCCTTGCGCACGACGGCACGGAAACCGCCAACCTGCGCCAGCTCCAACGCGTCGGCGTTCGGGTGCTCCAGCACCGTCAGCTGCTCCAGCTTGACCTTGAACTCGCTCATTCCCGTTTCTCCTCCGGTTTGTCCCTGCCGGGGATCCCGCCAGGGTTCTTCTCCATCCACTGCCAGTTGTCGTACGTTCCGCCGACGCCGCATCTGAAGCACCAGTACAGGCGTTTCTCGTCGTTCTCGTAGTAGGCGTCAGATCCGCACCAGTGACAGATCCTGCGTACAGCCGTCAACAGCCCTCCAACGACAAAAGGGGGTGCCCCAGGCCACAGAGGCACCCCCTAGCTTGCTACAGCTCCCACGGCCAACCGGCGTCGTGGCCCCGCGACAGCAAGTCCATCATCTTGAACATGGCGTCGCTGAACCCGCCGATCTCGTACCGGTTCGGAGCCGACGTGTTGATGGTTGCCTTCTCGTAGCCGTTGGTGTTGATGCCGAACATCGGTACGTCCGGCGGCAGCGTCTCCGACACAGACTGCCTGCCGTAGGACCACGCCTGCATGTCGGAGACGATGATCACGCGCTTGTGGATCGTTTCCCGGTACGTGGCCCTCAGAGCCTCTACGGTGCGGGTGCCGTGGCCAACGGAGCCGTTCTTGGCCTTGAACGCTTCGATCTGACGCAGCGCGCTGCCAGCCTTGTTAATGTTGTGCGGGAACTGGCCGTCGGCGAACCCGATCAGGTCCACCTCGTTACCGCGCATCGCCAACGCCACGCCGATCAGAGCGCCCACGTCCTCGTGCGTCACCTGCGACTTGGAGGAAACCCGACCCTGCATGGAACCAGAGGTGTCCACCAACACCAGGCTGCGCCCGTCCAGCTTAGGAAGCGCGGAACACGCAGCATCCAAGCCCTTGTCCAGGGCGTGGCCCCAACGCAGCGACGGCGCTGCCCGGTACGCCGACAGCAGCCGGTACGGAAACACCCGTGCCTTGCGGATGTCCTCCGGGTCGGAAAGCCGCTCGCACACCGCCTTGGCGACGTCGTCGGACACCCCGGCCACGTCGAAGTTCCGCAGGTTCCGCATCAAGGCAAACGCCCCCATGGCCGGGATGATCGCTTCCCAAGCGGCCTTGTCCATCGGCCCCTGGAGCCAACCGGCCAGAGCCTCCCACGTCATGCCAGCCTCGATCAGACGCTGCGACGCGTCCTTGGAGCGGACCAGCTTGCGGCGCTCCGGAACCGGCATAGCCATCAGGGCCTGCCGCGCCATCAGGGTCTTGTTGCCCTCCGGCAGCCGGGCGTCCGGACGGTTGTGACGCTTGTCGATGATGTACCGGAACAGTTCGCCCTGGTAGGACTTGTCCCTGGCCGGGGACGGGTGGGTCAGCTCCAGAACGTCAGCGAACCGGTAGCCGCTGTCCGAGTCCCACTTCAGGAAGTTCTTGCCGGTGTACAGCTCCTGAACAGCGTCGGCCACACCGCGCTTCACCGGCTTGGGGATGCGGCGGCCGAAGCGGGAAGTCCAGTACGCCAGCAGCTCACCCTGTTCGTCGGCGCGGACGCAGGCGGCCTTGATGATCCGCCGGTTGAGTCCGTCATTTTCCTGCGGCACGCCCGGCAGAGGCTCCTCGTACAGGGCCAGACGGGCGTGCACGGCCTCACACGCCGCGACGATGGATGCGGACCGCATGTTGGCCTTGTCGCGGAGCCACGTCACGAAATCCAGCGTCCAGCTGCCGTCCGCGACGGCGACCTTGCGGACCAGTTCCCGGTACCGCTGATCACGGGTGTTGGCGTCCTCATAGAACGTGGCCTCGCCCACCATGTTGGTGACGGCCAACAGAACCAGAGCCGACTTGTCGTCGTGGACCCACGCCTTGCCGCCTTCGTGGCTGACGGTCTGGACGCCGGTGTTCCCCATGGGCGACTTGGCCGGGTGGACGTACGGCTTGGCTTCATTGGTGTTGAACTTGGCCATGGCCGTTCCCTCCTTGACAGAAGGGGAGAAAACGCGGAGGCGTCCGAGATCCAGGCGGCGATGGTTTCACCGCCCCTTGCGGGGGCGGGTTCAGGGATTGAACCTGTTCCTTGTAAAGGAGTTACCGAAGTAACCATCACCTGCGCACCGGACGCGTTACGCGTCTCCTCCCGAGATCCAATCGGCTGCGGTCAGCAGGGCCGGAGTCGAACCGGCGACCTCCGCCTTACCTTGGCGGTGCTCTACCACCTGAGCTACCCGGATGAAGTGGTATCCGAAGTAACCGCTGCCTGCGCACCGGGAGGTGCACTTGTTCAGTTGTGTAGTCCTGAGATCCAAGACGGCGGAGGCTTCCGTGGAGGCCGCTGTCTTAGGCCGCTAGACGACCGCCCCGTACGGCGCGGACAGGATTCGAACCTGCGATAGGCGGCTTAGGTAAGAAGTATCCCCAACCTACGCACCAGGACCACAATGTTTTGACCTGCCCGAGTTCCAAGCGACTTGGGCAACGTTACATGTTGCCAGTTACACCACGGCCCCGAGGATGGAGCCGACGGGACTCGAACCCGCATCTTCAAATTTCCAGTTCGAAGTAGCCCAGGTCTTCGCACCGGGCAGGTCAAGCTTGAGCGCCGTCCCCCGGCCGGGGGGGTCGCGGGGGGACGGCGCAGTGAGCGGTGAGGGAATCGAACCCCCGACGCCGAAGCGACGGCTTTACAGGCCGCTGTGACATACCAACAGTCACCAACCGCACTAGTGGCAGATGTTGGACAGGGTATCTGCCAGACCCATCGCGACCCAACGACTCAGGCTGACCTTTCTCCAAGCCCGCGTTGGGAGCCCGTAGCGCGTACCGGATTCGAACCGGCGATCTTCTCCTTGAAAGGGAGGTGTCCTAGACCTCTAGACGAACGCGCCTCGCGCGGTCCCCAAGTACAGCCCCGGGGACCACCTTTAGCTGCTAGTAGCCCAAACCGGGCTGGCGGTGCGGGCCGGTCCAGTCGTTGGATTCCGGCTGCTCCTTCTCCTGCTCCTCTTCCTCGTCCGTGTCCGGCGTCTCCGGTTCGTCGGTCATTGTTTTTCTCCTCCGGTTGCGTGCGGCAGACTCCGCGTGAGGCGGCCTGCCAGCGCCCTGTCCCTACCCGCCCCCACGCGGATAGCACGCGAGCTGCCCTAGCAGGATTCGAACCTGCATTCACTGATCCAAAGTCAGGTGTCCTGCCGTTGGACGATAGGGCAGAGTAACGGCCGGTGGCCACCGGCCGTTACGCCGTTCTCAGCAAACCGGCCCAGCGTCCGGCACTTTGGGATAACCCTCTGGGCGCTTCTCAGCCTCCTGGCCTTGGCGTGCCAGTACAAGCAGCTCCACGGCTCGTGGTCCCCGGAGGGCTTCCCGTTCAATAAGCTCCTGGACCGTCTCGGATAACAGACAAGGCGGGTCAGGAGCGGCAGACTTTGCGCCCTGGGGTCTGCCTCCCAGGTTCTTCACCGCCCCGTAGGGCGGTACGCGCGTACCTCCGGCGGGATTCGAACCCGCGTCAGTCCGCTTAGAAGGCGGTTTCCCATCCTCTGGGCGACGGAGGTACGACCGACAAGAGCCGGTCGGGCACTTCAGTCCTTCTTGCCGTGGATGCAGCAGCTGCAATAGCCGCAGCAGGAGCCGCTTCTACAGTTCTTGCACTTCGCTCCCACAAACACCTTCAACAAGCGCTTCTCCTCCGGACGGCGTCTGCTACAGGCAGACGTTGGACCAAGGGGCCTGCCAGCCCTTTCGCAACCCGTAGGTGACACTACGGTGGCCCGTTCCCTTACCCACCCGCCAGTCGTAACAGATAGGGAGGGGTAGGCCGCCAGGGGCTCGAACCCTGAACTCCCTGGTTAAAAGCCAGGTACTCTGCCAGCTTGAGTTAGCGACCCAAAATGTTGGTCTACCCCACGTACCAACGCGCCTGGTCCAACTCTTCTCTCCAGGCTCCCGAGACGGACTAGCAGTGACGCGTGTGCCGCTTCCGTCCTCCCCCTTGCGGGGGTTGCTCTAATGCCTGCTATTTGGGGCAGCAGGCGCAGTAGCCGCAGTGTCTGATCAAGCCGCAGCTACAGATCGTGTTGGCCGATGTCAGCATCCGCTTGAAACGCTTCATCGTCCCCTCCTCTCTGGAGCCGGACGTCACCGGCCCAGCCTCCAACAACGCTCAATGAAGTTGGAAACCGCGCACGGGCCGGTGACGCCGACGTACCCTCAACAGGATTCGAACCTGCACTGTTCTGCTCCTAAGGCAGACGCCTCCTACCAGTTGGGCTATGAGGGCGCGAGGCCCACCGTCCTCCATCGGGCCCGTCGGCCGATATCCAGGCGGACGGTGGGTCTCTTCAAAGTCCAGGCGGGGAGGCTGTGCCCTAGCTGGCCGCTCAACGGGGGCTTCGCGGCTTCCGGTCCGGGCACTAGTACGGGGCGCTGACCACGGTGAGCCGTACTGCCTGGTCAGTCCCTTCCTGGACTTGCGCTTGTGACGGGACTTGAACCCGCGACCTTCTCCTTGACAGGGAGATGAGCACTCCAGGCTGCTCCACACAAGCATTGACGGCATACAGCGCCCCGGGTATGCCAGCCGGGTATGCACCCACCCCAGAAGGGGTTCAGTTGCGCGCGTCCTCGCCAGGGATCGAACCTGGGCGCTCCGGACTTCAACCGGATGCTCTTCCAACTGAGCTACAAGGACAAGCCGCTTGCCTGCTGATCAATGACCCACCCAGGACGCGGTGTAGTGTCCGGAGATCTCCTGCCGGTTCTACAACGGCAAGCGGCGGCAGACGTGTGCACGGGGTCTGCTAGCCCGCGACCGCTTACGCGGCCTCCGGGGGAGGAGGAGCGTTAGCGCACGTAGCGCAGGTGGGATTTGAACCCACGATCTTTGGGTTATGAGCCCAACGGGATGGACCTAGCTTCCCTACTGCGCGTCGCGTCCGTTGTGATCAGTGAAGGAGTCGGGACCCGTCCTGGGATTTGCCCAGGCTCTACACCAACGGACTGAGACAGACGTTCCGCACAGCGGTCTGTCAGCGCTGCATCACGGTGGACCCGTTGACGTGAGCGGACGGCAAACAGTTGCACCCGGAGGTTTGCCAGCTCCGGCCGTCGCGAACCCCCCAACCCTTGAGACGTTCCGCGCGTGCGAGCCTTCTGCGGGTGTCGAACCCACGTCTCCACCATGGCAAGGTGGTGTCCTACCGTTGGACTAAGAAGGCGTGCCCGTCCGGCAGTGGGAGCCGGACGGGACACCGCCACCGTCCCTGGACATGACAGGGGCGGGGGCTGGAGCCACCTGCGGGATTCGAACCCGCTATCTGTCGCTTACGAGGCGACCGCATGTCCCAACTTGCTCCGGTGGCGCGGCGATCATTGCGTGGGGGGATCGCCAACCCCCATCCCAGCTCCCAGCAGGGTCGAAAGGAGTAAAGCCCCCTGCCGGGGCCAACGCGGTGACGGTTTGTGCGTACAGGTACCGCCGGACCTGTTCTAGTCGCCACCGCACGAGTAAGGCACGGCGGCTGACGCGTGGCCCTACCAGGAATCGAACCTGGACCCCCACCTTCGGAGAGTGGTGCGCTATCCGTTGCGCTACAAGGCCGTGCGGGAGGAGAGGCAGCGCCGACATGTACCTCTAGGCCTTCTGCGCAGAAGGCTGTTTCTTCTCCCTGACGCCGGTTGATGTCGTCTCACCGGCGGTACTGCGGTACGGCGTCGGACTTCAGTCACCTGCCTCTCCGACAAGGCCCCCGCCACCCAGAGCCGTGTAATGAGCAGGGTTGGGAAATCAGGCGGGGAAGGCGCGGCCTCCCCGGGTTTGGAGAGGTCGCCGTACCAGCTGGCCCGGCAGGACTCGAACCTGCGGTAGCCGACTTAACAGGTCGGTGCCGTACCAACTTGGCTACGGGCCATCGACCTGGGAAGGTGCGCACCCTCCCAGGGTTGAAGGACAAGCTGGAGACCCGTCGTAGTGCTGAGACCCACTAAACGGGGCGTCGCCAGTTCTCAGTTCTAAGCGCTCCCTTTCCTGTTCCTCCGTGCCCTCACAGGGATTTGAACCCCAAACCTGCTGCTTGTAGGGCAGCTGCTCTGCCGTTGAGCTATAAGGGCGTAGCCCGGTCGTTTTGTTCAGGTGACCGGCAGGCCTGACTCTGGTCGGTCCGGCTCGCGGGGTGCTAGCCCGGTCTACGGACCGCAGATCGCATATCTGGCGACCAGGGACGCGCGCTGCTGGCTTGCCGCGTCGTTCCCCTGCTGAACCAAGCCAGTCCGGCACACAGGGGACCTGCTGCGACGCGCACCCCCAGCGGATCGGGGAGGATACGGGAGAGGTGCGCGTCAGTGTCCCCGGCAGGAATCGAACCTGCAATCGCTGGATTCGTAGTCCAGTGCCTTATCCGTTAGGCCACGGAGACGTGACGGCTTTGTGCAGAACCAGCGCCGCCGTTCTGGTGAGTAGAGCATCCGGCCCCAGACGCAGCCGACGGGTAGGGAGTCGGATACGCCTTGGGCTTTGGCCCTCTGCGTGCTCTCGGCGGGAGTCGAACCCGCACTGTACGTGGTTTGAGCGCGTCGCCTCTGCCTAGTTGGGCTACGAGAGCTTGGGGCGCAGCCCCGCGCAGGAGGAGAAGACACTGCGCGGGGCCGCTTATCCCAGGGTTGTTTCCAGAGGGTGGTGAGTTGTAAGCCAAACCAACGCGTCCGCAACGGTCCTGGGATCGTCCTCACGGGTGGATTCGAACCAACCGATCTCCGTCTTATCAGGACGGCGCTCTGAGCCAGGCTGAGCCACGTGAGGTTTGTCGGTTGTGCGGCCTCCATGGAGGCAGGCCGCCACCGACGTCTACGTTCTTCTACATCATCGTCACTGTTGAGTTCTCAAGTATCCAGGAACTTCGCGCCCAAGGTACAAACGCGTTCCTTTGTGCGGTGGCGCGGAATCGAACCACGCAGGCCGGTCAGGCTTAGCCAACATACGTCGGCCGTACGCATCCCGTAGAGGCTGGCAGACTATGACACCTGCCCGTCGCCTTGTCCCTCAGGACCCCTATCCAGGGCACCGCTTGTTTAGTTGTTGTGCGGGCTTCCGGATTTGCACCGGAAGCCGGGCCGTGCACTGCCACTCTCCCGCCTTGGGACCCGCGTGGCGGGCCCGTTTTCCTCCTTGTGGAGGACACCCGTCCAGTTGGACCTGGAAGGTTCCGGCGTTGCAACCCCACGGGCCAACAGGGTCGTCGCCTTAGGGTGATGTGCGGGAATCGAACCCACTACAACCTGGACCACAACCAGGTGCCCAACCGGAGGGCCTACACCACCAAGTGAGACCGCCAGAGATCCGGACGGCTGCGGCCTGTTCCCAACGAAGTATCCGCTGCCTGCGCACCTGGCGGTGCTCTGAAGTTTTAGTTGTTGTACCCCACCAGAGGTCTAGTCGGCCAGGCAGATCGTAGGTGCTCTGCCGCTGAGCTACGGTCCCGGGGGACCGGCAGGATTCGAACCTGCGACAACCCGCTTAGAAGGCGAAGAACTCCTGGCCTGCGCACCTGGTGGGGTGCATCGCCTTTACTGAGGACCAGCTGCATTTGTTCCTTGCGTTCCGGCGATGTCTTTACGATACCGCGTTACGGGGCGGGGCGTCTAATCAAACTCGGTCACAACGGCCCCATCCAGTCCGCCGCAGTCCGTACCAAGATCCCAGCGTCACGAGCCATACGCATACACCCCGTAGTCCCAGACTTCTCCCTCAACGGGAAAGCCAACACGACGTCGGCGCCCAACGCAACCATCTTCCTGTTGCGCCTGGGACCGGCCTTAGGACACCAGTCCTCCAACGTTCCCGGGTGGAGCCTGTCCCCCGGTTGGCGGCGCACCCGGTGGGGCTTAGAAGGGCATCCGGAACCGCAAGAATCCCAATCCGCCGGATGCCGCTCCGGCGTCCAACCCCACGATGTCCAGAGCCGGTCCGCTATCGCGTCGGCTCCGGTAGAGCAGGCACCGTGCACCAGGACAGGAGAAAGCCCGAAGTCCTGTGCCGTCGCCACGTATTCACGGAGCGCTCGGCGTACAGGCCCTTCGGGCTTCCAGTCGCGGGATCCTATCAACAAGATCCTGTAGGTGTCAGGTTCCAGCAGCGTCGGCGCGGCCAATCGAGAACGTGCCGTCACAGTTTTTGAACACCTCCCACTCGGACGGCGGCCGTGTCCGCCATCCTGGGTCGTACTTGTCTAAGGCTTCCCCGTAGGGGAGACGTCCGGAGGCGAGCCCCAAAAGCATCCCCAAGTCTTGCGGGTACAGCTCCAGAGGGATCACGCCGGTACCGGCCAGCAGCGGCGTCTCCAGCCACGCCACGGGATCCTTGTGGCCGTGGTGCTCCAGGAAGTCCAGAACAGCCAGCGCCTGAGCCACCTTCATGACGTCGCTGAACCATCCGGACTTCCGGCGCCGCCAGTCCCGCAACTCGGCCAAGCTTACGTCAAGCATGTGGGCGATATGCCGGGACGCCATACCCTTGTCTTCCAGGGCGTCCAGACCGGCCCAGTGGTTCTTGCGCCAGTCGCGGCTGGTGCGGCGTGCCAGCAGAACGGTTTGGAACGCCAGAGCCTCCTCAGCCTCAGAAGCCATCCGGGTCGTCGTCTCCCCTCTGCGGCTCCACACAGTCGTGGACAACGCGGTAGTCGGTCAGGTCCGGATCAGGGTGCTCATCGCCGCGCAGCGAATACTCACACTCCTCCGCTAGCCGCTGCGCCGCCTCCGCAGACAAACACACCGGCCAGTTGCAGATACGGGCGTCAGCCACAGGCGCCTCCGTGATCATCTTCCCAGTGGAAGATCCGCAGCCCGAGCTGCGCCTCCCAACGCTTGCGGAAACAACGGACCCAACCGCAGTCACAGGCCGCCACCCAGTCGTGCCGTCGGAGACAGGCCCAGTTGTTGCATGGCCGACGGCCGGACGCGTACCGGTGAACCCGGACGATGGAGGTCATGGTGGAGACTTCAGAACGCACCTGGAGCCACCTGCCACGTTGTCAGGCCCAGCTTCCGCCAGAGGTACACGCATCGGTCCCTGTCGTCCAGCACCAGGATCGGGTGGGTGATGCCGCGCACGTACTGGTCAAACAGGTCAAGCTTGACGATGTCGTCGCTGCGGCGGTCACCCTCCGGCCGCATCAGCAGCATGTCGTACTTGACGGCGTACTTGGCGAGCCAGCGTTCGGTGTGGGGCCGGTACTCGGACTGGCGGCCGGACAGCAGGATGATGGTTTTGCCCGCGTCCCGCCACATGGCCAGGTTGGTGGACACGACGGCGTTGAGGTAGTCGGTTTCGACCCTGTCGAAGTCGTACGGTCCCCGGTGGAAGCGTTCGGCCAGGGTGCCGTCGATGTCGCAGAGGACGCTCTGCGGCACGTCCTCGTCGTCCTGGACGGGCCTGGCCATCTGCACGTCCACGCCGAACGGCTGAACCGACGCGCCGGTGGCCTGCTGAAGGTGCCACCAGATCTTGTCGCTGGCGTCCTGCTCGATGTCGGTAATGCGACGTGAGACGCCAGACAGGCCAGTGGTGCCGGGCCCGTCGTGGACGTACCACGCCCAGTCGGAGCCGTTGGAGTCGGCCAGGACAGTGTGTATAGGGTTGGCGCTCACGCTGCCACCGGCTGGACCAAGGTCAGGGTGGGGGTAGCCGGGTGGGTGTTGACGTATTCCCACAGTCCGGCCAGGGCGGTGCGCCAGTTGCCGTCGAGCATGGCCTTGGTGGCGAGGTTGGTGGCGTGGCGTTCGTTGGTGGCGTTGCCGATCTTGTGGACGGCCAGGCCTCCGACGGCGACCCGCAGGGACGGGGCCGGGGGCTCGTCGGTGATCTTGGGGAGGATGCGGGTGGCGGTCTGGTCGGCGTAGACGGAGGGCGGCACGGTGCGGTATCCGATGTGGGCGCCCTTTTCGACGCCGACGGCGTTGTAGAGGGGCCGCTGCGGCGCGGTGATGCCGTTGGCGGGCTCCTTGATGTCCAGCTTCAGGTCCAGGTTGCCGTCGCTGCGGTGCCAGGCCTTGGCGGTGCCGGTGAAGCGGCGGGTGAGCTTGTCCTTCAGGTTCCACATGGTGTTCTCCTCCAGTTGAAAGCGGTAACGTAGCGGAACGTTACTCCTACCCTCTCAGGCTCCGCTACTGCGTTGCCGACGTTCTCGGCGTCGAGACGACTGTAGAACTGCCCGTAGATGCGCTACTAGGGCGTGTCGTGGGTTCCGGCGTGGGCGAGGGGCTAGAAGGCTCAGAGGAGCGCTCTCCGGACGTCGGGGATGTCGTTGTGACCGGCGTCGGCGTCACGCGCGTAGAAGACGACACCGGCTCTGTGGGCGACGGCCTGCGGATGCTGGGGCGCGGTGTCGTTTCTGTGCGGTGCGGCGTCGGCTTGTATTCCGTACGCGACGTAGTTGTTGCCGGGGTGTCCGGAAGCAGCGGAAGGTTGGTACCGGTAGGCGTAGGGGTTGGGGTGGACATCGGCGTAAACACTGTTACGTCGGGGGCAGGCTGCTGCGGAGTGTTGCCGCCGGTTGCGGGATTGGCGGCGACGATGACTGCGGTGCCGCCTCCGAGGACTGCGGCTACGACAGCGAAGGCGCTGGTCAGGTACCAGTTCCGTCGAGGGGCTGGCCGGATGAGGGGTTCGATTGGTTCCGGCGTTTCCTGCGGAAGGAACATGATTCTGGTGTCGGTCATGGGGACTCCGGCCGGTAGTTAAGCTGTTGGGGAATATGTCGGTATCGTAATGTGCGCTTACTCACCTAGGCAAAAGCGGACACAGCTTCAGAGCGCTTTACGTTTTGAATCAATGGGGTATACGATACCTCACAAGTGGTGCCCCTCAGGCGCCCCGACGTGGCCAAAGGCCACCGCCAAGCCAACCGGAGGAGAAAAGAAATGGCTGGAAAAAAAGACCTCGAAGAGTTCGTCCGCGACATGAGACGCACCCCCGGCTGGACGGTCCCAGACGCGCCCAACGGCGCCGGACACTGGACCTTCACCAACGACGAGACCGGGGAATCCGTCACCATGTCGTCCACGCCATCCAGCGTCCGGACCCTGGCCAATACCAAGGCGGAGCTGCGAAGGAAGGGATGGGACGAGGAGGCGTTCAAGCGAGCCAAGGAAGCGGACCGGGCAGAACGTCTGGCCGCCGACAAGCTCAAGGGGGAGAAGGCAATGGCTGACGCCATAGCCCGCGCCGCCAAGGCGACAGCCGAGCTGGCCGCTCCCGTCGCAAGTCAGTTCATCCCCGCGCAGGTACCCATCATCATCACGCCTACCGCACCGGAGGTGCCCATGGCCTCTGCCCGCAACATCCGCGCCCTCTTCGAGCCCCACCGGGACCGCGACCCCGAGCAGTACGACCTGTACTGGGTCACGCCGGAACTGGCCGACGCAGCGCTGGAGAAGGGGCCGTGTGCACAGCGCCGCGTCTCCGACACGAACGTGGCCCGGATCACCAGGGCCATCAACACCGGCCGTTTCTACAAGAACCCTGCCGACCACATCTTGTTCGATGTCCACGGCTGCGCCTCCAACGGTCAGCACCGGCTGTACTCGATCCTGGACGCCGATCCCGACGCGCTCAAGGAGCACTACCCCAACGGGGTGCCGCTGTACGTCAAGTTCGGATTCAACCCGGAGCACATGAGCGTCGTGGACACCGGCAAGTCCCGGGACGCCAACGACGCGCTGACCGTCGCGGGTGAGGCCCAGTTCGGCAAGCAGGGCGCGGCTGTGCTGCGGCTGATCATGAACTTCGACAAGGGTCTGCCGTGGACCCATTGGAACAAGGAAGTCTGGATCAACGACGACTTCACCGAGGCCGCCAAGGGCGGCTTGAAGGAAGTCGCAGACTACCTGAACTTCGCCCAGACCCTGTACCGCAAGGCCGGTCTGAACAAGACCGTGGGCGCTGCTGCGGCGTTCCTCATCGACCGGGACAACCCGGGCGGGGGGGCGCCGGACCGCCCGGAGCGCACCAACCAGGAATTCTGGGACGGAGTGTGCTTCGAGGTGGCGCTGGCGCCTAACGACCCGCGTGCTGCGCTGTACAAGTACCTGAAGGGTCTGAAGGACGACAAGACCCGTACCGCCAAGACGCCGGTGCTGCTGGGCCACGTCCTCCGGCAGTACGCCAACTGGCATCTCGGCAACACCCTGTCGATGTCCCGGCAGGACGACGACTGGCCGATCCCGGCCGTGTGGCAGCCGGGTATGCGGTTCATCGCGGGCAAGCTGAAGCACCCGGAGCGGGCGGTGAAGCCGAAGACCGCGCCGAAGACCACCAAGAAGTAGTCCCGTTCCCGGGACTGCACCAGCAGACGCCCCATACGCTACGGGGCGTCTGCTTCACTTCGACAACCGGAGGACAACCGTGTACTACTGCTCTGCGGGCCACCTGCTGGCTTCCCGGACCGCTCACTGCACCTACGTCGGCTGCGGCTGGGAAAACCCGCTGTACGTCGCGGAGGAGGTGGCTGCGGCCACCGGCAACCTGGAACTGGCCGAGGACCTGGCGCTGGCCCGGGGCGACGTCGGCGCCGCGATCGCGTACGAGGTACAGGAAGAGATCCAGGACGCGTTCGGCTGGTAGTCAGCCCCCTCTCGGCAGCGCCGTTTCCCTACGCGGGAACGGCGCTGCTGCGCTTCTCCCGCACGTTCACGGCCCGGTCCAGCTCCTCGTCAGCGGTGCCGCACTCGGTGACCTTGGTTCGGAAGTAGCTGACGATGCTGATGCGTTCTGCGCCGCAGTCCTTGCAGTACTTGTCTAGGGTGTTCCCGCACTTGCAGACGATGGCGGTGTTGCCGTGCCACTCGTGGGCGTTCATGAGGATCAGGTCGCCGTCCTGAAGGTCCACGGCCACCCGGTACTCCGGGAAAGTCAGACGTCCCCCGGTGAACTCGCCGCGCCGAATACAGGCGATTGTAGAGAACCCTTTGTCCAGGTCTCCCTTGTCGGTGTGGACTCCGGTGGGGTACGTGTTGTTGACGGTGACGGTGGAGAACGGCGTGCCCGGCACCACCCACTCCGGCTTGGATGCCTTGGCCTCGGCAAGTTGGTTGGCGTAGCGGTCTGGGACGTACTCCTCCAGGTACTTGGCGACCTCCATCAGGAACGGCTGGAGGCTCTGCCACTGGGGCAGGTTGTCCCCAGTCCAGGCGGTGAGGCGGCAGTACCGGTAGATGCCACCTGGGTCGATGGCGCCGATGATGGCGGACGGCACGTCTTTGGCGTAGGTGCGGTTTTGGCCGTTGCGCTTGACGCGGACGCTTCCGGCGGCCATGCCCCTGTTCTTGGACACGGCGTTCCAGAGGCTGTGGAAGATCGCATACACCTCGTCGGTGATGGCGTCTTTCATCGCGGCGGGCAGGTACACGCACAGCGGTGAGCCGTCTGGTTTGCGGACGTAGCTGGGGCCGGTCAGCAGGATGTTGTAGTCGGCGTCCGTGAGGATCTTCGCGACCTTCTCGTCCATCTCCTGCTTGGAGATCTTGGACCGCAGGCGGACGTCAACAAGCGGGATGGTCACCGCAGAACCTCCAATGCCGGAACAGCTTCTATGAGGGCTTCAACAAGTTCTTGGGGCGTGCGCATGCCGTCCAGGTCCCAGCCTCCGATGGCGGCGCGGAGGTTCGCTGCCCGCGTGGAGGCGCCCTTGATCCACTTCTCGTCCTGGTTGCTGCCGCGCTTCCGGCGGCGTGCGTCCAACTCCTGCCGGGTGGCGTCGAGGTAGAACGTATGCACGGCGTATCCGGCGCCTCTAGCGGCCTCTAGGAAGCCGCGCGTGGCCAGCCGTGCCCCTTCCCCAAGAATGAGTCCGTACGGCTGCGTACGGAGCCAGGAGATGGCTTGCGGCTGGATGCTCATCGACATGGCGTCGGTGCCGGAGAAGGCTTGCCGACGTCGGCCAAGCTCCACGCCGACGATCTCCGGAACGTAGTGGCCTTCACGGAGCAGAAGGTCATGGGGGACTTTGGATTCGCTTGTAAGGCGTCCGCAGTTCTTGGTCAGCTCCGCCATCAGCGTGGATTTCCCGACTCCGGGAGGACCGTACAGGTAGACCAGCGCGTTCACCACGAGTTCACCATCTCCTCTGCCTCGGCCGGTGCCAGGGCGTAGCCGGTCCGGTGGTAGCCGGTCAGGACATAGTGGCCACGGCTGTGCTGGAACGCCCGGGGCTCGGTTTGGATCCTCTGTCCGTACACCGGCCTCCACGGACCGGAGGAGTCGCCAGCAGTGATCCCCAGATCGTTGGCGATGTCCAGCATCTTCTTGGCCTGTTCCCGGGCGCCCTCCACCGTCGTGGACGACGAGGAACCAAGCCGGGCGCGTCCTCCGACGACACCGGCGGTGAGGGTCTTGTACGGGGCGATGTAGTGGACCCGCAGGCTCGGTTGGGCAAGCCTACGTGGGCTGGCTACCCACGTGACGCCGTGGGTGATCTTGCCGTCGCCGTGGCTGGACCCAACAGCTACAACGACCTTGTCGCCTTTGAGGACACGGCCATCGGCAAGGGAAACCTCATTGCGGGAACACCTGGACAGGATTCCCTTCTCGACGCCGGAGGTGAACAGCGGCGCAGCCGGGTCAAGCATCCGCCAGTCCTTGTCGCGTTTGACGCCTTGCCGCTGGTAGCTGGAGACGTCTGCACCTTCCAGCATCTCCACGCCCCACGCCTTGTACATCTCCATGCTGCGGTCCCACAGGCGGGCGTCGCGGGGAGTCTTGGTGTGGTAGCCGCGCCGAAGAACGGCGGTGGCGGCCAGCGACGACGGCGCGTTGCCATCAGAGATGTGGACGGTTTCAAAGCCTCGCCGGTGACAAGCCCGAACCACGGAGCAGCCCGCAATACCTGCCCCGACAACAATCACCCTCATGTGCGCTCCAAGATCTTGCCGGTGTCGCGGTATGCGCGTTTGCGGACAGGGTCCGGGCCGGTCCAGCCGTAAATCTCACCCAGGTACGGGTTGGGAAGGGTGTGGAACCGGGCTTCCAGAGCTGACTGGGTCCACGCCGACTGCACGTCCAACAGCTGCCGCAGCATCTGGTCGATGTCGTGGCCGACGTAGTACCGGCCGGTAGCCAGGGCATGGAAGTCGCACAAGGTCGTCTCCACCTCCTCCACCGGGGCGTGGAGTCCTTCCTGCTCCAAGCGGCGGCAGATGATCTCCGAGACCTTGTCCAGCTCCCGCGCAGCCTCCTTGCTGTTTCCCTTAGGCAAGTCCCGCAGCAGCAGATCCATGCCTTGACGGGGGCCGGACGAGTGGGCGTGGCCCATGTCGGTGGCCTCCACCCGAACGCTACAAACCTTCCACAGAAGCTCAGACGTTTTGAATGAGGCCCACCGGCCGTTGCCCCAGATATCCAACAGCGCGTCGTTGAGTTTCCCCCAGGCGTCCCGGGGACCCGTCGAGCCTTGGATAGCGTTCCTGATCCACCGTTCCCATCCTCCAGGCAGAGCCTCCACGGACCGGAGTCCGTCTAAGTGCCTGGCAAGCTTGCGGGCATCCCGGTGTCCACGGCGTTCCGTCGCGCACGGCAGAGGGCCCTTCTCGCCCAGGAATGCTGCCAGCCCGGAGCCCAGGTGGTAGTACGCGACGTACCGCATCACCAGCCGGATGCGGTCCTCGGCGGACAGGCCGTGGTACACGGCCAACTGACGCAGCACCGGGTACACCGGGTCAACGTCTTGTGTCTCCAACGCCAGGCGGTGGAACCGGGCGTAGTCGTCCCAGATAGCCATCAGACGGGGCTGTGGATGGCGTTGTAGTGCTTGCAGTGGTCGCAGTCGTCGCCGTGTTCTGCGCGGGCTGCCACGGTCAGCTTCAGGCCGCGTGCGGCCCGCAGCAGGATCTCCCCGTTGGTGAGGTCGCTGTTTGCGTCCAGGGAGGACCGCAGACCGGCCAGGTGCCGGTGGAGTTCGTCGTGGTCGTCCTGGGGGAGGATGATCACGGTCTCGCGGATGCCGCGTGCCGCCAGGGATTCCCCGGAGCCCAGTTCGGAGCGGGCCTGCGCCTCCTCCGGCGTCTCCGCGTACTGCGCCTGCGTGGCGACGTACGGCGTCTCAGCTACCTGGTCCAGGGCTGCCAGCAGGTCGTCCAGGTCGTCGGCGTCCCAACCGGTACCGACGAAGTCCCCGTCCAGCTGCTCCAGCAGCGCAGCCAGGGACGCGTCATCGTAGCCTGCGCGTTCGCCGATGCGGTTGGCGGCCAGGTTGATCCAGAGGGCTTCATCGTCGGAGCACTCGATGACCTTGCACTCGACAGTGTCCCAGTCCTCCAGGCGGGCTGCCTCGGCGGTGCCGTGGCCGGAGAGGATGGTGTAGACGCCTGCGTGTTCCCGTACGACGATCGGCTGAAACTGTCCGCGCCGGAGGCTGCGGCGCAGCTCGTCCAGGTCGTGTTCCTTGGCGTTGCCGGGGAATTCGTGGAGCTTAGCCAGCGGGAGGTTGGCGAACTCGATGTGCTTCATACGTCGTCCTGTCCTTCAAGGGTGTTCAGTGCGGAGTCAACATCGACTTCACCGCAGAGCTTGGCGGCAGCGTTGGGGCTGCCTTTGATGAACACCAGGACTTCCTGGTGGTTTCGGATCAGAAGCCGCGTGCGGGGGAACGTGTAGCCAGCCCGGATTGCGGCGGTGCCGATCGAGTTGATCAGAACTGCCTCGGAGTGTGTTCTCAAGCCCGCGTCGGCTGCGGCCTTGCAGGTAACGGCCCGGAGGTCGCGCAGCCCTCCGCGCTTGTCCCGGACGGAGCCTACGACGATGACTGCGAACCTGTCGTTTTTCAAGGTCCGGAACGACTCGCGCAGGATGTGCATGTACGCTTCATCGAACGCGTCCGTATCCATGTTGGATAGGTCTTTGTCGTTGTCGGAGTACTTCTCCAGGTCGTAGTACGGCGGGCAGGTGAACACCATGTCAAACTGTTCGTCGCGGAGGATCGAGGCCTCGTATCGGGAGTCTCCCTGCATCCACACCGGGACCTGTGTTCCCCACCGTTTCCGGTAGGCCCAGGCGGTGTCGAAGTTCAAGTCCACCTGCTCCTGCGACAGGTCCACGCCGCTGTATTTGAGGCCTAGTTGGGTGGCTACTAGGCCGCGCGGAGGGCCACCGGCGAAGGGGTCGAAAACGTGGCCGCCTTTGGGGCAGAACCAGATGTAGCACAGCTCCGCCAATACAGGATCGAACACGGACGTGCCGGTGGTGAACCCTTTCTTCACCAGGTAGTCGGCTGCCTTCACGGGAATCTTGTAGGACGTGGCGCCTTCCCGTGCCTCGTCCCGGGCTTCCAGTCCGCCGACGCCCCGGTCAAGCCACTGGCGTTTGCGGCCTAGCCACCAGCCGGTGCGTGCGTCGATGACGGAGAACGGCGGGGCCAGGAAGCGCTCTGAGAGGCTGCCTGCCGCCACGGGAGGCTGCTCCGTAGCTAGTTCCTGGTCGGCTTGTTCCAGAGCCTCCAGCGTGGTCTGTATGTCGTATCCGAGCAGGTCTGGGTCAACGCCTTCATCAAGCAGACCGGCGAGGAGTTCGTTGAGTTGTTCGTCGTCGTAGTCGCCAAGGTCGGAGGTGCGGTTGTCCGCGACCATGATGGACTTGGCCGTTGTGTCGTCCACGTCCAAGACGACGGCGGAGACCTCTGCGCGCCCCAGCTGTTTCATCGCTTTCCAGGTGTGGTTGCCCGCGATGATGTAGCCGGTGCTGGCTTGGACGACGATGGGCTTGTATTGGCCCAGGGCTTCGATGGATTTGGCGATGGCTTCGGTGTTGCCGCGCCTGGGGTTGTCGGGATGCGGCTGAACAGCGTCGATGGCTAGCGTCCGAACCTGCTCAGGCTGCATGCGTCCTCCGGTACTTCCCTGCGTTTGATCACGAGTGTAGAGCACCTGGTGGCGACACGGTGTCGTGTGGCGGTGTGGCCGTTTCTGAGTATGTAAAAGATCTTGGATAAAGTTCGCGAACCCGCTTTACATCACTTAGCGATCAGGAGTAACGTTGCCCCCGTAAGCCAGACCGAGACCCAGAGGAGCAGGCGATGAACATCGAGTACAAGTACACCGGGACCAAGCAGATCCGCATCGTGGACGGCGACGTCCTGGAGGTCACCGACCGCGAGGCCTTCATCAGCTCCAGTGGCACCGCCCACTACGCCGACTGCTCCGTGGTCACCCGGATGCTGTCCGGCGGCGGTATGAACCGCATGGCGGCGCGCAAGCCCGTCTCCATCGTCAAGGCCATGGAGGGCATCAAGAACGGCACCTACGCCGACTGCGCCGCCTGCGCCAAGAACGAGGCCAGCCGCCAGGCTGAGTACGCCGAGAACGAGCAGCTGATAGCCCCCAAGCCCGTCGTCGTGGACGTCGAGCCGACGGCTCCGGTCCAGAAGACCCGCAAGACCCGCAAGGCCCGCAAGTCCGTGAACAACACCAAGGTCGAGGAGAAGACCATGAACAACACCGCTACCGCCACCCCGCTGCCCGAGGGCGTCAAGGCCAGCCACACGATGCAACCGGTGTGGGACGCCATCGTGGAGCTGAAGTCCGCCACCACCGCGCAGGTCATCGAGAAGTCGGGCGTCAGCCGGTCCTCCGTGCTGCGGGCCCTGAAGGCTCTGAACGAGGCCGGGGCCGTCACGGTCACCGTCGGTGACAAGCGCACCCAGTCCCCGGACGTGTGGACGCTGGCCGGGGCCGAGCCGACCGCGCCGCAGGCGTCGGCTCAGGACGAGCTGGAGCTGGAGCTGGAGGAGCCGGTGGCGCAGGTGCCGACTCCCCGCGAGGAGCCCAAGCCCGCTGTCGCCGTTCAGCCAAAGCCGCAGCCCGCGAAGAAGGCTGCGGCCCCCAAGCCCGCGATGACCGTGGCGCAGCACCGGCAGGCGAACGCCGACGAGGCCCAGAAGCGCAGCGCCGCCGCGAAGAAGACCGCTCCGGCCCCGGCGAAGAAGGCTCAGCCGCTGCCTCCGACCGCTATCGGCGGCAAGCAGATGACGGTTATCCTGCCGTGGATGATGGAGCACCCGGGCGAGTTCTTCACGGTGAAGCAGGTGGAGGAGGCTCTGGGTCTGCCGGACTACCCGCGCGGGGCGTGCTTCCGGCTGGTGGCGGCGAACGTCGGCGTGGAGCAGGAGAAGCGGACCGACAACAAGCTGCGGTTCGGGTACACGGGTAAGGCCAAGTAGGGCAAGGCGGTGCGGAGGGGCCCCGGTAGACCGGGGCCCTTTACGACGTTTACCCGGAGCGGGTAGCGTTACCGGTGTAGATCTTTTAGCAGGGGAAAGGAACCGCCATGGCTGCAAGCCCGTACAACAAGCCGCAGTGGAAGAGGCAGCTGGCCGGGGCGGCAGAGATCGCCGCTTGGGCTGGTGTTACGTCGGCTCAGGTTACGCATTGGGCCAAGGAGGAGTGGTGGCCTGCGGCGAAGGATGAGCTGAGGATGGGGCGCGTCTGGGCCTTTGATGAGGTCAAGACTGTCCTTGAGGCTCGGGGCTTCCCGAAGGCTCCGTACCTTGACCGGTACCCGTCGCACCGCAAGGAAGCTGCGTGACCGTTGCTTCTGAGCAGTGCGAGTTTGTGTTCTACGTGGGCTCGTTCGCTTATGCGCCGGAGCAGTGCGAGGAGGATGCGGTGGAGGGTTCCCGCTTCTGTTCCCGGCATGTGGACGACTTCTGGTGGGATCCGGAGGATGTCTAGGAGCAACGCTCTGCGCCTCTAGGGGACGCCCCTGCCGCTCTGTACGGCAGGGGCGTTGTCGTTGGTCTGGGTTGCCGTAGGGCCTGTTCTCGGCCTAGCTTTACTCCCCTTAGCGACGCGGGTAACGTTACCGCGTACGCGCCGTCAGACGGACGGCTGAGAGGAGAAGGAATGCCCAACGCCCACTTGCAGAGCGCCATGTTCGTCCACGCCGCCGTGGATGCGGACGAGCTGTACGACACCACCCTGGAGGCGATGCTCGCCTTCGACAGCAACATGAGCGGCTTCACCGACGTCTCCAAGGTGGAGCAGCCGGTCACCATCACCCCCGGGCTTTGGATGAAATCGCCGGTCGGTCTGTCCACCAAAGCAATGGTGCTGTACAAGCCGGACGGCGCCCCGGCTCTGGACGAGGCCGACGCCCTGCTCCAGAGAGCGGCCTGCCGCAACCCGGAATGCAAGCCGGAGAACCACTTCCCGGCACACCGCCTGATGGTGGCATTCGAGACCCACGTGGACTACAACGACGTCCGGCGGGACTGGAACTGCGGGCAGCTCCACGCCGCCCTGCTGTTCAAGCTCGGGGCGTGGCTCGATGACCGGGGCATCCCGTGGAGTTGGACGTCGGAGGCTGATGACACGGTCCACAACGGCTACGACGGGTTGAACGAACTGGGTGAGAAGTCCAAGGAGTACAACCTGAGGCAGGCGTACGAGTACGCCATGGCCACGATGCCGCCGGTCCCGATGAACTCGGTGATGGGTCTCATGATCATGGCCGACCAGGTGGCGATGCGTGCGGCGGCTGACGCCGACGACGAGGACGACGAGGCGGAGGACGACCGTTACGCGCCGTACTACCCGGAGGACGACGACTGAGCAGACGCACTAGAAAGCCCCCCGGGCGCCTCGGACCTGGGGGGCTTTGTGCTGCCCGGGGGCACCGGAGGGAAGACCCCCGGGCAGCGTTCCGTGTCTCTACCAGCAACCCAGAAGGTCCGGGAGACACGGAGCTTGTAGTGATCTTAGGGGTTGGATTCCCGTAGCGCACGTTCCCCTAGTTGGATCTTTATAAAGGTATCGTACGGACGTTACTAACGCGCTGCCCGAGACCCTGTCGAACGGATCTTTCTTTCTCTTACCGATGGGGTATACGATACTCATATCGCAGCCCGGGGGAACACCCCGGAGCTTGAAAAACCGGAGGAACAAAGCTTATGGCGACACAGGTCATCACCATGGACACCTTCCAGCAGCTTCTCAACACCGGCGGAAACAAGGACCAGGACGCCGTCCAGGCCATGATCCTGGCCGCGCTGGCGAAGCTGGGCGGCGCTGCCGCCACTGAGGACGACCTGGTGTACAAGGGCAAGAAGTTCATCCTGCCCGTCCACTTCGAAAACAACATCCCCGGTGCCATCCAGTACCTGCACGACCTGGACCAGCAGTCCAACAAGGTCCACGCCTTCCGGAAGGTGTTCCGCTACCGGCCCAACGACGTCGCCCACGCTCTGGGTGTCGCCATGAAGAAGGTGTTCGGCACCACCGGCGTCGGCAAGGAAACCGTGGGTTTCTTCGGCTCTGTCACCCCGCCCACGTTCCGCACCATCGACATCGGCTGGGAGGAAACCGCGCAGGTCATCCACGGCAAGACCGCCTTCTCGCCGCTGGGCGCCGTCATCACCGTCAGCTCCGACTACGACGCGGAGGTCGGCTTCCTGGGCGAGATCATCGTGGAGGCGCCCCGCAAGTTCCGGGCCCAGGTGGAGGGCCTGTTCGTCGCCATCGAGGACGTCCTGAAGACGGCGTCCATCTACCGGGCCAAGGCCATCAACGGCTCCGAGGCCCCGGGCTTCCTCAACGTCAAGCTGACGGACCCCAACAAGGCGGTCTACGCCAAGGAGGCGATGCGGCAGCTGAACGGCAGCCTGTGGTCCCCGATCGAGCACGCTGACACGCTGCGGGAACTGGGCGTGCCGCTGAAGCGGGCAATCCTGCTGGAGGGCCCGTACGGCACCGGCAAGTCCATGGCCGCCGCCATCACGGCGCGCAAGTGCGTGGAGAACGGGTTCACGTTCATCCAGGTCCGCCCCGGGGATGACCTGGAACTGGCGATGAAGACCGCGCGGCTGTACGAGCCCGCCGTCGTGTTCTTCGAGGACGTGGACGTGGTGTCGGAGAACGGTGAACCGGCGCACGTCTCCAAGCTGTTGGACGTTTTCGACGGCATCGCCGCCAAGGGCGCGGAGATCATGGTGGTGTTCACCACCAACCACGTCGAGAAGATCCAGAAGGGCATGCTGCGTCCGGGCCGGATGGACGCGGTCATCCACATCGGCGCTATGGACCCGGACGGCGTCCGCAAGCTCATCGAGGCCAACGTGGACTCCAAGCTGATGCTGGACCTGGACTTCGACGTCATCGGGAAGGCGTTCGACGGCTACCTGCCCGCGTTCGCCATGGAAGCCATCAAGCGCACGATCCAGTACGCCGTGGCCCGTGTCGGCGGCAAGCCGACGCACCTGACCACGGACGACTTCGTGGCGGCGGCTGACGGTCTGCGTCCGCAGCTGAAGCAGATGGAGGAGGCGACGGAGGGCATCCGGCGTCCCACGCTGGACAAGGCTCTGCGGGGCGTGCTGCGGGAGGCCATGAACGAGATGGACGTCGTGGACTCCAACTACGACTTCAAGAGCGCCGCCCCGGACTTCAAGATGCGTGAACCGGCTCCGACGCTGGCCGACGTCTGATCGAGCACCAAGGGGGACGTTCGACCGGGCGTCCCTCTCCTTTCTGTGTAGGAGGGCACAAGATGGTGATGAACGCGCAGATTGCGGCGGAGCAGGTGGCCGCTGGGGGCAAGTGGATGGACGCGCACGCCCCGCACAACTGGTACGACTTCCCGGACCTGGACACGCTCGACATCTCCCGTGCGGACCTTTGCGTGCTGGGTCAGGTGTTCAAGGGTCTGAGCGTGGACGGATTCGGGTACGCCTTGAACACGTTCGGGTTGGGGCGTGAGGTGTACAACCTGGGGTTCAACTACCGGGAGGACTACACCGACCCGCACGACTCGTTCGGTTGGGGTTGTGCGGCTCTGACGTCGGCGTGGAAGGCGTACATCCTGGAGCGTCGGGCGGCTGACGTGCGGAACCGGAAGACGGCTGCGGAGGTGGCCCGGCAGGAGCCTTGGGTCACGCCGGAGTTGGAGGCGGAGCTGGTGGTGTCGTTGGGACAGGCGCAGCGCGGTCAGCTGGTTCCGGCGTAGCCATCTGATGGGGCGCCGGAGGACTTCCCCCCTCCGGCGCCCTTGCCGTCTTCTGGGCTGTCTCTGACGCTGCGGGAGGGTGTTTCCGGGTAGTCGGGTGGGAGCTACTCCGTAAGGCTGTCTCCGTTGCGGAGAGGGGGCGATATCCAAGGGCGCTTCCCTACTCTTACCGACTACGGTAACGTTACTCCCTGCTTACATCGCTTCACGGAAGGAACGCCCATGGAAGGGCCAACCAAAGAAACCGCCACCAACACGGCACACGTCACCAAGCTCCTGAGGGCTATGGGATGCGAGACCGTCTCCGGCGGAGTCCACCGGAACCGGTTCGTGGACGGCTACCGCGTGTTCACGCCGGAGGTGCAGTACGGGCCGGTGAAGGTCACCGCTCTGGCCCGTCGGCGCGGGTTCGACGTCGCGGAGGACTTCAAGCGGATCCGCAGGGAGTTCGCGGACGCCGGTCTCACCGTCTCCAACGTGGAGATAGGCGACAACGGCAAGACCGGCAGCTTCGAAGTCACCCGGACCTTGCTGAAGGGTAAAACCAAGGACGGCAAGAGCTTCGTGCACCTGGACGGCCCTTGGTGGGGTCTGCGCCCGTCGTCCAACAAGCTGTGGATCATAGAGGTTGAGCCGGGCACTGACCTGCGGGACATGGACTTGGACGGCGACCCGGTGAAGTTCCTGCCGTTCCGGCTTGTCGCCGCCATGTACCGGGGCAACGCTGAGCATCGGAGGCAGCTGAAGTGGTTCTCCGCTGTCCTCGACGTGGAGCGCGGGCCGTTCGACACTGTTGACGAGGCCAAGGCGGATGCGTTGACGGCGCTGAGGATGCAGCTAATCAACGACAAGATCAAAGAGCACTTGCAGAAGGCCAGCTAGGCAGGGACGTTTCACGACCGGAGGAGAAGCCCCATGGAAACGTGGGTGTACGAGAAGCGAGGGCAATGGCTGCGGGAGTTCCCAACGCTGAAGGAGGCTCAGCTGCGTCTGGCGCCGTTCTTTGAGCCGGAGACCAACTGGCGTTGGCGGTCTGTGTACGACAACGGCCTGTCCAAAAACGCGCTGTACAACCGGTCCTTTGACACGGGAATGCGGCTGTACCGCCGGGACGTGCCGCTGTGGGAGTGCGAGTGGGCGTGGTTCAACCCGTGCGGCTGCCCTATCGGCTGCGCGCACCCGGTCACATCCGACGAGGACGAGGCTTGGCTGGACATGTTCGGCGCGGTAACCGGCAGGCGGTACCGGGCGCAAGGCGTCACGGCTCAGCTGATGACGTTCGACAGGGCGCGGGTGGAGGTCTTCCCCAAGATGAGGTTGGACTACAAGTGCCCGCACAAGGAGGAGGGGAAATGAGCGCCAACATGGACCGGGTGACGTTCAACGTCAGCAAGCAGGCCAGGACCGACTTGGACTGGCTGACGGAGGAGATGGAAATCAACCAGACCGACGTCCTCAACCGGGCCGTGCGTCTGTTGGCTGTCTACCGGGAGACTGTCCGCAACGGCGGGCAGTTCCTGCGGCGCCGCGACAGCGGCGAGATGGAAACCATCTTGTTCCTGTAGCTTCACCGCCCCGCTCCGGCGGGGCACAAGCTCCTGTACCTCAGAGGTCAGAGGCCCCAGTCACCGTGGGGAAGTCGCTGGTTCGAATCCAGTCGGGAGCACAGGTACGCGCAGGTGAACACGGGTTCCTCGCCCCGGCGTTCCTCTGTTCCAGCAGGGTGACCGGCCTGCGCGTACCGCCCAGAGGTCGGGCAGCCAGGTAAGAACATGAGAAACAGCGTCGGGCTGATCGGACGCTGAACGCCACCGTGTCTCGTGTCGCCTCTCTTACGGCACATCGCGCAACGGAGGCACAGTTGAGTAACAGCATGACCCGTAAGCACTTCAGGGCCATTGCGGAGGTTGTCTCCGAGATCAAGGATCCGGCCCAGCGTCGGCTGACGTGTTTGGCGTTTGTTGTCGTGTTGTGTCAGTTCAACAGCAATTTCAACAGCTACCGGTTCATGGAGGCCTGCGGTTTGGAGGAGTAGCGGCTGCGCTTTTGGGCCCAAGGTTGTTGTTCCGGCCTTGGGGTTTTCTGGGTTTGCTCAATGGGCTTTACGATGCTTAGCGAAAGGAGTATCGTTGCCCGCGTAAGCCAACCCACCCAGCCGAACGTCGAGGAGAAGACGATGGCCGCCAGGATCCAGATCACCGAGACCCCCGTCACCCTCACCCTGAAGAACCGCCAGGGCGCCGGTACCGCCTACCAACTCCAGGACGAGCTGCCCGGCTACGTCTTCGAGGTCATCCACATCAAGGGCGGCCGTCGCGCCAAGCTCTGCGGCACCTGCTCCGGCACCGGCTACCGCCCCGAGTACGGAAACGTCTTCAACGGCGTCTGCTTCCACTGCAACGGCTCCGGCGTCCACAAGATCTACGACGACACCAAGGCTGCCGAGAAGGCTGCTCGGGCGTGGCTGGGCCGTCAGCGGTCCGAGCACAAGAAGCAGGAAGCGATCATGGCCGCTGCCGCCGAGGCGCGGGCCAAGATGGACGCGGAGTTCAACGCCTGGATCGCCGACAAGGGCGACGTCGTGGCCTACATCGAGGCCAACGCGGAGTCCAGCCGCAGCCGTTTCCTGCCGGAACTGGACGCCCAGCTGAAGTACCGCAACACCCTGACCGACAACCAGGTGGCCGCCGTCCGCAGGATGATGGCGGAGCAGGAAACGCAGCGCTGGTACGGCGAGCCCGGGGACAAGGTCACGTTCACCGGCATCGTCGAGCGCACCTTCTCCGGCCACAACGACTACGGCACCTACTACATGGTGACCGTGCGCGGCACCGGCGAGTTCACCGGCGTCCTGTTCCACACCACCGGAACCTCCAAGGTTCACATCGAGCTTCAGGACTGCGAGGGCGACACGGTTACCATCGCGGCGACGGTGAAGAAGCACGACACGTACGACAACACCAAGCAGACGGTGGTGCTGCGGCCGAAGCTGATCTCGCAGGAGCCGACGCTGGACCCGGAGACAGAGGCGGCGCTGGAGGCTGGGGAGCCCAAGTGGGCCGGTGAGCTGCACGTGATCGGCTACAACACCGACACGTGGAAGGTGTTCCCGGCGAACGGTACCCGGGACGCCTACGACATGCTGTGCGAACTCTCCGCTAACGAGAAGGTCAGCTACGCCTACTTGTCGTTCTACGGCGCGGAGTGGAACGCGATGCACTTCAACCCGAAGAACCTGTCCCGCTACGGCAGCAGCGACGGCAAGTTGGTATCGCTGATCGACAAGTCCAACATCCACTACGCGGTGACGGACTTCAAGCCGAAGACGTGCCTGCGTCACCTGACGCTGGCGCAGGAGCACCTGCTGGTGGAGTGGCGCAAGGCGTTTGGGCAACTTCAGCTGCACGTGCAGGAGCGGGGGGAGGGTACGCACCACGCCTGCCAGGTGTCTGGGGTGCAGCGTTGGGGGTGCCCGGAGTGGCGGGAGATGAACAAGCCGGTGGCCGAGTTGGAGGACCGGATGCGGGAGGCCGGTATGGCTGCGCCGTATGCGGTTCTGGAGGCTCCGACGCGCTAATGGGCGAAGCCCTTCTGTCTAAACAGCAGAAGGGCTTTACGTTACTTAGCGTATCCGATAGGGTCCCCTAGAGGGCTACAACCGGAGGAGGTAAAGCAATGACGTACCAACTGAGCATCAACGGTGGATCCACCGAATATGAGACGTTCCCCGCCGTCGGCAAGGCGATCGCCGACACGCTGCGCGAATGGGCAAAGCTGACCGCCTGCCCCACCCACGGCGACTACGCCAACTGGGGATGCCGGGAGTCGGCCTGCACCGGCCGCGTCAAAGCCATCCGCGACGCGGACCTGTTTGCCGTCGGCCACGGGAAGCTGCCATACATCGCTGTTCTGCCCGGAGGCCACGGAGTAGACAAGCGCGTCATTCACGCATCGCAGAGCGCTGCCGTAGACAGCAAAGCGGCCTGACCGGCTGCGGGCGCAACCGGCTCCGGCCGGAGGCGTCCGTGGGCAGTCAGCCCTACCCGAGGAGAAGGGGCACCATCGTGGACCGCAAGAAGGCAGAGGCCGTGCTCAAGGCCGTGGAGACCAAGTACGCGGAGTGGATCGCGCTGAGCAAGGCGGACGGCATCAACGACGCCGACTGCTACCCGCAGCTGGTGGCCAACTGGTGGGGCTACCGGGAGCGGAGCGGACGCCCGGCGCCGTTCGCCGTCTCCTGGGAGGTGAACTCCCCCGACAACTGGGCCGTCACCTTCAGCATGGAACAGGAAGGCAACGTGAACGTGCCGGACGGCGTCCACTGCGAGGCGGAGTTCTCCTTCGTCCTGGGCGTCCACGACAATGACGCGTTCGACTGGAACCGGGTGAAGCGCGGCGGCAAGTTCGTGCACCAGAGGGCGATCGACCAGGACGGCCAGCCGGTGACCTGCTGGATCACGAAGGTGTCGCGGGTGGACGACGGGATAGACGTTGTCTGGTACCGCCATGAGAACCCCAAGACCGGTTTCCTCAGCAAGTGCTCGGCGGAGTTCTTCGCCGACAAGGTCCTGTCGTTCTGGGAGGACTGACCGTGGACGAGGTCAAGGAAGCCGTCATGCGGCACCTGAACACACAAGCGGGACTGTCCGGGACCCAATTGGCCCGGATGACGGGCTACGTGCGGTCGGAGGTTGAGGACGCGCTCCGGGACCTTGAGGCAGCCGGTACAGCGGTCCGGGACCGTGACAGCGACGGCGTCAGAATCTGGTGGAAGGCGGTCTAACGATGCTGTTCAAAATCTCCAAGGACGGAGAGGACGTGACGTGGCTGACGACGTTCTCGCTCGATGAGGCGGTTGCGCACGTCCTGGTCGAGTACGTACTGAAGGGTGACGACTACGACCCGGAAGACGCGGGCCTGCTGCCGGTGGTGGCGTACTACAAGGTGTGGGGTTTGTTCAGGGTCCGGGATGACGGGACGCTGAAGCGGACCGGCTACAGTTTGGAGGAGAAGTGAGCGGGTGGGATTGGTTGCTGGTCGGAACCGTCGCGTGGGCGTCTGCCGCCGTAGGCGTGTGGATGGTGTTCCGCGCGTGGGTCTTCCTCGTCAAGCGGGGAGGGCAACCGTGAGCATCCACACCGACAAGAATGCGCCCAGGTACTGGGCGACTCTGGAGGGCGCGGACGTTCCGCAGCCAATTGCGGAGCTGGACTGGGTCGCGCGGCGCGCCGCCAAGAGCCTTGGTTTGGAGATGCACATGCTGGAATTCTCCACCAACAACGGCGTGTATCGGCTCCACGGCAATGGCCGGGTGGAGAGGACAAGGATCCTGCCCGACTGCTGCACCCTCCCAACAACGGAGGCTTGGCAGCAGGGCTGGAGTGACGAGCCGCACGACGGGGCCCCTTGTAAGCCGTGACCGTCTTCAGGAGCAACCGGGGCCCCTGCGGCTCCGGAGGCTCTTGTAGGCGGTCAACCGGCCGCAGGGGCCCAACCGGAGGGGCAATGGACACGGATAACTACGACGCGATGGAAGAGAAGTACGACGCGCTGAAGCAGTTTCTGCTGAAGCGGCTGATCGGCAAGACGGTGTCGATCGATGAGTCATTCGACGCAGACGCTGCCTTGAACCAGGTGGGTTGGCGTCCGGAGGACTTGGAACGGATCGAGCCGGTACACCTGGACTTGCGGGTGTCTGCGCAGCCGCTGCTGGACGAGGGGTCCGGCGAGATCTATTGGCAGTTCGAGATTGTGGGACCGGAGGAGTGACGTGAAGCGTGTGAAGGTGCAGGTGAGAGCGGACCTCAACGTGTACCAGCTGGCTGCTCTGTTCAAGGACGCGGTCTGCGCCAAAAGCGACTCGGTGTTCCCCTCGATGGTCCTCGACTGGGCCGCCGCTGACCGGAACATGCCGTCCAGGAACTACCCGCAGGTGAAGGTTCTGGTGGCGCAGCAGCTCCAAAGATTCGGCGAGGACTCGGTGAACTGCGGGCCGCAGAACGAGTGGACCGGCGACGTCGAGGAGCAGTGGTATCTGCGGCACGTCACCGCCGTCTACAAGCTGGAGGAGGCGTGACGTACGCGCCGCTGTTGGGGCGTCGCTAGTGCTGCCGATAGTGGAGGGTGGGGCCGTCGGTGCTGCCGTGGCCCTGCTGCTCTGTCTCGTCTACGCGGTGTTGGTTAGGTGCCGCTAACTATTGCCCGGGGGAAACAGTGGAGTTGCTGGATCTGGAAGACCTGTTGGACGTGGACGCGCTGAAGTGGACCGACGCCGAGTTTTCGGAGGGTGCTGGGCCGGAGCGTCCGGCGCGGTTGGCGTCGTTGGCGACGTTGATGTGCTACTCGATGGCGTCCGTCGCGTACGTGTTGGTGCTGGACCAGATCACGTCAGGAGCGTGGAAACGGTGAATCGCCAGGGGATGAGTGACGCGGAGGCGTACGACGCGTTGGTGCGCCTGTTCCGGAGCGTCAGCGATGAGGATTGGCGGAAGGCGTGCGCTGAATTGGCGAACGCTGGTTTGCCTACGGAGGAGAGACGCCAGAGGTATCTGCTGATCTTGGAGGAGGAGCCGCAGGAGCAACGGCGTCAGGAGCCGCTGCGACGCCGACGTGGCGGCTCCGGCGTTACGTCCTCTGCGAACGCAAAGTCGAGTTTGCCGTCTTTGATGTCTTGGATCAACCGGCGGAAGTCGGCGCGGGACATCTCCACCTCCGGGCCGTTCTCGATCTCGGGGTCGCCGATAACAAAGCTGTCGGTTACGGCGTAGTACCAGACGCTGACGGACATGGCTGGCTTCCTCTACTTGTTGCGGAACTTGTTGGTGAAGATCCAACGGCCTAACTCCCAGCCAGCTACTGCTACGGCGCCTGCCAGCACCCAATAGAACGTGCTCACTGTTCCTCCGGTCTGACGGTGGGTTGTTTCGTGCCGTCGGGCCGCAGGAGATACCAGCCGGTCACGAGTTTGATGGGTACGGTTTCGGGGTCTGCGGTGCGGGCGACGATGAAGCCTGTGGTGATGGCGGCTTGCCGAAACCTCTCGACAGAGGTGTGGCAGCCGTCGGGAGTTGTGGCGGATCCGCACAGCAGGACCAGGTTGGACGGGGAGTTCGCTGCGGGGTCTTTGGTGCCTCCCATGCCGCGCGGTTTGCGGTGGTGGATGGAGTAGGCGCCGGTGATGGTTTTACCACAGCGTTCACAGTGGTTGTCACCGCGTGCCATAACTAGTTTTCGCGTGCCGACGGTGGGGCCGGTGTTGCGGGGCGTGCGGGGTTTGGCAGTGCCGGTCTTGATGGTTTTGGCGGTGGACAGGTCTTTGGTGGCGGCCAGCGGAGTGCGCCTCTCGGGGGCTTTCTTGCGGCTCAGTGGAGTCCGTTTCACCAGACAATTTTGCGCCCTTCAGAGGCTGCGCGGAGGCCGTTCTGGAGCCTGTTCTGAACCTCGGCCAGCCACTGCCGGTGCGCCTCCTGCTCGCATTCGGCGCAGCGACGGCGCGGCAGGAGCCGGTTGAGGAAGCCGTCCGGCTGGTAGTGCTTGCGGCAGTACCGGTCATCCTCCTCCGGTCCGTGTTCCCTGAGGGGGACCGGAGGAGGCGACGCGGCCTGGAAGAAGCTCAGCGATGCCGCGTAGGCTTCGATGTCTTCAGGGCGGCTGTACTGTTCCGCCAGCGACGGCACTAGGCATCCTCTCGGGCGTTGCGGATGGCGCTGCGGCAGTCGGCCAGGTGTTTCCGAACGGCCTTCGGGGAGGCTGCCCGGCCCCGGGGAGGGACCTTGCTGTCTGCGGGGAGCGGGACGCGCCAGCCGGAGCGGCGCAGGTTGTACACGATGCGGTCGGCCCACTGGCCCGGGTCGGGCATGTCCCACTGGTCAAACTGGTCTTCTAGGGAGTCCCGCAGGTTAGACCAGCGGGCTTCCTCAACGAGGGAAGTCATCCGGTACTCCTTCCTCGCGGCGGGCTTCTACAAGCAGTTCGGTGAATTCTTTGGGGTAGCGCTGCCGGAGACGTGCATACGCTGAGTAACGTGCCCGGTCTACAGCACGGCGAACCTCTACGCGTCCGGGGTGGGAGTTGTAGAAGTCACGGACCCGCTGGGTCTCGTTCTCCAGGTACTCCACTCCCAACTCTTCGATGTTGGTGATTCGACGCTGCCGCATGTATTCCTGCTGGCACTTTTTGCAGTTGGAGCGGTACCGGCCGCGCGGGGCGTCGGAGGGGTCCTGGCCTGCGCGCGGCTTGTACCGCTGGAAATGAAACTCGGAGAGCAGCTTCACTTCACCACACTGGGTGCACTGCTTACGCCCAGTGGGGTATTGGGTCTTAATCTGCTCGGGGGTCACAGAGAGCTGTCCCTTTCTTCGCGGTAACGCGGGCCTCGGTCTGTTCTAAGGTAGCCGATACCTCGTTACCGCGCTATGGGACTATCGCCCGAAAGGGTGAATTTCGCTACCGCCCGCTATCCCTCTAACGGGTTAACGTCGTCCTCCGACATGGACTTTTGTTTTCGGGAAAGCCACCACCGACGCGGACGGGGAGTATCGTCGGCTACCTCCTCCGAGGTAACGGGCGGCACTCTCCGGCCGATAGCTGCCAACGGCAGCCCGCCCTGAGGAGGCGTCCCAGGGGTAGGCTCCGGCTGGTAATCCCCGGCCCGGAGCGCCCGGATGAACGCTGTCGGGTCGTCAGGGTCAGCGTTGGGCACCCGCAGCCTCTGTGCCGTGTCCTCCTTGGGTTTCCGGGCTGCGGCCAACTCCCGGGACCCTTTCAAGATCTGCGCTGGAGACAGCCGCCTGTCCGACTCAGCAAAGTGGGCAGTGACGACCGCCTTGGCGTCATCGAAGTCAGCTGAGGCCAGCAGCTGGTGCCAGGCCTCCACCTCCACCTTGCTGACCGCTTGTTCCCTGCGTTCGTACACGTAAATCGCGGTCAGCAGGAACGAGACCTCAGTTTTGGTCATCCTGATCCTTCAGGGCGCGGTACTCCCGATCGGCGTTGGTGAAAGCGGTCCAGTCCGCAATGGTCGCCAGTTCAAGGGGCGTGTCGTAGATGATGGCGTCAGGGTCGCATTCCAGAAGGTGGGCGATGGCTTGGGCTTTCTTGGCGTGGTCCCAGGCCAGGCGTCGGCGGGCACCCCGGGCGTCTTCCAGCGCGTTCACCAGCTGGGTCCGATTTCTTTGGGGGTCTGGCCGCCGTTGAGGCCTTCAGCGCGCCGGTACTCCTCGACCATCATCATGTTGTGGTGGAACGCGTCATCGACGCGGGACCGGACCTGCGGGGCCTGTTCCAGTTCGTCGTCCCAGCGTTCCTGGTTGAGCCAGACGGAGGGGTACGGGATGAACTGCTTTTCCTTGCGGATCAGCTGGCAGTTGTCGGCGTAGGCGGCAGCGGCCTGGATGAGGCGGGCTGCGGGGACGCGGGCTGCGGCGGCCAGGAAGGCTTTGCGGGCTGCGCCTTTGCCTGCCTTGCGGGGGTAGTACGCCCAGAAGGTGTCGAACTCCTGCTCGGTGTTCTGCTTCAGCGGCTTGGGGGCTGCGGGGATGGTGAACAGTCCGCCGTCGGTGGTGACTTCCGGGTCGGAGAGGATCAGGTGTCCGGGGATGAGGTGGAGCTTTCCGGCGTCGATGAGGGTGCCGATCATGTTGCCGATGTCAGCGATGGTGATGTCTTCGTCGTAGCGGAACAGTTCCGCTTTGAGGTAGCGGGGGTCTGCGAGGGTCATTCCGTTGTCGGCGATACTGCGCAGCCCCAGGTAGAACAGGCGGGTGTCGCGGGTGAGGGCTCCGAGGGCAGGGTCAGTGAACGGTGTCATCGGGGGAGTCCCTTCAGTAGCAGGTGGGGAATACGTTACCGGGATCTTGGTCCCCGAGGAAAGCGGACACGGGGCCTGCGGCAGGGCCAGAGAGCGCCTCAGAGGGCCTGCGGGAGCGTCGGACGTCTTAGGACCCACGAATCCCTCCAGGACGCGCTTAGCGGTGCTCCTAGCCAGCTTCTTGACGGTAGCCCGTGACGGCGCCAGACCCAAGTGACGTACGCGCCTAGCGTTACCTGAAGGCTGCGGTTGGGCTTCTGGTCCAGTTCTCGTCGGCAGAGCCGACGAATATAGACCAGCGCCCAGTTGGGAGTGAGAGAAGTCTCCGGAAGGCGACGCACTTTGGGGTTCTACGTAGACCGCAGGTCCAGTAGGTTTAGTTTCATACGTAAAAGCGCAGGTCAGAGCATCTTCGACTTCCCACTCCGGCGGCACGCTCTGAGCCTCCTCCCGGAGAGCTTCCCGAGCTTCCACGACCCACTCCGGCAGAGGGCACTCCGGCGTCCCAGACAGTCGGTACCCGGTGAACGCGCGTCCCCTACCGGAGGGCACCTGGCCGTCCAACGCGATGAGCTTCAGGTCCCGCAGTTTCTTCAGCGCCTTCTCCACCGAGGACCGGGAACACCCCAGCGCCTTCTTCATGGCGTCGATGCTCATGAGGAACTTGTTCCACAGTCGGAAGCTGGTGTTGGTGCCGATCAGACGCAACACACCCAAGGTCAGGCCGGTAAGGCCATAGAACGCGGCAGTGTTGGCAATCCAGCTCAGGACGGCGGTGTTGCGTCCCAGGTTGCGCAAACGGCTCAGCACGATAACCTTGTCTTAGGTTGATTTGATTTACTGAGCCGCCCGGTCTGCCAAGAAGGGGCGGCTCAGTGCTTTGCTGAAGAGCTTATACCTCGGGGACCCTCCAGACCGGTTTGACGTTCGACCCTTGGCGTAGGCCTCCGCCGTCCGGTAACGTTACTTCCGACATATTGGAACTGCGGTGCTGCATACACCAGCTGCGCAGGGACGGTAGGTCTCGTGCGAAAGCTGACAGGAAACAGCCTCGTACTGACGCGCGTAACCCAGCGGGGCCCCCTGGCGCATGGGGGTCCCGCAGCGTCACCCCCGACCCATGCCCTGGTAAAGCGGCACGGGACGCGGGCGAAGACGCCGAGGGATCTCCCGGCTGAGGTCAGCGGGACGCCACACCGCCGTCTCCACCCCCGCAGACTCCAACACCCGCAGCCAAAACTTCTGCTCAGGCGTCAACCGGCCGGTGGCGGACTTCAGCTCGGCGAACATCAGACGACGTTGCCGTTCGTTGATCATGATGAGGTCCGGGCAGCCGCGCACCGTCACCCTCCGGGAGTCCGGCACGTGATACACCGTCCACCCGAACCTCTTGGCCAGCTCGATCACCTGCCGCTGGAACACGGCCTCGGACACCCGCGTCTCGGTCACGGCACCACCGACGGGCCCAACGCCGTAGCGGCAACGCTCCTGCGCGTTCCGCACTCCAGCCTTCCCCGGGGCCACCGCTCCAACGCGGAACCGGGTACGCGGCTCTCCGGCCGTTCTGGGGCCATCGGAAGCTGGAACGTCGGCGGTGACGGAGTACCGAACCACGGCAGCTGGTCCTCCAGCGTGTAGGCGAACCAGTAGCCAGACCGCGTCAACGACCCGAACGTTGGGACGTTCACAGCTTGTGCAGCCACGACTTGTTGAACTTCGGGTGATCGCGCCAGCGAGACGCCAGCGTCTTCAAGATCCCCTCAACCTGAGATGCAGTCACCGCAGGCACGGTGCTCGCCTCCACGTCCGACGCGAACCCCAGCAGCGCCCGGCAGGCCTTGATGTCCGCCTCGATGGTCTTGGTGATGTCCAGGCCGCTGATGTTCACCTGCGCGCCCTTGATGCGGTGCTCCAACTCCCGCAGCCGGTCCTCGATGAAAACCTTGATGTCGTCGGTGACGTTAGTCATACGTACCCTCCTCCACATCGTCGTCCTCCGCGTCCAGCGGCAGCTCAATCAAAGCCATATGCCGGTGCATCTCTTCCAGGCCGTACCAGCGCCGTAGGAAGTCCAGTGCGGCACGGCGTGGGCGGTCCTCCCGCCACCTGCCCACGCCTTGACGTCGCGTCACACCTCGTGGATCCACCCCATGAAGTATGCCGCGAACCCCAACATGAGGCTCATCACCTCCACCGCGACGTCCCAGCCGCCACGGTCCATCAACTCCTGCCACACGCCGAACGCACGTTCCCCGTTGCGGTCCTCCATCGCGTACAGCAGGTCACAGAAAGCCATCCGGGTCAACGACTCCTCAACCGGCGCGTCCGCGATGCAAAGAGTCACCTTCTCCGCCATCTGCGACACCGCCTCCTGGCCCGCGTCAGCCTGGCACCAGTCGTGCCAGCGGGCCATCGCGGCGGGCAGCAGAAACGGGTCCTCCTGGTAGACGGAGCAGGCCAGAGCGGTCAAGGCGGTCATGTCGTTGTCCACTGCCAAGGCCAGCATCTGCTGTGCCAGCTCATCGGCGTTGCGGACAACCTGCTCGACCTGCTCCTCGTCGCTCATTCCGGGCTCACGGGAAGCAGAAGCTTGTGGAATATCGCCGTCATCATCGACATGACCTCCTGCGCTACGGGCCAACCGTCAGGAACCACAACCCGGTCCCAGGCCGCGATGGCCCGCGCCGCGTTGTCGTCCTGCATCCCATACAGCATGTCGCAGACGATAGACCTTGAGGAAGCCTGCTCAAACGGGGCAGAAGCGATGTTGGACGATACCAGGCTCACCAACTTCTCCAAGCCGCCGGTGCCGACCTTGTCCAGACCCACCAGCCACCACAGGTAGAACACGGTGGGAACCAGCTTCGGGTAGCGCTCCCACACCTCGCGGCAGAAGGCGTCAAGGGCGTCATCGGCTTCGCGTGCGGACAACTCCAGAATGATCTCAGCTATCGTCTCGGCCCGGACGGTCACGGCCACGGGCACGACTTCCGGCCGCTTGCGAAACCAGCGCATTATTCGCAGTCCGCTGTCGCGACGGAGGGGTTGAGGACGGAGGAGGCGAACCCGAGGATAACGGCAGCGGTCTGTACCGCCGTCTCCGGCTTGGACACCGTCATCCATAGCTCCAGGAACCGGTCCGGGTCGTCCTTGGACAGGTGGATCAGGAGGAGACGCGCGATGGACGGCGCCAGCAGCTGCCGCTGCACTTCCTTGTGGTCTTGGGTGTTGTCCCAGGACTCCTGCCGCAGCCGGACCTTGTGGCCGATGATGTCCACGGCCTTGGCGACGGCTTCCTTGCCGCGTTCGGTAACGCACATCTGGTACCAGAGGACCATGGCGCGGCCGAGGACAGCACGGTCTGTCTCTGCCAGGAGCCGTTCGACGTCGGCGGTGGAGCCCATGTCGTTGTAGGCCAGGAGGGTAACGGCAAGGTTCCCTGCGGGATCTTCCATGCGCGCGGCTGCCGTCTTGTTGGGGTTTTTCTTCACAGTTCCTCCGTTTTTGAGTAACGCTCCGTAGGGGTATACGATACTCTACGTTGAGCCGTTCAAACCACCAGGTCAACGGCTATGCAGGCGCTGAGCAACTACCGCCAACCGGAAGGGGACCCGTGTCGCGCTAGTTCCAGCAAAACCCCTTACCGTGACGGGCGTCCGGGCCATCACCCCGGACGCCCACCC